TTGATTTAGACCCCTACTTTGCCAAAAAAATTGCTGATGAAAAATTATTACTTAAAATCCCCGAACAGGTATGGGTGGAAAAGCTATTAGTTGAGAAAGAAAAATCCTACCACGTTTGGGGAAAAGTTTTAGAATCTGAAACAATCCACGATTTTTGGTTACCTAAAGGTGCTTTGATTAAAACACACACAATTAAGAATATTGTGGTAGATTATTCAAAATACTCTAATCGTCCACCATTAGAACATCAAAAAGAAGCTATCGAAAAACTTGCCGGTTCTAAAAGGTTTATTCTTGCCGATGATATGGGATTAGGTAAAACCACCGCAACCATTATCGCCGCTTTAGAGACGGGTGCAAAGAAAATATTAATTGTTTGTCCGGCATCTCTTAAAATTAACTGGCAAAGAGAAATTGAGAACTATACCGATAGAAGTGTTTATATCTCTGAAGGTAAGAATTTTTCAATAGAACACGATTTTGTTATTGTAAATTACGATATTCTTAAAAACTTCTACGATTTGAAAGGTAAATCAGAATCTTTAATAACACAAGGAAATTTTGATTTAATTATTTTGGATGAGGCTCATTATGTGAGTAATGGACAAGCCGCAAGAACCAAACTTGTTAATAGTTTTTCTAAAAGTTGTGAAAGAGTGTGGTTATTAACCGGGACACCGATGACTAACCGTCCAATGAATTATTTTAACTTATTGGCTCTTATTGAGAGTCCGGTGGCTCAGAATTGGATGGCTTACGCTATTAGATATTGTCAAGGTTACCAATTCACCGCAGGAACTCGTAAAATATGGAATGTAACCGGAGCATCCAATTTGGAAGAATTAAGAGACAGAACCTCAAGACAAGTTTTACGTAGGTTGAAAACGGAAGTGTTAGATTTACCTGAGAAAATTATTACACCGGTTTATCTAAGATTAAAGTCAAAACTTTATGAAGGGTTGATGGGGGAATACTATGATTGGTATAATAAGAATCCCGATGAGTCAACATCTTTGACGGTTCAATTCAGTAAGTTAATGAAAGTTCGTCAGGTAATTGCTGAAGAAAAAATAAAAGATACTATAGAATTAGCTGAAAATATTTTGGAACAAGACAAAAAAGTTATTATCTTTACCAACTTTACTGAAACATTAAACAGAATTGCCGACCATTTTGGAAAACAAGCGGTTAGATTAGATGGTTCAACATCAAAACCTCAACGACAATATGCTGTTGACCAATTCCAAGATAATGAAAAGATTAAAGTCTTTGTTGGTAACGTAAAAGCTGCCGGTGTAGGTATCACATTAACCGCCGCTGAAGCAGTAATCATTAATGACTTATCATTTGTTCCGGGTGACTTAGCTCAAGCAGAAGACAGAGCATACAGATACGGACAAAAAAATTCGGTATCAGTTTACTACCCAATATTTGATAACTCAATTGAAGGAATTATTTACGATATGGTAAATCAAAAGAAACAAAACATTGGAACCGTGATGGGGGACAATATCTCTGAAAGTGGAGATTTTATCGGAGAACTTATGAATAAAATAAACAACCGGGGTTAATTCGGTTGTTTAGATATTTATCGTAATAAACAAGCCTATATGAAAAATACAGAAAACAAGGTTAATCTATTAATTCAAGAGATTAACAAAAACGAAACGGACAGAAAAATATCATTAGTTTTATCAGAATCAAAAGCAGAAAAATGCTCACCATCTAAAGTTGAAGAAATTAGACAAGTATTCAACACAAACCCAAGAGTGAAAGAGTCGTTTAAAAACTCAATCAACCATATATTAAGAGAAGTGTTCCCTAACAATTATTACGCAAAAGGTAAATATGGTGAAGGGGAGATGTCCGGAATATACGATTTAGAACAAGAGGGTCGTTCAGTAATAAACAAATTAAACACAAACTATAGTTGTTTTTGTGTGTTACTTAGAGATGTTAATAAAGTTTTATTATCTCAAAAACAACAACCAATATCGTTTCAAAACTCAGACTCATTTGAACAATTAAACCAAGTTAAACGTTTTGTTAACGTTATTGATGATTATAAAGACAGAATTTTTAATCCCGAGTCATCAACATTCCAATCTCTTATGATGGTTTTAGGACAAACCCACGCTTGGGGTCAAAAACGAGAAGACACTACGGTCGAAATCCTTAAAAAACAATTTGGTAAAGATAATGTAAATGCTGTTGGTAAACTTGGTAGTAGTGAAGATATGATTGGTGGAATTGATTGTGAAATAATTATTGATGGTGAGAGAAAAACCGCACAAATTAAACCATTCACAAATACCAAAACTGAAGACGGTAACACTATTGTTATGGGTTCAGGAAATGTTAAAAGATATAATACCGATTGGTTGATATTTGCCAAAAACAACAAAGAAATCCTGATATTTAACAATAAAAACGGTAAAATATGGGGTGGTAATTTTGTTTTCCCTGAAGAAAATTTAATTTATACTCTTAGCTGATATTTATATAGAAACACAAATCTATATGGCTGGAATTGCAGAACCGGAAAGAACCCAACTTTACACACGAATCAAACACTTATTGGGTGCACCACTTCGTTCGATTGAAATCGAAGACGAAATGATGGATAGTTTAATGGAATTGTCAATTAGTGATTATTCCCAATATGTTCAAGATTGGTTAATTGAATCCCAATGGACATCCCTATATAATCTTAACTTAGATACTCAATCATTATCAAGAGCATTCATAACTAAAAGTTTAGACTATGAAACTCGATACACTTACGCTTATTCAAAAATTGTTGGATTACAAGCCGGTGGTGATTGGGAACTTAAAAAAGATTATATTGATTTAGTTGCTCATCAACAAATTTATGAAATCCCTGCTAATAGAGAAATCAATGAAGTTATGTGGTATACACCCGCAGAACTTAATAGTATGTTATTAGACCCTTGGACTTTTGGTTCATTGGGTGCCGGTGGTATTGGTGGACCGGGTGGGTTTGCTCAGATGGGTATGTCAGGTTCAATGTTTATGATGCCAGCGTTTGATATGTTATTGAGAATGCAAGAGAATAATATTCAACGAAGAATTATTGCCGGTGATTTAACTTATAGAATTACAGCTTTACCTGAAGGTAAAAAGGCGTTACATTTAATGCAAGTTCCCGGTGGTAAATTTGACTTTGGTAGTGCAACAATGAAAAGAGGTAAAGTTTGGTATTGGTATTATGACGTAGGTCCTGCAGATAGAGACAAATGTTTAAAATCAAATCCGGACATTATTAAATTACCTTCAGATGTTCCGTTAGAAGGAATTGATTGGGTAGATTTAAATAACCCCGCTCAAGTTTGGATTCGTCGTTGGTTTACCGCTTATGTTAAAGAAACTTTAGCGAGAGTTCGTGGTAAATTTAGTGGTAATGTTAAAACACCTGATAGCGAGTTAACAATGGACTATCAATCATTAGCGACAGAAGCTAAAGATGAAAAGACTAAATTAATTGAAGAATTGATTGGTGCTGAAGGTAGGTTAACAAGATTAAAACCTGAAAAAGTAATGGAACGAGAGGCATTAATCGCAGAGAACTTAAACAAACAGTTAAAGTTCAGAGCAATGCCAAGACAAATATACGTAATTTAATTTATATGACATTTATAACAAGAACAAAAATTGGGAACAAATTATTTGGCTCAATGTCCAATTTAAACACAACTAACCCTATTCAAACAGTTACGGTTCCGGAACATAGAACTAATGGCGAAGAATTCATCTTAGTTAAAGATGTCCCTAATTGTAAAATAATATTAGACCAAAGTAGTACTGAACACATTGTAATAAAGTCATTAACTAATGTTTTAATAGTTCCATTTATGGGTCTTATTGATGAACAATATGATGAAATATTAATTGAAAGAGGTGCTGCCGTTGAATTATTCCGGGTTGACGGTAATTGGTATATTCTTTCAAGTGATGGGGTAAAACTACAATAAAAAAGGTGTCGTATTCGACACCTTTTCTGTTTTAATTAATATGTTCTTCCCAACCTGGTTCTGCCAATTCATAAATGTATTCAGAACTAACACCAACTCTATCCCAAAACTTTAATTCCAAATCAGTTATTGTTAATAAATCCTCAATCGTATCTTGGTCCCCTTCTTTATTTGGTATACCTCCAACCAACTCACATTGAGTCTTAGTAAAAAACCCTCTATCTTCAGGGTTAGCAATTAATAAACTTTCTCTTAACTCCTTATTAAAAACAATTAATAATGGTTCCACTTTTTTATTAAATGTTGAGATTGCTCTTGCAACATTATAATCTCCGGTTAAGTCAGGGTTATTCTCAATTTCGGTTTGGTCCAACATATAACAATTAAGTTGTATTGTTGAGGTAGACTTATCTTCAGGTTCCATACCATTAACTGATGTAAATAAATCCAATTCTTTTTTAGTGTAATTGTTTTTTGTGATTTTTTGAACATCTCCGTGTGACGCTTTTAAACCATTATTGACATAGCTAATAACATCTCCCAATGAAACTTTTAAGTCGTGTTTGATAGCCAATTCCATATGAGCCATTCTACTCATCAATGAACCCGCCTTTGTTTTCTGACCACATCTCTTTTTATAATCTTCAACAGATAGTTTAACTCTCGCTCTTTGAGCGATTTGTTTTAATGGGATTTGTTGGTTGTATATTCTTTGGTGATACTCAAAATACCACTCAACGAATTCTTGTCCTTTTCCTTCTAATAACAATTTCACACCTTTATCTAAAAACACCTCAATGTATAGTGGTAATTTCTTAGATTTAATTGAGTTCCCGGTTAATTTAATTTTACCATTAGATTCCATTGTTGCGTAGTTCTTTCTACTCAAGTTAATACAAGAATCCCAAGTTCCATCACAATCTAACCCCATCTCACCTTTCATAAACAAATCATTGTATTCTGCGGTGTCGGCGTAATATCCTCTGTATTCTTTACCCTCTTTAACTAACCAATTTAGTCCTTTACCAATATAAACTCTATCATCAACACCCTCATCCGGTAAACTAAAGTTAACACCATCCGTATCAAGTACCAAAGGTGTGTATCCTCGTTTAACAAAGTATTTTACCATTTGACGAAGATATTGTCTTCCGGTGCAGGTAATTCTTTCACCACTATTCATTTCCCCCCACTCATAAACGTGTGGTGCTGATAATCCACCAAACATCGAGTTAATAAAGATTTTTAATGGTAATTGTTTTCTATCGTATGAAAGTGATTTTTTAGAATCAATTGATTTATACTCCGACGCCAAGTTTTTATACATAATACGAGCATTACGGAAATAAGTTAACATCCCTTTCATCCCACCCATAACATCACACTCAGGGAACACGTCGTGAACCAATTGAATAGACGGATATAGGGAAGAGTAATCGAGTTTTAATACGTTGGTAGAGTAACCCACCTTAAGTAGTCTTGAAAGTCCTCCTACGAAGTCTGTCTTCTCTTCTTTTGCTGGAATAGCTAATTTGTTCTTGTAAGACCAAGCCAACATAATCATTCTCCATAGAGTTGCGGTTCCCATTGTGGAAACTCTCTCGTATGTTGTTGGTACCATTGATGCTAATAGAAACGTTCCTTGGTTGAATTCATCATCCACTGTCAACGTTTCCTCTAAGTCATCGTCAAGATATCTCTCCACAATATTATCTCCGGTAACCTTTAAGTATTTCCCCGGGAATCTTGTATCTAAATTATTAAAGTCCGGATTATCGGCTCTTTTATATTTCCCATTCTCAACATTTAACCAATATTCCTCCTTTTTGGCATACATCGGTCCAATTTCTAAGTGGTCAATATAAACTCGGTCGGGGGCTTCAGCTTTAATGTATTGAGTAATGTATTTAAGTCCTGCGGATTTAATACTTGAATTGATTGCTTGTGCTCTACGAACTGAGTGGATAATATCAATAATATTATAACCCCACAATTGAGTTTGTGAGAATCTCTCTACCTCGTTGGCAAGTTTTAACATACCGTCTTTTTGAGATATGGGTCTTGCCGGGTTTAGTGATTTAGCGATTTTTTTGATGTCCAAGTTAAGTGCTTTGCATCTCTCAAATATCCAAAACCAGTCAAAGTTTGCTGAATTGTATCCACCAATGATTGATGGTTTAAGTTCATCGATAATGTTGAAGAACTCAACTAATCCTCTTCGTTCTTGGTCCTCATCCGCACATTCAATAACTTTTTGGTATCCTTTATTGGTTTTGATTCCAATCATAAATATACGACCGTCTTTAGGTTCAAGAGCAGTCGTCTCCAAGTCAAATCCGAGTCGGGTGATGTCATTGTATTCTTCATACCCTTTGAATAGTCTTTTCTCTCTTGAAATTAAATATTGTTCTACCGGTGGGAGAACTGTTAATTTTCCTTTTGTCTTTTCACCCCACGGGTCTACACCACCCTCTTTAAAGAATTGGATGAGTGAACGATAACCCTTCATTGATTTAACCATATATTTGAGACCCTTTTCTAATCTCTCATTACCTTTGGTTTCTAACTTATCAATGATGATTCCGTGTTTTTTCATCGCATCTTTTTGTAAGTCTTTAGATTTTGAATAAAAGTTCAAATCTCTCAAGTCTCCAACCCAAGCAAATGCCGTAAATGTATCTTTTTTGATTATTTTTCCCTGACTCGGGATTTCTTTAATTTTGTAGACTGAATCTGATACGTAATCATATTCAATCGCAACTATGTGCTCTTCGGGGTCATTCCCTTCAAGGAATGCCTTAATTTCTTCTTGTGTTATCATAATTATATTTTTTAGATTGACATATTGGCTCCGATATAAATCGGGTTTGTCTTGTTTCTATAAATATATTGTAATAATCTCATTTAGTCAAATACAAAAAAAAAAGACCCGAAGGTCTTTTTGTTTTATAATGGTAATCCTGAAACATATTCTGATGTTAGGTCAACCCAACCACCGTTAATACTATATTTCCAAAATTGGTCGATATTAACGTATGATTCATATCCATAATCTGTATTAATAAAAACACCACTAGTGAAAAATATCTCAGTAGAAGGTCTTGATAATAACACACTATTTGTTGCTCCCGATAAATTAGCAAATAAATAAGTAAATGCGTTTTCTTTAATTTTATTTGTTGAAAAAATCATTTGTTTATTATATATTTCTTCCGATGTTCCCGTAAATCCTGATAATGTACCACGAAACGGCCATAAGATATCAACTAACTTATAAAATTCATAATCTCCTGAACCTGAATAAGTACTAAATGTTGGTGTGGTAGCACTCCAAGTTGTTAATACCTCACCTATGGCTCCCGCCACAGCTCCACAAGTATTATCTGTGATACTATCTGGTTTACCTTTTCTTAACATTCTTCCCGCACGACCATCTATTGTTACACCAATATGAGGTGTACTTGTTATAAATAAAGTTCCGCCACTTGTAATGTGGCTAGCCCAAGCACCTAACCCAACAGTTCCAACAAATGGGAACCCTGCTAAACCACCTGACATAAACGGACCAAGAAATGTGTTCATAGAAGTTGGAAATTGTCCAATATTATCAACACCTGTAAATACGGGACCATCAACATCATCAGAACATATACCTTCGGCGTAAATAATATCATCAGGGGAATAACCTTTACTAGTAATAAATCCTTTTGTATACTCACCCCAAGATTCCGATAACGTTGACGAAGAATATGCTAAACCACCTTCCGGATTAACAATACCTCTAAGGGTAGTTGTATAACCTGATTGTAATGGAGCCGGCGCCGGCACATTAAAATTGTAACTATAGTTATATTCTAAAACATTAATATCATAATTACCATATGGATATGGTGTAATATTATTAAATGGTATTGTCTGAATACCTAAATTTTGTGGTGTCCCTCCGGATGCTGGAGTAAAGGTAACAGACGCGGTTTTACCTATTAAATTATTACTGATAATTCTTAAACCTATTGACATAATTATTTTTTTTGTTTTTTTTTATTTATTTATAAATATCAAACACTTTAAAAAAGTTAAAGTAAAATGTTTGATATAATATCATTATTTGGGATTATATCATCACCTAAATTATTATCAGGAATACTATTTGTTATAATATTGTTATTTGGTATGATGTCATCACCTAAATTATTGTCAGGAATATTACTCGTTATAATATCGTTATTTGGTATAACATCGTCATCTAAATTATTATTAGGGATTGTTTTATAAATAAAATCTTTGTCTTTAATTAATTCATAATTAAAATATACAAGTGATGGTGGTTGTGGTATAACAGAATGTGATACACAACAAGGATAAACTGATGTGTAGCAAGTATCATATTCTAAATCGTCAGCAATAAATGACTCTTGAATATATATGTTTAGTTTTTCCCTAATTGGTAATATTATATTACCGTCAGATGTCTTTATTAAAAATTGTCCTTCATTTCTACCCTCAACACTCGTGTCTTGTTTGGTAAATTGATAGTAAATATAATATTCAGGTTCTGCATTGGGGTCGTCAAATATTTTTTCAACAAACCCCGCTGGTCTTGAAGTTATTTTTGGAATACCTGTCTCAGAATTAACCATAGAAAAGAATATGGTTGAGGATTCCAATAATTCCATAAAATTATTGTAATCACTTCTACCATCTTTTACTACTTGAAGTTTAAGAAGAGGTAAGGTTGCGTTTTTCTTTATAAAAAATTCCATTAAAGTTTTTATTTATAAATACTTCAAAATATAGAATTAACTTTCTTTTCTTAATGAACCGTCATAATGTTCAAATCTATCGTGTTCCGTTGGTGTTAATAACAATAATCCCGGATTAATTTTTCCTTTAACAGTTTCTTGATAACAATAAGACATTAACGTCTGTTCAAATGGGTGAGCCCATTTTGTTTCTAAATAACACTTATAGTTACCTTCTCTTGTTAATATTATCGGCCAATTACATAAATAAACTTCCCCTGTCGCATATGATAACCCTTTATATGTCCTTATCTCCTTAAATTGTGTTTTAGGTGAATTAGGGTCTAGTCCTTGAACCGGTAATTTAGGGTTATTCGGCCAATGAGATTGTCTAAAATCTTGAGGGACATTATACCAACTCCATTGAACACTATTATCACCAAAAAATTCACTAAAATTTAATTTAAGAAAATCAAAATTTTCTTTTTTAACAATCTCTACTGATTTTTGATATAATTTATCAACAAAACGAGGGAACCCATTTCTACATACCTCACCTTTTTTTGGATAAAAAGCCATATCGTCTTCAAACCACCAATAACAATCTAAATCAGTTTCATCAAAATGTTCAGCAACAAACACTCTCCCCCCGACAATACCAATGTTGTCTTTTTTAATATGTTCAAAACCATATTGTTCACATAGTTCAAGATATCTTGGTGTTGTTGATAAATCGGTTGAGTTATCTAATAAGAATTTTTTTGGTTTATCAATAAAGTCAGAATCATAATCTAACATAGATTGGATTAATACCTCAAATTGTTTAGGTGAGTTAAATGCTATAACATACAATCCAACTTTGGATGTGTCTAAACTATTCGGTTTAATTGGTAAAACACTTTCTTTAACTTGAGTCGTGTTATTTTTTAAGTCCTCAAAAAATTTACCCATTAATCCATTATCTTCTATTTCTGAATAACTAATCAACTCAGGGTATTTGTATGTCATAATTGTAAATAACGATTCTTCAGTTCCCATTAACCCTTGTGATAATGTATCATTCATTAACCCGTAATAGATACCGTTAATATCTGATATAACATCTTTTCTTCCTCCGAAGAAACCTGCTCGAGCAACCATTTTAACTGGTTCTCCGGCTAATTCACATAATTCAGGATATTTAAATCCGTGGATTTCAGAATTAGTTTCATAAGGGAAACAAACAAAATGAAAATTTTTAACTAATTGAGGTAATTTATCTAAAACCTTATCGTGTGTAAAATATCCCGGGTGAATTGTATTTGTTAACCCAGCGTCAATCCAAAACATATATTCTGAATTAAACCTATCTAAAATTTTAGCATCGTGTAGGAGATAAATTTTTGACATAACCAACGGGTTATACATCTCTAATTTAGCTTGAGTTGAATCGGTTAACCATCCGACTTGATTATACCAATCCGGATTTGTTCTTATATTTTGTATTTTATCAAAAAAATCGTTGTCTTTAAACCAAGACAAACTTCTACGAACAAATTGTGTGTTTTCACTTCGTCTATTGTTTGACACAAATTTCTCTAACTCTTCGTCACCAAAAATAATCATATTCACATCAACTTGTAATAGTTGTTGAAATTTATCTAAATAATGTTGGAATGAACGAGACCAACCCTCTTGAAGGTCTCCTCTACCTATATCCCATAATCCTGTCACTAATGTTACTTTACTCATATTGTATCTCTAATTTTATATATTATTTTATCAACAAATTCATATTCCATAATTTTGGATAAGTCTTCGTAAAATAACCCATCCCCGAATACGTCTTCTTGAAACATTGGTAAATTTTTAGTATTAGGAATGACACCCATACATTTACCAATATTCCCTAGTGTTACTTCTTTTGTCGTCCAATTAATTGTTCCTCCCCATTTATGTTTAAAAATGTATAGTTTTTTTTCTGTAACGACTTCCCTTATATACTCAAAGGCATCATCAACATAATAATCATCGTCGTCCGCAAACATAATAAAATCACCGTCAAGGTTATTAATGTGTTTGTTTAATAAAGGGTGTCCAAACTTACCTAATCTATCCCCATCATTTATAATGTGATTTAATTTAAAATTAACATCATAATTAGATAAAACATTTTGAACAAACTCGTGATTTGTATCGGATATTATGGTAAAAGAATCGTTTTGGGTTAACTGATTTTTAAAACTATCAATCAATCTTGGTAATGATTCTCTTCCAATAGTTGTGCAAACAATGTTAAAAGAATAGTTAGACATCATATTTCTCATCAATTTTATATTTGTCGACATCCAATAAATCCATAAGGTCCAATATCCCTCTTTGTAAATCTAACCAATCACCAAAATTAAAAAATTTAACGTCATTTGTGTGAGTTAATATAGATAAAACCTCTTGTTCACTAATTAATTTACCTGTTGTTGTGTAATATGTTTCAAAAATCGATAAGTAATTAGATAAAACTTTTTGAATAGACTCACTTGTCCCTCCAAACATACCTCCGGGAACTAACTTAAAGTCTGTGTTAAACATATTAACAAGAACTGCTTTTAATTCGTAATTAACCTGAATTGATTCTCCTCTTAAACAAATAAAACCATTCTCAGATATTTTTTCATTTATTTTATTTAAAAATAATTCTGAATGGGCAAAAACATTAATGTAATCTCTCCATCTATCGTGACAACTAGTTCCAAAAAGTCCGGAATCAATCCACACAACATTTTTATTATCTTCACACTCATCGAGTAAAAATTGTAACTTATTAAAAATAACTTCTACATAATTTTTAACACAATAAATTCTATCGTAAATTTCCCCTTCGGCAAATTTAACTAATCTAATTGGGTTTATGTTGTTTAGGTAATTTTCAGAATTTAATTCGTGAAACTTTATGGTTACATTTGGTTGGTTAAATTGTTCACCTAAATGATATTTGTCGTAAGTGTATTGATTAGTGTAAATAACATATTCAAAACCTTCAAAAATTATACTACGTAATGTTTGGGTTAATAATGGATATGATTTATATACCATACCACCTCTGGAATCTTCATAGTTTAATTCATAAACTGATGTAATAATTTTTAATACCATTTGTCGTGATTGGGGATTAATAAGTTTATGTGTTTGCTAGAATTGTTTTTTAAGTCAACACCGTTATGTAATGCTGAGAAACACATTTCATCTATATTACCCGCAGGTATATTATATAAATTGTCAACATATTTAATCTCAATACATTCATCCCAAGTTTTTAAAAATGAATAAAATTTATCTTTATCAATATCTAAAAATTGAATGCAGTCTTCCGGCATCCACATATCCACTTTATTATATTGAACGTCAAATTTATTTTCATAATGTAAGTATCGTCTTCCTAACATACTATTTGTCTCAACCTCTTTTTCAAAAAGATAGGTTACTTGACCGGCAACACTATTAGGTATAAAACACTCTAACACATTTTTTTTTGTGAATAATGATTTGTTTGGTATAACATCCGTATCTGTTAAAATTACTTTAGTAAATCCACTATCTAACGCAAATTTTACTGAGAATCTTTTAACTGAAAAATCAAAATCATAATAATTCGTATTATATGTCACATATTTTTCATTATATTCCTTAATATGTGAAACAAATACATAATCTTCTTTAGTAATTGATTCCGGATTATCTGTAACTATGAAAATATTTGGTTTATCTTCAAATTCTTTAAATGATTCTATCATTCTATTTGTTTGGGCATAATATCTATCACCATAACAAAATGTTGCTATCGCATATTCCATATTTTTACAAATTACCTGTTATTCTTTCACACCAACCTTTTGACTTACTAAACGGCCAAACAACCCAGTATTTTGGTTTATGAACAGTTTGGAAATCTCTCCAAACTTTACAATACCCATCAGGGTCTCTCATCATATTATTAATCTCATTGATATCAGCATCTTTTCTAAAAAGTGTTTCATCTTTTTCATCGTGGAAAGCAACAACCCAAAATTCGTAATCTTTTTCAGGAACTTGAGAAAATCCAATGTCGATACAATGTTTAAAGATACTAGCGTAACTTGCCAACCATTCTTCCTCAGTTTCAAATATTTGAGGATTAGGTGCGTAATTTTTATCTAAAGTATATTGTTGAACAGCTCTATTTGAAAATTTAAGACCTGAATAAATTTCATAATCTTTTAAAGTTCTTTCAGTTCCGAACCCGTAAAAACTAAAGTCCATTGTAACGTCTTCACCGTCCATACCAAATAGTTGACGATTCTTTTTATGAGATAATTCATTTTTCTTACCCCACTCTTTATCATCATCCCATTGTTTGGTTCTACCCTTACGAGTATATTCGTGCCAAATAACAGTTTTGTGTGGGTGAAATAAATCGTATCCGTGTGTAAATGCTCTAACAGCGATTGAGATTTCTTCTCCGTGGAAATAGAATTCAGGGTCGTGTTGAACCTCGACACTAAATTGTCCCAATGTAAATGCCATATGGGCGGAGTAAAATCTTGAGGTAACGGGTTCTTTAAGATTTTCCCACCCCGGAATTGTTTCAGGTAAAAAGAAGACGGCACCTTCCGGTATAAATCTATCAAAAGCCATTCTCCAAGGTTCTTTAACTCTACTTGCCGGGTCATTGTCCGGGTCGAATGAAGAAACATAACCTGTTAGTAAAGGTTTCTTAAATCCTTTCTTTTGAAGTTGTTTAACCATTTTGATTAGGGTGTCGTCCCAATCTTTTTCAAATCTCATATGAGAATCGATTTGTAAGGTATATTCTTCACCTTTATATAGTTGTTGAACTTGGTTTCTTGCCCAACAAACCCCTTTGGATTCGGTGTATAGAACATCAATAACTCTAAAACGTTTATCACCTTTGAATTCTGATAAATTATCAAAACCATCTTCCGGATGATATTGACGACAAATACCGATTACTAAATTTTTAGGTTTCTTTGCATTCTCCAACATTGATTTAATTGTTGGGATAAGTTGGGGGTCACGATAGGACGCAATTTGGACAAATATCTTCATTTAATATCTTTTTATTGTAAAAATAATATTTTTTATAAAAAGATAAATAGAAATTATATTCCACCATCAATAATTGTCCAACCATACGTTCCGGTTAGAATTGCTCTACCGGCTGAACTACCGGCAGTATATTTAATTGTTCCAAAATTAATGTTAATTCCAGAGGTTAATGTTGGTAAAGAACTCCATCCATTATAAATTGCGTCAAGATTTGTTGTTGAGTAATCACTAAATGTTTTACCATTCATAAATCCATTAAAGTTTGTTACGCCGGTAACGTTCCAAGAACCAATATTTTGATTAAATCCTACTGAACCAAACATATTTGACATATTAGTCACATTACTAACGTTCCAAGAACCAATAGGTTGATTGAATTGTGTTGCTCCGTTAAACATCTGTTGCATATTTGTTACATTACCAACGTTCCAACCACTAATATTTTGATTAAAAATACTACACGTAGCAAACATTAATCTCATTGTTGTAACATTAGAAGTGTCCCAACTAGTTATATTACCATCAAATGCGTAATCAAACCAAAACATATAATCCATATTAGTTACTGAACTTACATCCCAAGAATTAAGGTTTTGGTTGAATATTGTGTTAAAAAAGAACATACCTTCCATAGTTGTAACATTTGATACATCCCAAGAATTAATATATTGATTAAATGGGGATAAACTAAACATATAATTCATATCTGTAACATTACTTACATTCCATCCCGATAATGGTTGGTTAAATGATGTTGATTGATAAAACATATAATCCATTTTAGTAACACTACTAACATCCCAAGAATTAATTGGTTGGTTAAATGGTGTTAAAGGGAACATATCACCCATATCAGTAACATTATATGTTGTCCAACCACTAATCATTGGTGAACCACCGTTATTAAATGATGTGCAACCATTAAAAGTTCCTTTCATATTAGTAACACTACCAACATTCCAAGAACTTAAATTTTGGTTAAAAACGGTATTTTGTAAGAACATATAACTTATAGATTGAACATTTGATACATCCCAAACACCAATTGGCTGATTAAATAAATAAGTGTTATCAAACATTGCTCCCATATCAGTAACATTACTAACATCCCAACCTGATATGTCGTCATTAAAATTATGACACTCAAAAAACATACCTTGCATATTTGTTACGTTTGATGTGTTCCAAGAATTTATAAAAGGGACTGTTGTTAAATTAGTACAATTCTCAAACGTATAAGATAAATTATTTGTTCCCGTTAAATCTAAAACATCGGTAACATTTGATAATGATAAATTATTACAATTAGAAAAATACGAACCACTATTACCCAAACGTAAACAACCCCACTGTAGAACTTCTCTAATTTTATTTCTACTAATAGGGTTAACACCAAACGACCACCCAATTAATGTCCCTGTTATTGTTATTATATAATCACCCGGAGTTACATATGTGTGTGTTCTATTATCGTAAATATTATTAGAGGTTTCCCCATCACCCCAATCAATTGTTCCATAATAAAACCCCGAAGTTTCATATGGTAATGTAATTGATTCGTTTATAGTTGTTGTTCTCCAAACAGAGATAAAGGATGGTGGTATAACAGGATTACAAGTTTGATATTTAACACATACCTCACAAAAAATGTATGTTGTTCCGTGGTCCCAAAAATCGGTTACCCAAGTCACAATTTTAGATACACTAATAATTTCTAAACACTCACCAAATGAATTGACAACCGCAGTTCCCGGTAAAAAGTTAGACGGTAACATAATATATTTTATAATCTTTTTAGCACAACAAGATTGAACTTGGAACAACACATACTTAACAGGTGTTGTTGGTGTGGGAGTGTGAGTCGGAGTTGGTGTAGGTGTATGAGTCGGAGTTACCGATGGTGTTATTGATGGTGTAGGTGTTGGTGTGGGTGTTGATGTTGGACACGGATAGATAAAATTGGCTTTCTGACAATGGTAAATACTCGGTTGAGAACCCATCGCAATAAATGAATAGAAATTGTTTGTAGATGAACTAACAACATAAGTGGCACATCCAATGAAACCACTACTTTCAATATAATACGCTCCTGACAGAGGACTAAATGATATTGGTATGTTTGATAAGGTAAATTGGTTTGATGAATCACAACTATCCTCAAAATAACCAACTATCGGTGGTAATGTTGGAGTGGGTGTCGGAGTGGTGGTTGGTGTAGGTGTTGGTCCGGGGCAAACATCCCCAACACAAATATTAGATGAAACCTGAATTATTAATCCACTATCACCATACGGAAATTGACCACAAACATATAATGTGGTTGCCGAGTAAATCTCACCATAGATTAATGTCCCGTCACATTGAGTATACCCAAAATTTAATGTTACCCCTAAAGGGTTATCAATTGAGATACAATTACAAACGGAATTTGTTGGTGTGGGAGTGGGTGTTGTCGTTGGTGTTTGACTAGGAGCAGGTTCACCACAAAAATGATATTGAATTTCTTCACAACCAATGTTATCTGTGACTATCACTAAGACTTCTTGAGAACCTGATAATTCTGTTGGTATGTTTAGAATTAACGGGACTGATGAGACAGCTGTCGCAACAACATAACAATACGTTCTTGTTATATCACATATTGATATGTTATATGGGGAATGTCCGGATAAACTTGTGATTTCAATTACTTGCATAAACTATTCATTATTTAATAAATAGTCCTAATTAACCAATTGAAATTACTAACCCATTTTTAATTACAACAGTTAATCCATCAACGGTTTTAAATGTAGTTGTTATACCGGAAAAAATAGGTTCTTCATTTTGGTTAATAATTAACTCTTCCGAATAAAGAGTGTCTGATGGTATATAAATTTGTTGATTATCAATATCGTCTAATGATAAAGCAACAAATGCGTCATATAAAAAATAACCTAAATCAAATTGATTGTTGTCAAATTCACTTCTTGTTGATTTAAAATTTTTATATACTTCATCATTTAACGATAAACGTATTTCGATTGCATCCCAATTCTTACAATCGGAAATCCCATTTTGTGTTTTTATTGCGTCTAACACAATAGAATTAGAAACGTCATTCAATAGATTTTTAACTGAAATACTATCCATTGTATTAATATCCCTTCTCATTATTAAAAGACTATTTATTTCTAAAATATTTTGATATAAAACAATCGTCAAAAAATTCCAATTTGTATATTCCATATTATGTATTTTTTAATATCATTATTGTTAATGTGCCTTGGTTTATTGCTCCAAAACCACCACTTACCGTGGCGTTTTGACCCTGAACAGTTGCTGTATCAACCTCAACAGTATGAATTCCTGCTGATAATGTTATAATAACCGACATATTCCAATTTGCGACCCAGTTTCCTACCGTAGCATTTCCCGTTGGGTTGTCGGCATACATTCTTTGATATCCACCGTTGGGTAATATAATACCATCCACCACTAATGCCACATCAATTGCCGAACCACTAGTTGTTGTGGTTCCAACGGTATTAACCCCACCATTTGTTTGTATACAAACCATAGTTTGTGTAGGTACAGTTATTGTAGTGGTCAATCCCGGTATTAATGTTAGTAATGTAGTTGTATTGGTAACGAGTAATGAGGTAGAACCTGTTATCATCGTACCAAATTGACCCAACGTAAGTGCACTACCATTACCAAAATATGTTCCACCACTAATTGTTGTTCCTGAGATACCCCCGGTTGATGATATAAGTCCGGTCGATGTTACTGAACCATCATCTTTAACATCAAATACTTCAGTATTTGCGTAATTTTTCAACGTTAAATAACTTTGAGGAGTAAATACAGAAGGTGAGTTTAGTTTAACAACTAAATTATCAAATTGTAAATTTTGATTTGCTGCGGTTGAATAATTAAAGAATACTCCAAGAGAACTCATTAAACTAGACGTGTATGTACTATCAACTGCACTACCAATTAATGTTGTTACGGTTGTAGGGTCACCCCACGCAACTGCACCATCGTCTCTGAAATAGTATGTCCAAGTATTTGTTGATGGCGTATATACAATTCTTGCACTAACATAATTAGTACCTGCCGCGAAAACACCTCCTGAAATTATATCTGTTCTAGTACCAAATAATCCACTGGTATATCTAACTAACCTCCAATTTCTTGTTCCTGTTCCACCATAAACTAATGCGTATCCGTTACCGGTATTCAGAAGTGTTCCACTAGTACCCGCTAAAACAACTGCAGCTCCATAGGTACCGGCTGAGAATCCTGGAAATATGGTGTTTCTATTTGTTCTTAGATTAAATGACCATTCAACATTTACAGTATTTAATGATAATGTTGGATTAAATGGTGAGTTAAAACCGGATAATGGTACCGTAGTGTATGACTGACCCGCAGGATTTCCGTTTGCAATATTTAAATAAGTTGATGCCGTTATTGTTGCATTACCAGCACCTGTATTTGTATTTGTGTAGGTTAACGATGGTGAACCTCCGGGTGATAGAGTAACTCTATTATAATCATCAGTAAATGCTGAAACAGCAATCGGTGTTGACGGTAGATTGGTTGAGTTAAGAACTACAGTTCCCCCACTTATTGTTGTTGCGGATATTGTATTTGCCGTTAAACCTCCTGTAAATATTGTTGCTCCCGTTACTGTTCCTCCTGATAATGGTAAGAAAGGTGTTGGTGGTAAATTTTGGTATGTTGTTGCTGAAATAGTAGTGGCGGTTAAACCTCCTGTAAAGTTTGTTGCACCTGTCACTGTTCCTCCTGATAATGGTAAGAAAGGTGTTGCCGGTAAATTAAAATAAGTTGTTGCTGATACTGATGTCGCACCAAAAGTACCGTTTACATCTAAATTAAAATTTAATATTGGATTGACAACATTTGTATTAACACCAACATTACCATTCCCTAATTCTTGAAGGATTAAATTCCCTGGATTTCCACCCCCGTTTGACCTAGAACTAATTGACTTCCCATTAGTTGACCCCGTGATATCCCCGTAAAATAGTATATTACCTGATATCCCCGGACTATAATTATCGGTTGTGATTATTAATGGGCTCGAGTTATTTTTTAGTATTACTTGACCTGTTACCGTTCCACCTGATAAAGGTAAGAAAGGTGTTGGTGGTAAATTTTGGTATGTTGTTGCGGATATTGTAGTTGCAGTTAACCCTGATGCAAATGTTTGTCCCGCACTAAAATTATTATCAATATTTGTTAATGCTAAATTATTATATTTGTTTGAATCTAAATGATAATATTGGTTAGGAAGACCTCCTTGTATGTTCGTTAAATCATTGTGAACTCCGGGAGCACCACTTGGTTGAAATACTGATGAAAATGCCGACTGTGTAATACCTGTTGTCGCACTTACCTCAATAATAATCCTACCAACCAAAAATGTGTGTGATGTAATTAGTTCAGGTAAATTTGGTTCACTTGAAGCGTCCGCTAATAATATATTATCGAATTGTCCATCACTAACCACCTCATATAAGTGGTCATTTAATTCTTGTCCTCTAAAATACCAATTAACTAAATATTTTCCTGCGGTTGCTGATACTAAATCAGTACCATTATCATAGTAAAGATTATTAATTGTATTTGCTGTTGTGGTATAAACCCACGTACCGCCTGAATGGAAATTTCTAAAAAAAAGTCCTAATGAAGTTGTGTCATTAACTATTTGACGATTAGTGGCGTTCCAAACAACACCTGAAGATAAGGTTACAATACCTGTACTTCCACTTAAACCTAACGAACAACCACTTTCTCTCGCGAATCTATCTGTATATACAATACGTTCATTTAATTTACTTGGTAAACCCGCACCCTCATCACCAAACTCTAAAACGTGAATAAAATTATTTGTTCGATAGACAATCATATATAATAGAATACTACTAAAATCAACAGTCCCCTCATTATCTAAAACATTATATCTAGGAACCCCATTATTATATTCAATTATAATATAATTTGTGTCGTTATTTATTAATGCCGGAAGTGACCCGACACCTGTGGTTCCGCTTGAAATTGAATAAAATTTAAGAGGCTCAAAAAAATTAGGGTTGTCGTATAATGCAACCGTTATCTGCGGTAAATTAATTGACCCGTCATTATTACTTGACCAACCTGTGTTACCACTAATAACTCCCGGGTCATAATTAGATGGTCCAAAAATATTAAAAGTACCACCTGTACTATTTGTAAAAATAGTGTTGCCTTGGAAATATGTTCCTCCGGTAATAAAAACGTCTTTTGGTAAATTATAATATGTTGTTGCCGAAATTGTGTTTGCGGTTAAACCATCTGTAAATATTGTTGCTCCCGTTACTGTTCCTCCTGATAATGGTAAGAAAGGTGTTGCAGGCAAATTTTGATATGTTGTTGCGGAAATTGTGTTTGCAGTTAAACCATCTGTAAATATTGTTGCTCCCGTTACTGTTCCTCCTGATAATGGTAAGAAAGGTGTTGCAGGCAAATTTTGATATGTTGTTGCGGAAATTGTGTTTGCAGTTAAACCATCTGTAAATATTGTTGCTCCGGTCACTGTTCCTCCTGATAATGGTAAGAAAGGTGTTGCAGGCAAATTTTGATATGTTGTTGCCGATATTGTGTTTGCAGTTAAACCATCTGTAAATATTGTTGCTCCCGTTACTGTTCCTCCGGTAAATGTTTGAAGAACTCTCCAAGAAGCGTTTGTATCGTCATAACCATTAATACCTGATATTGTTGATGCCGTCCAAGCATTAATTAACACAATACCTTCAGGTGAGTTATTTTTAACCGTTGTTCCAAAATTTGATATAACTACTGTAGAACCCCCCGGACCTGTTGCTCCGGTAGCGTTGTTCCATAACGTATCATAATTATCAATATTGTATTGATATATTTTTTTGGTTTCATAAACATAAACTAACATCCCTAATTTTCTTCTACCTGAAGAAATGTTGTCAGAATTTAATGTTAACACATTAGGTGAAAAAATTTGACCCGTCCCAATTTGTAACTGAACCGGAATCGTATTACCGGAATATTCAACTAAACCTTGATAACCGTTAGGGATTATGTAATCTAAATCGGTTAAATTGTAAACTTCCATATACCCCCCTGTTTGAAGGATACTGAAATTTGTTCCAAATGTTGCGTTATTACGAACAGAAGGATTACCTAATGATTTTATAGGTGAAACTGGTATGTTATTTAAAAAATTACTCATATTATTGTGTTATGGTATTACCTCTAAAATAAATATTATTGTTATCGGTAATGTTAAATATTATGTTAGGATATGTTGTATAAACTCGGTATGTTGTTTGTGGAATTGTTGTTCCGGTGTAGGTAAATGTATATGTGTTAATTGCATCTTCAGTATATATATTTGTTAATAAATTAGAATCATTACTTTCATTAAAATCAATAATTGTTTGTCTTCCATTATTAGTTAATGAAATTGGGATAATCCAAATATACCACCCTAAACCACCAACATAACCTTGCAACACTTCGGTTGTTAAGAAATTATAGGCAACTATTGGGTTACCAAAACTATCGAGCCCTCCTGAAATTTGAGGAACCGTTTGACTAATTATTGGTGGGAACTCACCACTAGTCCAACCACTGAAATCAACATATTTGTTCATATCAATATTAAATTGTGTTTGGTCTTGTGTTGGTTGTGTATTGTTTGTAAAACCAAAGAAATTAGAACCACTATCATACATCCATTGACCAATACTTTCAGACCCACTTACAGGTTCAATAAATAACTTAGCATAATATACCGGAGTTGGTGTTAATGTTGGTGTTGGTGTATTTGTCGGAGTGTGTGTATTGGTTGGTGTTTGTGTTGGTGTTGGTGGTATTGGGGCGTAACATCCACATGGGTTCGTACAAGTCTCCGTAGGTGTTATTGTTGGGGTCGGTGTGGTAGTTGGTGTAGTGGTGGTTGTTGGTGTTTGTGTAGGAACTTTACAAGGGTTGAAAGAAGGAGTTGGGGTTAGTGTTGGTGTAGCTGTCGGTGTTTGAGTGTTTGTAACAGTCGGTGTTGGTGTTGGTGTAGGAGTAGGAACCGGAACATTCATAATAACAGGACAATCCGCCCCCTCAACTAATATAGTGTAAACACCATATACATTACGAGGTGGTGTTAATAATGACGGATTAAACACATAAGGTAATATTTGATTACCTAAATTTATAACCACATTAACACCGTTAGGTTTAAACAAAATATTTGCAACCTCCCCACTATAATTTATACTTTGTATCGTTATTGTATTTGACATATTTTATTTTTTTGTTAACCTGTTATTAATACCCTTAAATTATCAAATTGTAAATTTTGATTTGCCCCTGTTGAATAGTTAAAGAACACACCAAATGAACTCATTAATGATGAGGTATACGTACTATCAACCACACTACCAATTAACGTACTTACAGTTGTTGGGTCACCCCAAGCAACAGCACCATCATCTCTAAAATAATATGTCCAAGTATTTGTTGCCGGAGCGTATACAATTCTCGCACTAACATAATTAGTGTTTGCCGCGAAAACACCTCCCGTAATTATGGTGGTTTGTGTTCCCGCTAAACCACCGGTATATCTAACAAATCTCCAGTTTCTTGTTCCCCCACTACCATAAACTAATGCGTATCCGTTACCGGCATTTTGAAGGTTAGTTGTTGTACTTGCTAATACAACTGCTCCTCCGTATGACGACGCAAGAAATCCTGAGAATATGGAGTTTCTATTTGTTCTTAAATTAAACGACCATTCAAGTGTTCCACTATTACTCGACAATGTTGGGTTAAATGGTGAACCAAATCCTGAAAGAGGTACTGTGGTATATGACTGTCCCGCAGTACCACCGTTTGCAATATTTACATAAGTTGATGCCGATATTGTTGCATTACCCGTACCAGTATTTGTGTTTGTATAAACTAAAGATGGTGTTCCACCCGGAGATAATGTGGCTCTATTATAATCATCAGTAAATGCTGAAAAAACAGTCGGTGTTGAAGCCGATGTTGGTGTAGGTGTTTGTGTTGGTGTAGGTGTGTTGGTTAATGTTGTTGTTGGTGTTTGAGTCGGTGTTTCAGTTAATGTTGGTGTTGGTGTAGGGGTTTCCGTATTAGTTGGTGTTGGTGTAGGGGTTTCCGTATTAGTTGGTGTTGGTGTTGGAACAATAAATATACCACCATCTGTTATTGTCCAAGCATAACCTCCACTTCCGGTTGAACCTGTAAGGATAGCTTTTCCTGAGGAACCTGTTGATGTATAATTGGCTGAACCAAAATTAATTGTTACTCCTGTTTTTGGGTTTTTTGTGGACCATCCATTATAAATAGAATCTAAATTTGTTGTCGAGAATGTTGCTGGTGTTTTTCCTAACATAAAATTAGTAAAATCGGTTACACCTGAAATATTCCAATTTCCAATATCTTGGTTAAATTGTGAATCACTAAACATTTGGTACATATTATCAACTTTTGAAACATTCCAACTCGAGATATCTTGGTTAAATTGTGAATTTTGAAACATAGCTCTCATATTAGTAACACCCGAAACATTCCAATTATTTATAGGTTGATTAAATTGTGACCCATAAAACATTTGTTGAGTGGAAACAACTTTTGAAACATTCCATCCTGACAATGGTTGATTAAATTGTGAATCTTGAAACGCTGCTACCATATTAGTAACCTTTGATACATTCCAATTTCCAATAGGTTGGTTAAATATTGAATTACCAAACGTAAAAAACATACTTGTTACATTTGAAACATTCCATCCCGATAATGATTGATTAAATGAGGTGTTACCATTAAACATCGCACTAATACTAGTTATACCGGACATATTCCAATTCTCAATTGGTTGGTTAAATGTACCACTATCAAACATACCCTGTACACTAATAACTTTTGAAATGTCCCAATTTCCTATTGGCTGATTAAATTGTGACCCTTTAAATATTTGTTGTAAATTAACATTTGAAATATTCCATCCGGATAATGGTTGGTTAAATTGACTACCATCAAACATATTTTGCATATCGGTTACACCTGAAACGTTCCAATTTCCAATAGGTTGGTTAAACTGACTATTTTGAAACATTGAACGCATACTTTGAACTTTTGAAATATCCCAATTAGCGATTGGTTGATTAAATGGTCCATTAGAACTTGAAAACATTCGCTCCATAGTTGTTACATTTGAAACGTTCCAACCACTAATATCACTATTAAATTGAGTGTTAAAAAACATACCATACATACTTGTAATACCAGAAACATTCCAATTATTTACATTATTTATTGTTGATAAATTGTTACAACTAGTAAACATTCCTTGTAAACTTGTTATACCACTTAAATTTAATGTATCACTAACATTTGTTAATGACAAATTACTACAATTACTAAATTGACTAGTGGTTCCAACACCTAAATTAAAATAAGGTCCCCACTGTAATATTTCGTAAATATTACCATAACTTCCAAAGTAATTACCGAAACTAAATTTATTAATTAAACCATATATAGTCACAGTATAGTATCCCGGTGTTGTATATGTGTGAGTTTTATTTGCATTTGTGTTTGCTGAGGTACTTCCGTCCCCCCAATCTATAGTTCCTGAATATGTTCCTAAAGATGAATAAGGTAATATTATTGATTCTGAAGCGGATGTTGTTCTCCAAACAGAAACAAATGGTGGTGGTGGTGTTGATGATGGGGTTACTGTTTGTGTTGGTGTAGGTGTTTGAGTCGGTGTTTCAGTTAATGTTGTTGTTGGTGTTGGTGTATTTGTTGGGGTTTCAGTTGGTGTATTTGTTGGTGTTTCTGTATTAGTTGGTGTTGGGGTTTGTGTCGGAGTTTGCGTAGGTGTTTCTGTGTTAGTTGGTGTTTGAGTAGGTGTATTTGTTGGAGTTTCAGTTGGTGTTTGAGTCATTGTTGGTGTTGGGTTTGGTTGTGGGCAAACATTAATATTTACCACTTCTCCTATATTGTTTACATAAAAATAACCATCATAAAAGTTATAATATCCTTGAGAAAGGAGTGCTCCTCTATTATTTGTATATATTATACATCCTACTGTTATTGCAGCTAAACATGCTGCAGAGGTGTAGGAAGTAATAGGTGTAGGAAGAACAGATGGTGTACAAGGAGTACCAAGCCCCCACGAAGATAGATTAATTGTAACTAAAGATGGTGGTGTTGGAGTAGGTGTTGAGGTTGATGTCAAAGTAGGTGTTGGTGTAGGTTGTGGGCATACATCTATATTTAATACTAACCCTTCCTTATCGATATACAATAGTCCTGGTGTTCCATCCCATCTATTGTAATATCCTTTCTCAGCATTTTCTGTTCCTTCTGAATCAAGATACAAGTGACATCCAACAGTAATAAAATCAACACACGATTGTTCTGTATATAAAGTAATTAAACCTAATAAACAAGAAGTCTCACAAGGTATGCAACCTTCATAAGAAAATAAACCTTGTATTAAAACTAATGGTATAATTGGTGTAGGGGTCGGAGTTGGTGTTAAGGTATTTGTTGGAGTATTAGTTGGAGTTTCTGTAATAGTCGGAGTTGGAGTGTTTGTCGGAGTTTCAGTTAAGGTTTGAGTTGGTGTTTCAGTTGGAGTATTAGTCGGAGTTAAGGTTTGTGTTGGTGTTATGGTATTAGTCGGAGTTAAGGTTTGTGTTGGTGTTATGGTATTAGTTGGAGTTACGGTATTAGTTGGTGTTATGGTATTAGTTGGAGTTACGGTATTAGTTGGTGTTGGGGTTGGTGTTGGTTGGATTAAAATTATTTCCCACGTACTTCCATTCGGAGTTCCCGATAATTGACTAAAAAATGGTTCCCCATTATAGTTGTTATAATCTTCATTTATTGTAACAATAGTTTGTCCTGATAAATCCCCTAAACTAACCGTAACACCAGTAAATATTGTAATCGGAGTCCCACTATAGACATTTAGAACATTTTCAAAAGTAACATTTATTTCTTCACTATATGAACGGTTCAATACTAATCTATAATACGCAATTATAGAACCCGGTGTATATTCCACGAAAAGGGTTAAATTTAATGGTTCTGATGTGGGTGTTGGTGTTTGAGTATTGGTAGGTGTTGGAGTAGGACCATTAATCACATATGTAAAATCATCAACCGGACAGAAATTTTCACCACAATCAGGGCAATCAGGATTAAACATATCAAACGTATCTTTTAATAATTTAAAATTATGTTTAACTTCGTCTGATGATAATGGCTCCACATACATTCTGAATTGAGATATACCCCCATCAAATGTTCCACCAAAATTTTGTTCTAATAATATATCAGTCGTTAATCCACTAAACGTTGTTCCTAACAAATCGTTAGTTGGTAAACATTCCGGGTCTTGGATATAAGTTGTTCCGGTAATTGCCGAGAAAGTTAAATTTTCTCTTAAACCTTGGGTTCCACCACCCCACGAAATATTATAAGGAACACCGACTTGTTTTTCCTTATCTGTGGATAATGCTCTTGGGATAATTTCCTCAATATCTTGAAATGTGTGGAATATTCTTCCATTAATGTATATTTTTAATCTTCCTTTTCTAAAATCCTTATCAATCAACCATTTCTCATTTAGATTAACCAAATCAATTTGTTGTGGGTCAGTCCCACAAGTTTGTGTATATGGAACAGTGATTAACTCTTTTGAGTTATTTGCTAATCCATCTAAATATTTTTTCTCCGTGATATCTCCAATACCCCCTCTATACCATAAGTCACAAGTGTCTAACCAAGTATATCTCTCCCAAACGGCTGTAATATGAAACCAATGTTCCATATCTAAATAACTTGGATTAACTTCTAAACAATAAGGATAAATTGGTGGTGTACAATAATTGTCTATAGTGTATCCTGTTGTGTAAGTAATTCCTGTTGTTGAACAACTTCCACTAGTCTCACATCCTCCGGTAAATCTTAGTAATCTAACACCAATTTGAGGGTTATGTGGGTCACCACATAATTTAAATGATAATGCGTTTGACATTGAATCAAACAATGGGTCACTCTCACAAGTATTCTCAACTGAACCCGGAGTTACATTACAATTATCACAAGTTTGACAATCGTTACAAGATATACATTGTACACAAGTACATCCCGCAGTACAAGCCGTGATTGGTTCGCAATTTGAAGGGACCGGTATCGGAGTTGGTGTTGGAGTTGGTGTTGGTGTAGGTAATGGACAATCGTGTATTTTATATTCCCAACCACAACTAATACAACCATCACAATCCGCTTTAGTTGGTCTAGGTGGATAAACATAGATACATCTACTATTAACAACAGAATTATTACAACAAGCACAAGTTGTTAAACCTGTGACCTCTGAGGTAACTCTAGTGTAACCGGTAAAACATCTTGGGTGTCCGTCGGCGTAATGATAGAATTTATTTTCAGCACGAGCCCCAAAGTAAAAGAATATATCTTTGTTGTTTGGGTAAATCTCATTTAAGGTTGTTTCACCTAACGATGGAGTATATTCGTTAATTAATCTTGGTTTTAACAACATTTCAACCGACCATCCTTTATTCATTCTTTCAGGAAAAATGTTATAGTCATAACCAAATAATCTATAGAACCCTTGATAGAATCCACCATAAAGTTCGTGGTATCTACCTACACTATCATTTTTACTAACAACCTCATATAATATTGTGTCATTAAAACCTGAGAATCTAACATTAGAACTAGTGTATCCTGTAACTTGAAATAACTTTAATCGTCTATCAAAAGACAATCTATTGAATTTGGTGTAATCATTAATACCGTTTGTAAATGTGATTGACTGTCCCGTCATTGATTCCACCAACCCATTGTCAATCCCGGTTAAACCAATATCACAAGATGTATTAGCGGTTAAACAAAATAAATCAACATTATCAGGGTTGTAATAGTTTTTAGAAACAAAAAGATTATTGAAGTTATAGTTTTTATAGTATAAATCAATTTGTTGTGCAGAAATTGGGTTATTAATATCAAAATTAATAGGTAATTTATTACCATATGTCTCGGCAATTAAATAAGGGGAAAAAACAACCTCTTCTTTATAGTTTCTTTCATCAGTAGATAATGATATATCACTAACGTCTAACGCTAATTTTACACCCCAATTTGGTTTCGGAAATTGATTTATATTTTGACTCACAATCTTTTTTATGATAAATAGTCAGAAACGAAGTATTTATATATAAAAAGTTGATATGATTAATTTTAATACCGAATATTTTGGGAACAATTGTTACTTCTACATTAAAGATAGAGGTAACAAAATATCCCTTTATTATAATGTGGCGGACACTTTAACGGAATCAAGAAAGTCTGACGATAAACTTGAGTTCGATAAAAAAGACGAAAAAAAAGTTAAAGGTGTGGTTTCTTCAGCGTTAAAAACAAAATCAAAAGTTTCTAAAAAAGCTTTAGATAAAAAACTTAAAGGAATTAAACCCAAAGAAGAAATTGACGAATTTGTTGATGAGGACGGTAATATGTTAGGTTCAAGAATACCAAATCTTAGTCAAGTGTTAACTCCACACAAAACTATGGACCAAACCATTGCAATGTCAAGAGCGACAAACGACCCATTAACAAGAGGTTATCGTGTTTATTATGGTGAAAGTAAAGAAGGTTCAGATGAAGTAATTAATGAAGTTGATTATTCAGAAGCTTTTGGATATGAAGAAACAAAAGATATGGACTTTAAAGATACCGTCAAAACTCTTGAAGAAATGGGTGTTGAGAACGCAATCGAAAGAGCTAAAGAATTTGGTAAACTACCAAAGGCAAAAAAAGAAGACGGTGAATTAAGACAAAGATTATCAGAAAAGGATACCATAGAAGAACAACAGAAAAAAATGATGAAGAAAATGGTTGAGGATATTTTAACCAAAAAATCAAAAGATTCTTCTGATGTTATTAAAAACACCGGTGTTAGTAAAATATTAAAGAAAAATTTACAAGTAATTAAAAATATTGCAGATAAAGAAGGTATTAGTATCAATACTCTGATAAAAGCGTTAAAATCTTCAGATGAATAGTGATTTATACGGAAAGACATATACGGTACCGCAAGACGTTATTGAATATTTAGAACAATGTAATCAAGCTGTTGGGGAAGTTGATGAAACTACCGAAGGTTTTAAACGTAATAAAGATTTGCGTGAAAAAGGTGAGGTGACTTATCAACAACTAAAACGAATGAAGAATTGGTTTGATAATTTCAATGGACATCAAGATGAGACTTCCCATATTTTAAATGGGGGACACTACGTTAAAGATTGGGTGAACAATACCCTAAAAGGAGATAGAGATAGTATTAATACCGGAAAACAATCAAAATCGGAAGTATTACCAAATCAATACATTAACCCTCACGAAAAAGAAGGGATTAAAGATATGAATAGACCGAATCAAAAACATAGTTCATCAATTAATAAATTTGACACCGCTATCACAGAGAGTCTAAAAAGAATAAACGAATTAATACAAAAAATATAACAATTATGCCAGTAAATGAACCATTAAATTTTGAACAACCATCTAATGATTTGTCATCAATTGCCGAGGCTCAAAGAAGATTATTATTTCCAAAAAATGATTTTAAAAAAACAGCAAATGAATACTCCTCAGTTAACCCTGACGCAATTGCCGATGGTGATACCGCAGGTAAAGGAACAGGTAACTTTTTAGATGTTTATAATCAACAAGCGGGAGCTATTCAAGATATTCAAGAAAGAAACTCTGAATTAGTTATTAATGAGTATAAACCAAATGCACCTTATACAACACCAAGTGCGTAATGAAACTTTACAACACAGTTAAATCTCTTATTTTAGAAGTAGCGTCAATTGACTCAATTGTTAACGCTATTAAAAATAAAGATAAGATAATAATTTATTACGACGGTGATGAACCCGGAGGACGTGGTTTACGAGATATTGAACCTGTTTGTTTTGGATACTCAAAAGCCGGAAACCCTGTATTACGTGCTTGGGACAGTGAAGGAGCTTCTCACACAGGATATAAAGGGGAACAACCTTTACCGGGGTGGAGATTATTTAGGGTTGATAAAATCCAATCATTCAGACCATCAGGTGAAAAGTTTACAGAACCAAAACCCGGTTATAATCTTAACGGGGATAAAAGTATGACAAAAGTTATAATAAACGCTGTCTTCGGACAAAACTAAATACAATAATTAAATTTTATGACAAACGAATTAAGTTTAATGGAAAAATTAGTGGTATCTAAAAAAATAATGGATGCCCATAACAATACACCGAGAGGTGGTGTGGCATCATCAATGGATTCCTATAATTCACCTGAAGTTGAATCTTTTGAACCTGTTGGTGCAAAATATAATATTCCACAAGAATTTTTACAAGAATCTCAACAATCAGAACAACCTTATTTATCATCAATACCTAAAGCACCAACAATGCCACAACCTCTAACGGCAGATAGAGTTATGTCATCAAAATTACCGGACGCAATTAAACGATTGATGATTGAACACCCAATAGAAGTTCCAAACTCAATGGGTGGTGGTGGTTCAGTATTATCTGACGAATTAGTTGAGAAAGCATCTAGATTGATGAATTTAAAAGGGAATCAACAACCAAAACAATCGGTTAACGAACAAACTAAAAGACCACAACAGACACAATCACCAAACTTTAATGTGAATGAATTAAAATCTATGCTTCGTGAAGTTGTAGAGGAAGTTCTACAAGAAAATGGAATTTTGTCTGAATCAGAACAAAAATCTAATGAAGTCTTTTCTTTTAAAGTTGGAAAACATATATTTGAAGGTAAGGTTACTAAGATAAAAAAAATCTCTTAAACTTTATTTACTCTCAAGATTAACCCTCATCTACCAAGTTGGGGGTTTTTTAGTTTTATATGGTTGATATTCTTTTTGTTTTTTATTATATTTTAGAATATAATTTAAAACTATGAAAGAAAAAATTAATGTATTAGTTCTACCAAGTGACAAAACAGGTGTTGGTAAATTTCGCTCTGTTGACCCTCACGTATTCTTACAAAACTTATATCCGGATGACTTCCACGTAGATATTGACTACGAACCTCAAATAAATAATATTGAATATTGGAAAAAATATCAGATAATTCATGCTCACAGAACAATTGGACAAGATTATAATATCGCCCCTCAATTAATCCAATGGTTAAAGTCAATGGGTATTATCGTTATTGTCGATTTAGATGATTATTGGTTACCAACGGTTGAGCATCCAATACATAGTATTATTGTTAAACACAAAATTGATGAGAAAATTAAAAATAATCTGAGAGCGGCAAGTTATGTAACCACCACTACTGATATATTTGCTGAGGAAATCAAAAAATTAAACAAAAACGTTATTGTATTTCCAAACGCCATTAACCCAAAAGAATTACAGTTTAATCAACCAACACCTCCTTCTGATAAAATTAGAGTTGGGTGGTTAGGTGGCTCATCTCACTTACACGATTTAGAATTACTTGGGGGGTTTGTTCAAAAAAATAGTGACATTAACGATAAATTACAATATGTGATTTGTGGTTTTGATACAAGAGGAACTGTAACTGAAATAAATCCTCAAACAGGTGAAGAAAAACAACGAGAAATTAAACCACACGAAACTGTATGGGCTCGTTATGAGGAAATTTTTACAACCAATTATCAAACAGTTGATGATGACTATAAAAAATTCTTACAACAATTTAAAGAAGGTGAATATAATTCCGGAAATGTTTTACCTTATGTTAGAGTTTGGACAAAACCTGTCACAACTTACGCTATGAATTATTCAAAATTTGATATATCTTTGGCTCCGATTAAAAATCACATCTTCAACAGAATGAAATCTCAATTAAAAGTTATTGAGGCAGGGTTTTATAAGAAAGCTTTAATCGCGTCTGAAATTGGACCATACACAATCGATTTAGTTCACTGTTTGAAAAATGGTGAATTTAACGAAGAGGGTAACGCTATTTTAATCCCTGAAAGTAGAAATCATAGTGATTGGTCTAAAGCAATTAAGAAATTAGTTCAGAACCCTGAAATGATTAAAGTATTGGGTGAAAGATTATATAATACAGTAAAAGACAAATACGACCTTAACGTGGTTACAAAAAATAGAGCAGAATTTTACAAATCTTTAATAAAATAAAAAATGATAAAAATACCTTTAACCAAAATATTGTTTCTTGATATAGAAACTGTTGGTGGATGTAAAAACTATACCGAGTGTAAAGTTAACAATCCTAATGTTGCGAGTCAATTTGAGAAATATTTTGATTGGTTCCAAAAACGATTTCCTGAAGATGCCGGATTTTCTGCCGATAAAGTTTTTGAAAAAAGAGCCGCATTAGTTCCTGAGTTTGCAAAAATTGTTTGTGTTAGTGTTGCCTTTGTTATGGACAATGGTGATATTAAAAAACAATCGTTTTCAGGTGATGATGAAAAGGTTCTATTAAAAGAATGTCAAACATTACTTAATCGTTGTGGTAAATTAGATTTTTATCTATGTGGACACAATCTTAAGAATTTTGATATCCCTATGTTGGCAAAACGAATGATTATCAACGGATTAATGCCTCCAACACTTTTACCATCTTACGACACAAAACCGTGGGAGATTAAAGCTATCGATACCAAAGAAATTTGGCAATACGGAGCATATACGGCAATTGGTTCGTTAGACTTAATGTGTACTTGTATGGATGTTCCATCACCAAAGGAAGGTGATGTTACCGGAGATAAAGTTCACGACGCATATTGGAACAAAAATATGTTACCTGAAATCACCGCTTACTGTGAACGAGACGTACTTGTACTAATTGACGTAATAAAAAAATTAAAAGAATTAGAATAATGTTAGACAATTTTGAAGAGTTAGAAAATTTAAGAAAAAAATTACTTAATTTACAAGAGACATTCTCATCCGAAACAGGTGAGGTGGATTACGATGACATTTTGAAAGAAATGGATATTGATTTAGAACAAATTGAAAAAGATATTGCCGAGGGGGCAACTAAATTAGATTTACCTTATGAGATACTTCACCCGGATGCTGTTCACCCAAAATATAACTACGATAGTGATTCGGGGTTTGACTTACATTCTGTTGAGGATGTTGTTATCCCACCGTTTGGTAGAGCGTTAGTTCCTAGTGGACTATGTTTCGACATTAAAGACGGTTTTGAGATACAAGTTAGAACAAAAAGTGGGTTGGCAATCAACCAAGGACTTATGGTTTTAAATTCACCGGGAACCGTGGATAATGGTTACACCGGAGAAGTTAAAGGAATCATCTTTAATACAAACCCAACTGAGGTTAGAATACCAAAAGGTATGAAATTCGGACAAGCGGTTCTTTGTCCCGTTGTAAACGGTGCTTGGGTAGGATTAAATCAAGTTGAGAAAATAAATAAAAAAGAACGGGGTGAAAACGGATTTGGTTCAACAGGATTAGTATGATAACAGTAATTTATTCAACACATAAAGACGAACAATATAATAACAAATTTAGACAACATTTGTTACAAACTGTTGGTTTAAAAAATGTTCAAATATTGGAGTATGTTAACCATAACCAATTTAGTTTAACTGAAGTTTATAACAAAGGATTAAACGAATCAGTTAATGATATTATTGTGTTTTGTCATAATGATATCATTTTTGAAAAAGAATATTGGGGTAAACGAGTTTTAGAACATTTTACCAAAAAACCTGAATACGGTATTTTAGGTGTTGCTGGAACATCATATTACCCTAATTCCGGAAGATGGTGGGACATACAGGGTGAGATGATTGGTCAAGTTTATCATCAGCACGAAGGTAAAAAATGGTTATCTGAATATAATAAACCATTTGGGTCAAAAATAATAGATTCCGTTATTGTTGATGGTGTTTTCTTTGCCGTTAAAAAAAGTAATTTAAAAACTAATTTTGATGAATCATTTACCGGATTCCATTTTTATGATACATCATTTTGTATGAGTAATCATTTATCCGGAGTTAAAGTTGGAACAATTTCAAATGTCCCGTTAACACATCTTTCTATTGGTATGACCAATAATCAGTGGGAACAGAATAGATTATTATTTTTAGAAAAATACAAAGAAAAATTACCTATTAAATTAGAATCAAAATACCCGATAAATAAAATTAATCCAAAGTTACCGTTAGTTTCTGTTATAATTCCGATTTACAATTATGGGTTACAATTCGAAAAATCGTTACAATCAGTATTTGATTCTACCTATAAAAATGTAGAGATAGTAATTGTTGATGACGGGTCAACCGATACTTACGTTAAATTAAAATTAGAGAGTATTAAAGACCATCCAAATATTAAAATCATATATCAAGAAAATCAAGGACCATCTTCAGCAAGAAATAATGGGGTTAAAAATTCAAATGGTATTTTTATACTACCATTAGATGGTGATGACACTATTCATCCGGATTATATTCAATTCTGTGTTAACATTTTAAAAAACAATAAAACCATTAGTCCGGTTTATTGTGATACACATCATATAGGTCAAATACAAGGAATCGAAAAAAGACCTGAATGGTCTATAGAAAGATTAAGAGAAGGTCCGTTTATAGTTAATTGTTCAATGTTTCATAAAGAAGCGTTTGATGTTTGTGACGGGTATGATGTTACATTGAAAGGATGGGAAGATTATGATTTATGGATTAGAATGGGATTGAAGGGATATTCGGGGAAAAGAATACCAAAACCTCTTTTTGTATATTTTCACCACGAAAGTGACGGAACCGTATCAACAGAGGCGAATAACAACCAACAAGAGTTGTATAATAAAATAATGAACAAAAATTTTAAGAATGAAAATTTTAATTAAGTTTCCTACTAGAGGACGAACATTTAAATTCTTTAATGTTTTAAAAATGTATTACACAATGTGTGATGATTTAGATAATATTAAATTTTTAGTAACATTAGACACTGATGATAAAGTTATGAATCAACCGGGTGTTATTGAGATGTTTAAAGAATACAAAAACTTATCATACATTTATGGTGAAAGTAAATCAAAAATCGAAGCCATAAATAGAGATATGGAAACCGAAAATGATTGGGATATTGTCTTATTAGCATCTGATGATATGATACCAAAAGTTAAAGGTTACGATACAATCATTAGAAAAAAAATGAAAGAAAAATATCCGGATACTGATGGTGTTTTATGGTTTAATGATGGTTATCAAGGTAATAGATTGAATACTTTATGTATTTTAGGTAAAAAATATTATGAGAGGTTTAATTACATTTATCATCCAGAATATAAATCTTTATGGGCGGATAACGAATTTATGGATGTTGCAAACTTATTAAATAAACAAACTTATTTTAATGAACTAATAATTAAACATGAACATCCTGATGTTGGATTCGGTGGTCGAGACAATATACATTTAGAAAATTCTAAAAATGATTATATTGATAAAAATTTATATCTAAAAAGAAAATCAATAAATTTTGAATTAAATAAAAATTTATAATAAAATATGAATAAATTAATAATAAACCGAAACGAAGGTTTTTTTTCGGATTTTTTAACATTATTAGCGGGTATAATGTATTTTAACGATAATAATCAAAAATTTAATGTTGAATGGTTTAATTATATGTATAGTGATTTATCTAACGAAAATCTATATGATAAATTTTTTAAACAAGTTTATGATATTGAACCAATTACGTCAACATTTATTAATTTAACCCCTTATGGGTATTATTTCCCTGAAGCTATTGGAAATGGACTTGATGAATTAACTATTTTAAAAAATTTAAAAACCCCCTCTCAAACATTGATTGATTTAAAATTAATGGATAATATTTTTTTTAACAATATTGATAAAAATTATTTTAAAGGGTTAAAAACTTTAGGTGTTCAAAAAAGAGGTACAGACCATAGTACTCACGGAGCATTATTATCTGATGAAATTATTTTGTCAAATATTAATGAAGAATTTAAACATAACAGTTATGATAAAATTTATTTAATGACTGATGATAATAATTCTTTGAATTTTTTTAAAAAAGAATTAGGTGATACTTTAATTTATACTGAATCAAGAAGGGGTGATTCTAATGTTGGTTTACATTTTTCAAATCTACCAAATAAATCTAAATTAGCCGAAGAAGTTATTGTTGATTCTATTTTATTATCATTAACTGATTTTAAATTAGTAAGTAGAAGTAACGTATCAACTTTTTCATTATTAAATAATTTAAATGAAAATTTTAAATATATGGATAAACACATACATTATAGTTAATAATATGAAAAACAATATAACATTATATAATCATTTCCACAATGGTGATATATTTTACTCAAGAATATTAATTAATATTTTAAAAAACCATTATAACATTACATACTATCATAATCTACAATCACCATTATTTGAAGATTTACCTGAAGTTAATGAAATTGTGGGTATCCCCGGAAATTATGATATTCACAACACAAATTTAGAAAATAATATTGTGAATACTTGGATAGGACAAAAACAAATGATTTATGTATCACACCAACCTATTCCTGGTTGTTCATTTATTAATCATTTTAAATTAGTTACCGATATTTGTGATTTCTATAATATTGAATTAGATAATGATTTTAATAAGTATTTACCCTCTGTGATTAATACTAATTTAAAATCGCATGATAATATTGTAAACAAAATAAAAGAATTAAAACTAAAATATGATTTAATTATTTTAGTTTGTGACGGTAATGTAAATTCAAGTCAATCACATAATTTTAGTTTCACACCTATTGTTGAAAATTTGTCTGAAAATAACCCTAATTGTTTATTTTTAAGTACTAATCAATTATATGAAAATAATTCTAATGTTATTACAACATATCCACAAATAACAGAATCATTACCTGATTTATTACAAATTAGTCTAATTTCAAATCATTGTGATATTATTGTAGGAAGGGCTTCCGGACCATTTTGTTTTACACATACTAAAGAAAATTTTAATGACGATAAAAAAACATTCATTTCATTCACATTTAATGAATCTGAAGGTATATTTTATTATGATGGTAAAAATAAAAATTTATGGTCAAATAATTTAAATTATCCTAATATGATAACAACAATACAAAATGAAATAAATTTAAAAATTAAATAATTATGATAGGTGAAAAAATTGAAGAAATAATTAAAAATAAAACATTAGAAATTTTAACTAAAAATAAAAATGTTGAATTACCTGATGATATCATTGAAACCGATAATTTAGGTGAGGTGATTGAAAAATTATCCATATTACATTGTAGAATGTGGTATTTAGAAGACGCCATTAGTGATGCTAAAACCGACTCTGAAATTGCTGTGTTAAAGAAAAAAATTGACATCTGTTTTAAAAGTAAACGACCTAAATATGTTGAGGCAATAAATCGGATGGTTGATAATTCAATAAGTCAAGGTAAATCATTAATTGAGGATTCGGTAAAATTATATAAAGGTGTTGAGTAATTTAGTAATTGGGAATACATCTCAGTTAAGTCATTATTTCCCCAATGATTATGAAAAAATATCGTCCCGAAACATAGATTTTGCAACACTTTGTTCTAAAAAGTATGACAAGGTTTTTTTATTATTTGCGGAACAACGAACTTTTTTAAATGAATCTGATGAGTTTTTTATAAAAACTAATTTTGATTATACGTTAGAAGTTATTAATAAGTTTAAAGACATCTCAAATAAGGTCATCATTTATTCAACATCAGAATTGTGGAATAAATACGACGGGTGTGTCTCCCTAAGTGATGAGTATAACTATAATTACTCACCATATATTAAATCAAAAGAAATTCTCTGTAACTATATTAATCATAACAGAGATGTTTACCCTAACGTAATAATAATCTACCCATTTAACTTTAATTCTGTTTATAGAAAAGAAGGGTTTCTCTTTGGTAAAATATTTGATTCAATACTGAACGATAAAAAAATATCTATTGGTGATATTAATTTTAATAGAGATTTAACCCACCCTAAAAACATTGTTGATGTTTCATTAAAAGCCGATAAAGATTGTATTGTTGGTTTAGGTGAATTAATCAATGTTCAAAAGTTTATTGAGGACATCTTTACAAAATTAAATAAAAACATTATAGATTACATAGAATACGACGAATCCAATAACTTAAAAATAAAAAGAGGTGGTTATTATAGTTGCGAAAAAACAATAGATTATAACGACCTAATCAACTTAACAATTAAAGACATATATGAGTATTAAACTAGTAAAGGACACTATTGATTTTGATGACATCACCAAATTAATAGAATGGTTAAAAACCAATCCAAGATTAACTAAAGGAGAATTAACAACAACTTTTGAGGACTTATGGTCTAAATGGTTAGGGTGTAAGTATTCGGTATTTGTGAATTCCGGGTCTTCAGCCAATTTAGCGGCGATTTATTCGTTAATACTATCCGGTAAGTTAAAAAATAATAAAATTATTGTTCCAGCAGTTTCTTGGGTAACTACTGTGACACCGGCAATACAATTAGGATTAACGCCTATTATGTGTGATTGTGATAAGGATAATTTAGGTTTAGATATTAACCATTTAAAAACGTTAATTAAAGAAGAAAACCCTTCCGCAATTATATTAGTTCACGTATTAGGTTTTCCTAATCATATGAAAGAAATCATTGAGCTATGTGAAGAAAATGATATTTTATTAATTGAGGATACTTGTGAATCTATTGGTTCAAAATACGGTGATAAACATTTAGGAACTTTTGGAGATTTATCAACCTTTTCATTTTATTTTGGACATCATATGTCAACAATTGAAGGTGGTATGGTATCAACAGATAATGAAGAATTGTATCATATTTTATTATCCATTAGGTCGCACGGGTGGGACAGAGATTTACCTTTATCGAAACAAAAAGAATTACGCGAAAAATATAAGGTTAATGATTTTAAATCATTATACACCTTTTATTACCCGGGGTTTAATTTAAGAGCAACTGACTTACAAGCGTTTATCGGAATTCAACAAATGGATAAATTAGACCATATTGTTGAATCTAGATATAAGAATTACATAAGATATAAAGAAGGTATCAAAAATGATTTTTGGGAGGTTAAACCAACAAGTAATTCCTATGTGTCAAATTTTTCTTATCCTATAATAACTAAAAATCTTGACAGATTGATAACTGAATTACAAAATAATGATATCGAATGTCGACCATTAATTTGTGGGTCAATAAACGAACACCCATTTTGGTATGAAAGATATGGGAAACAAGAATTACCTAATTCAAAGTTAGTACACGAATATGGTTTATACTTACCAAACAATCACCAAATGACTGAAGAAGAAATAACTAAAGTAATTAAAATTGTTAACGAAAATATATGAAAAAATTATTAGTAACCGGTGGTAATGGTTTAGTTGGTTCTTCCATTACTTCTGATGTAAAAATTGGTAAAGAGTATGATTTGAGAAATATTGAAGAAACCGATAAAATGTTTGAATACCATAAACCAACTCACGTTATTCATTGTGCCGGTAAAGTAGGTGGTCTTAGTGCCAATATGAATTATAAAGGAGAGTTTTTTTACGATAACATAATGATTAACACTAACGTTATTGAATCGGCCAGAAAAAATAATGTTAAAAAATTAGTATCATTTTTATCAACTTGTGTATTTCCGGACAATATTGAATACCCAATAACTGAGAAAAAAATTCACTTAGGAGCCCCTCACTTTTCAAATTACCCATACGCATACGCAAAAAGAATGGCTGATATTCAAATAAGAGCTTATAGGGAACAATATGGGTTAGAATATGTGTCAGTAATCCCAACAAACATTTACGGACCAAATGATAATTTTTCATTAGACACCGGTCACGTAATCCCTATGTTATTACATAAAATGTATAACGCTCAAAGAGATAACGCTGATTTTGTTGTTTGGGGTAGTGGAACACCATTAAGGGAATTTATATATTCTAAAGATATCGCAAAATTATCTGAATGGGCCTTAGACAATTATAATGAATCAGAACCTATTATATTCAGTAACTCAAATGAAATTAGTATTAAAGATTTGGTTGATTTATTAGTTAATGAGTTTAACTTTAAAGGGAAAGTAATATTTGACAAAACAAAACCTGATGGTCAATTTAGAAAACCATCGGATAATTCAAAATTAAAATCGTATTTACCTAATTTTGAATTTACCCCAATTGAACAGGGATTAAAAGAAACAATAAATTGGTTTATAGAAAATTATGAAAACACAAGAAAATAAAATTGCTTTAATTACAGGGATTAATGGTCAAGATGGTTCTTATCTTGCAGAATTCTTAATAGAAAAAGGATATGAAGTTCACGGAACTTTAAAAAGAAATTCAGTAGCAGAAAATCAAACATCAAGATTGGATAAAGTATATGATAAAGTTAAATTACATTACGCTGATTTAACTGACTTATCATCATTAGTACGAGTTATTAGTGAGGTTAAACCAATTGAGATATATAATTTAGCCGCTCAGTCACACGTAAGAATATCATTTGACCAACCATTATACACCGCAAATGTTACTGGAATAGGAACTTTAAATGTTTTAGAGTCGGTTAAATTATTAGACCCATCTATTAAAATTTATCAAGCGTCATCATCAGAAATGTTTGGTAATTCAATTGATACCGATGGATATCAAAGAGAAACTACACCATTGAACCCTGTATCACCTTACGGATGTGCCAAAGTTTTTAGTTACAATATTTGTCGTAACTATAGAAATTCTTATGGTATGTTCATATCAAACGGAATATTATTCAACCACGAATCACCAAGAAGAGGAACTAACTTTGTAACTAATAAAGTCTGTAAAGAGGCCGTTAAAATTAAATTTGGATTATCGAATGAACTTAAACTAGGTAACTTAGATGCTACTCGAGATTGGGGACACGCTAAAGATTATGTTAAAGTAATGTGGGAGATTCTTCAATTGGATAAACCTGATGATTTTGTATGTGCAACAGGGATATCACATTCAGTACAAGACCTATGTGAGTATGTTTTTGGAAAATTAGATTTAGATTGGGAATTATATGTGAAACAAGATGAGAAGTTTTTAAGACCGGAAGAATTACATAATTTAAAAGGTGACCCATCAAAATTAGTAAAAGCAACGGGATGGACTCACGACTATACCTTTGAAACTATGTTAGACGAAATGATTGAACATTGGTTAACATATTATAAACAACAATAATTAAAAAATGGCTGAAGCTAGAAAAAGAAAACCAACAACAACTCCGACTCCGGAAGTCACCGGTAAACCGGTAAGTAAAAAAGATTTAATTGGTCAAATCATCAGGAGAAAAACTAAAGAAAAGTTTTTAACAGTAAATCAAAAAAAGTATTACGATACTCTAATTGAAAGTGAAATTACTGTTTGTTCCGGACCAGCGGGCGTTGGTAAAAGTTACATAACAATGAAAGCTGCAATTGATTTATTATCAGACCCAAAAACTCCTTATGAGAAAATTATCATTGTTAGACCGGCGGTTGAAGCCGAAGAAAAATTAGGTTCACTACCCGGTAACGTAGAAGAAAAATTAGACCCATATATTTTTCCATCATATTATTTATTAAATAAAATTATTGGAAAAGAATCTCGTGAAAAACTTAAAGAGATTGAAGTTATTGAAGTATTTGCATTAGCGTTTATGAGAGGTATGAATATTGATAATTCTATTCTAATATTTGAAGAAGGTCAGAATGCCTCGCCAAGTCAAATGAAACTTCTTTTAACAAGAATTGGGTTTAACAGTAAATTCTTCATATCAGGTGATGTGGAACAATCGGACAAATATAAAAATAAAACCCACAGTGGTTTATGGGACGCAATCGAAAAGTTTAGAGATGATGACTATGTGTCAACGTTTGAATTTAAAGATAAAAACGATATTGTACGAAACCCATTAATTAGTAAGATATTACGTAAATACGATAACGAACCGGATGAGAATAGCAATTGAGATTAACGGAGTATTAAGAAATACAATAGATAAAATAGAACAAACCTATCAAAAATATATGATAGATAAGACGGAGGGGTTGGAAGACGAAGAATCTTTTAAATATGAGATATCCCTACCGGTAGATAGTTTAAATCTTAGAAATCATTTTAAGTTCCAAACGGACGAAGAATTATATTCATTTTTATATGAGGAGTTTCCTATGGAAATTTTTGGACACTCTCAATCAACTGAATATTCAACCTTCAATGATTTAAATGAGATATACGTAAATTTAAGAGATAATCACGACATATTAATTGTGTCTGATGAAATGGGTAGGTCAAAACCATCATCGTTATTCTTCTTATCAAAATTTGGTTGTCAGATAGAAAAAGTAAAATTCTATAGTAATATGACAATAAATTCAATGTGGGACGAAATTGATGTTTTACTTACGGCTAATCCCGCCTTATTATTAGAACATCCGGATGATAAAATTATCATACAATATCAAACGGAATACAATAAACATATCAAATTAGACAATTCTATAACAACAATTAAAGAATTAGAATTTGAATTAACAAAAATAATATAATGTTAAAAGTATTAGGTGAAAATTATTATTTGGATTTAGACAAAATAGATGACTACGTTCAAATTAAAGGGGATAAAGTTGTTACCTCAGGTATTACAGAATCAACCCACATTAGTATAATTAAATATGAAACGGTTAAATTAATGATGGAAATAATTATGGACGAACCGGAAGAGATTGATGAACAATTAGGTGCAAAGGGTACTAACAATTTATCAATACCATTTAAAATTGCGTTTAACACGCTACTTTATAAAAACTTACTAAATAAAATATAATATGAATCAAGAACAAATTACAAAATTAGAATTGTCTATTGAGAATATGAAAAATAAGAAATCTAGAATTTATCTTATTGCTCAAGACACCAAAGGTAACGCTAAAGCATCTATTGCTTACATCTATAGATTAGCGTTATCATTATTAAACGCCGGGTATAACCCAATTATTTTACACGAAACTCCTGATTACACTGGTGTATCTGAATGGTTAGGTGAAGAATATATGGTAATACCACATAAATCAATTGAGGGTCAGAATTTAGATGTTTCTCCGGAAGACTTAATTATCATCCCGGAACTATACGGTTTTGTTATGTCTCAAGTTAACAATTTACCTTGTGGTAAAATTGTATTATGTCAATCATACGACCATATGTTAGAAACGTTACAGCCAGGACAATCTTGGAGTGACTTAGGATTTTTAAAATGTATAACAACATCAAACAAACAAAAAGAACAAATCGAAAGTGTTATGAGAAACATATCTTTTGATATCTTAACTCCATACATTTCTGATAGTTTTAAACCTCAAACCTTACCCGCAAAACCAATCATTACAGTACATTCAAGAGACCAAAGAGATACGGTTAACTTAATTAAAACATTCTACATTAAATTTCCTCAATATAGATGGGTAACCTTCAGAGATATGAGAAGTCTAACAGAAAAAGAATTTTCAACCGGGTTGGAAGAATCTTGTTTATCAGTATGGATTGATGAGACAAGTGCTTATGGAACATACCCATTAGAATCTATGAAATGTGGAATACCTGTATTAGGTTTAGTTCCTAGTTTAATTCCTGAATGGATGAGTGAGGAAAATGGTTTATGGATTAACAATAAAATACAATTAGTTGACTTCATTGCCGATTATTTACAAAATTGGTTAGAGGATAATGTAAACGAAAACTTATTTATTCAAATGAAAAAAACTGTTGATTCATTACCAACTAAAGAATCTTTTGAAAAAGAATCTGTTGAATTATTTGATAAATATTTAACGTCAAGACAAGAATCTTTTACTGAACAATTATCTAAACTACAAACAATTTAAGAACAATATGGAAGAAATTAAAACATTTGATGTATCGGTTATCTTACCGATTAAATCGTCTAAAGCACGAGATTTTGACGAATACTTTAAAAAAGCTATCGATTCGTTAAGAATACAAAAAACAGAAATAAAAGAACTTGTTATTGTTCATACTAACGAAACATCTTTAGTTGAATACTTAAACGATTTTGACTTTGGTGATTTACCGGTAATTAAAGTTGAGTGGACTAAAGAACCAAATTACTCGGCACAAATTAACTATGGTGTTAGAAGTGCAAAATCAACGTGGGTTTCATTGTTTGAATTTGATGATGAATATTCTTCAATTTGGTTTAAGAACGTTCTTAAATATTCTGAAATATATCCTGAGGTATCGGCATTTTTACCAATAGTTGTTGACGTAGACCAAAACACAAATTTTGCGGGTTTCACTAATGAGGCAACATTCGCAGCAAATTTTACACCTGAAATGGGAATCTTAACAAATGAAACGTTAATGGATTATCAAAATTTCCAACTATCAGGGATAGTAATTAAAAAAGAATCATTCATTGATTATGGATTGTTAAAACCATCGTTTAAATTAACCTTTGGGTACGAATTCTTTTTAAGAATGACATACAACTCAATAAGAATTATGACAATTCCTAAAATTGGTTACAAACATATGAACTTACGTGAAGGTTCTATTTTTTGGAATTACAAAAATGGTGACGATATCATTTCCCCGGACGAGGTTAAATTTTGGGTAGAGTCAGCAAAAAAAGAGTTTTTCTTTATTAATGACAGAGCCATAAAATACGAATCTCAAGAATCGTAATGACTGAATCAGTTAATTTGACAGGAGACACCAGCGTTGAGTTAAAGAAGAAAGGTAGAAAACCAACCCAATTAAATTATTTTGATGTTCGAGAAGAACTGGCAGTTGTTCGATTTTTAGAAACCGAATGTCATCACGAGAGAAATAAAATTTATAATGAGTTTTTATTAAAACCTTTAGATAAGATGATATCTTCGATTATAAGAAGATACAAATTATATAGAAAAGACATGGATTTTAATGAAATCCATACAGATACTCACTCATTCTTAATAACAAAAATAGATAAGTTTAAGCCTTCTAAAGAAAAGAAGGCTTACTCTTATTTTGGAACCATATGTAAAAATTATCTTATGGGTCAAATTATTAAGGACCAAAAAGAAACTAATAGAAAAATTTCTTACGAAGATATTTCAACTAGTTTAGAAAACGATGAAGGGTTCGCATATTACATTGAAAATGATAATTTAGATTCTGAAAGGATTATTCATCATTTTTTAATCAAATTAGATTTGTTTGTTAAAAATGAAAATCTAAGTGAGAATGAAATAAAACTCGGACAAGCATTATACGATTTATTCGATAATTATGAAAATATTTTTGTGGGTAACGACAATAATAAATTCAACAAGAATATAATATTACTCTCATTGAGGGAAATGACCAACCTTTCTACTAAAGAAATTAGAGGGTCAATGAAGAAATATAAAAATATGTATTTTGAGTTAGTCCAAACTATGGTTAAATAAAATCCAATATTAAATATTTATTGTTATGGCAAGACCGACAAAAAAAGAAATTAATCTTTCAAAAGAATCAATGTTATCATTGATGCAGGAAATCTATAACGAAGTTGTGGAACAACGAAATACTGCAATAAGAATACAAAACAAGATGTTAACAATGATGAAAGAACCGGAGGATATGACTGTCATTGGTCCGGTTATCGAAAAACAACAAAAAATTGTTAACGACTGTATTGAGAAAAAACTAACCCTATCTAAGTTACAATCTTCTATGTGGGAAAAATCTAACGCTAATAAAGATAGTGGAGCAGGATTCTCAATAACTGATTTAGGGGATGATGAACTATTCAGAACTCTAATGGAAAAAGACATTTCAAAAGATAACGATTCTTATAAAATGAAAAAATAATATGGGTTCATTAGACATTAATTTTGGATATAATAAAATTCAAAAGAAAGTTAACGCAACAAAATCTTTTGCTGATATTAAGTCTCAGTATGACGAGGCAAATAGAAAAGCGGGTAGTTCCTTTGAAAAAACAAAATCTCAAGTTTCAGAATCATTAAACAGTGTTAAAAGTCAAACTAAAAGATATCAGAAACAAGTAAAAAACCAATTTGAACAACTTTTAGATTTAACCAACACAACAGGTGGAAATGGTAGTGGTTCACCATCATATATTAAAAGACTCTTAATTAGAACAATTAAAAACGTACAACCAAGGTTACGAACAATTGTTATTAAAGATTGTTTAACAGCATTAGGGTGTGACCAACAACAAACATACACATCTCCGGAAACAATTTATGTAAAAGTTGGTTCTATCGATTTATTTAATAGATTATTAATTGACCCCCAAGATGAAGTAGGTGCTGTTGTTTACGAAAAGAAGTCGATTCAAGTAGGACAAATTCCATTCTCAATGAATCGAGAATTACATCAATTAACTCAAAATAATAGTATATACACTCACGTAGGTAAGTCGGGTCAAGATTTATTTAAAATACAATATGTAAACGCTGACCCAAATGGTGTAACAGGTGGTTGGTTTCAGGTTGATTTAAGTAGTAGAACCGGACCTCTTAGAGTAGGTGAATTTATGGTTGATTATTACGACACAATAAGAATGGCGGAAGACACCGATATTATTGGGTCTATTATGGAATCCTTATCCGGTGCAATATCAATGAAAGTATCTGCGGGAACATCTCAAGTTGAAAACGCAAGTAAATACGAATTAATATTGGCAAGAATATTAGGACTTTGTTTTGATAGTAGGGGTAATGAAATAGATACTAGTGGTATTGCTAAGATAGCTGAACTAGATGGTGTTGACGATTCATTTTTTGAGTTTACTGAAATTGATTTAAGAAATATTGATATTAGAACACAAAACATTAAGAAAGGGGTTATTCAATTTGAGGATTGTGATAACATTGATTTACCTGTTAACTTCAACGAAATTATAAGTGCGTTAGGACAATTAAATTTTTATGAAGGTTCTGAGTTTGAAGAGGCGGCAAATAACATAACAGATGTTTTGGCAAACAATCCGGCTTGGATTGGTGTTGGAATAAATGTTACCCCACAGGTTGTTGTTGACACAAATTTTATAAAATTAATAAGTAACGGAATGATTAGTGCTTTAATTACTCCAAAAATGATATTACCAATTATTGTTATGTATAAAGCGTTGGGTAATACATTGGCGGACAATATAAAATCATTTGTTGATTTCGCTAAAATATTTAAAAAGTTCTTCATTAATTTAGTATCTAAAGTAGGTGCAATATTTGTTGAGGAATTGTTTAAATTAATTAAAGAAGACATTTTGAAACTTGTTCAACAAGTTATTAAAGATATTGTTAAAGAAAAGATTGTTAAAAAATATGCAATGATATTAAAATTAATTGCGTTATTATTGGCAATCATTGGATTGATAACGGATTATCGTAAGTGTAAAAACTTAATAGACGATATATTGGCGTTATTGAATTTATTAAATCTCCCCGGACTGAGTAGTGGAATACCATTACCATTCTTATATGCCGCACAATTATTGGATGGTTACTCCGAATCAAGAGCCTTTATTGGTGCCATTGAAGAAATGCAAAGTATGGGAATCCCTACCGGAGCGATGCCAAGTGGTGCACCAAATTTTGATTTATTAGGGAAGTTTGGACAAATGAAAGCGATGGCTATGGAAGATGCGGAAAATAATAAACTTCAAGTTGCGGTGGGACCATTGGTGGTAACTCCGGCGTTCTTGACTGTTCCTGCCAGTTCGTATGGTAAAAAATTCTAATTATGGATAAGAAAGAAAAATCTGAAAAAGTATTACAAATCATTAAAGAACATAAAACATCGTCAAATAAAGATTTAATTCTTGCGATGGATTATCTTTTGGAGGATTTTGAATTTACTAAAAAATTAGTTTTAAAAGGAACTGAACAATTAGATAAGTTAGAGTTAACTTACAACACCATATTAAAAGAATATCAAAAAAGAATAAAACCAAATGATAATAGATAGTCAAAATAAGTATCAAATATTATTTCCGGGATATGTTTACGATAACCAAGACCCAATGATGTTGGGTAGAATTAGAGTTATTCCTGAAACTAAAAATTATAACGATATAATCGCGTCCGTTCCGAATTGGGATGAACAAAAAGATATATGGACATCGAGAGACCCATTACTTTTTATGCCGTTATTACCGTTTTATATTAGTCAGACACCTAAAAAGGATGAGTATGTTCATATTGTTTATATGAATAGAATGTCCGAATTTAATAACCAATTTTATATTCAAGGTCCGTTCTCGTCTCCAATGACAACACCTTTTGAACACTACCAAGGCGCCAAAAAATTCTTGGCAGCCGGAGATAGAATTAAACAAGGTATGAGTCTTAAAAACCAAGACGGTGAATACCGTGATAAAAACAGTCAAGGTATCTTCCCTGAACCTGGTGACAACGCTTTGTTAGGTAGAGGAACCGCTGACGTTATTGTAAAAGAAAATGAAGTATTAATCCGTGCCGGAAAAACAAAAGAATTATCTAAAGATAAATTCCCAATTGGTAATCAAAATAGAGCCTTTTTACAGTTAACAAGATTTACTCAAACTAAAAAAACATTACCACCTGAAACAAAATATAGATTAGTTCAAGATGTTTTATTAGTTAAAAAAATGATTGTTTGGGATATTGCAACATTAAATACGACGGCAGATTCCTTTACCGGGTCAGTTAAATTGTATAATCTTAAACCAAGTCCAAAAGTTAATACGGACAACTTTAAATACGATACCATATTAAAATTAAATAGTGGTGAAGATTATGGTGTTGAACTAGAGTCCATATCGTTTGTGGGTAAAACTTTTCAGGAATCGGTTAAATCAATTAATGATTTTATTTCTAAAGTATTTAACCCAAATGTTACATTTACAGGAATAACAATTAATAACCCAAAAAATCTTGCTGACCAATTTCCTTTTGTTGTTACACCATCAAAACAAACATACGATACCGGTAAAAACTTTACACCATCAACGGCATTAAATGATGTTGTTGAATACGTGAATTACAAAAGATTTTTTAATAAAATTAAATTAAATAATTCAAAAGAAGAAGGTTGGTTTTTGGTTTCAGAAAATAAAGGGGGTAAACCTTTATTTGGTCCTCAAGGAACTGTTAAAGAAGAAACAGTAATACCAACAACATTTCAAAATGAAGATGTTACTTACGGTGTGTTAGGTGCTCAAAAAGTATTTTTATTATCTCAAAACGCAACAAGTCCTAAAGGACAAATTGATTTATCTAATACGTTATACGGTATTCCACAGGATAAATTTGTTGGTGCCGGAGATACATTATTTGAGAAAACATACTCAAGTGTTAGAGGTGAAGAATTGGTTAAACTGATTGAGAAAATTGTTGAATTTTTAAACAATCACGTCCATCCTCATGCTAATATGGTTCCGGATGAAGCGACTCAAGGTTCTAAAACAACCAAGACTAGTATCAATCAATTACTAGCCGATGTAAATAATACTGTCTTAAATCAAAATATTCGATTAAACTAAATATTTATTGTTAAAAGATTTTATGTCAATTAACAATTCCTATTTTAGTAAAAACAATACAATCATATCAAATAGTTTAACAAACACCGGAAGAAACCCTGTGACTGAACTATTTTATGGTTCATTAGCGACTTCACAATACCCAAATGGGTTTAGCCGTTTCATTTTTGATTTGGATATGTCTCTTCTTCAAGAAAAAATATCTGACGGAACAATATCTACAACTTGTCCTGATGCTATGACACATACGTTAAGAATGGTTAACACATCAACCTTTAATATTGAAGAGTTAAATACAACAACATCTCAAGCTAGATTGAGAGCAACTTCCTTTGATTTAATATTATTTAGAATACCTAACAACCAAATGTGGGACGAAGGTGTTGGATATGACTTTGCTGACTTAATATATGATTATAGTAATTCAGATAGAAACTTCTCAACAAGACCGTCAAATTGGATTCAAACAACAACATTAAGTGGGTGGACATCACCGGGTATCTATAACAATAATAATTCAGGTTCAACACCATACAGTGCGTTAACTATTGTAGACACACAACATTTTCAATTCGGGAATGAAGACATATCTTTTGATATGACAAGTGAAATTAATAATATCTTAACAAATGGTTTAACCGGTGTAACAGGATGGGGAATTGCTTATTTACCTCAAATTGAAAACTTAACGGGGTTAACTGAGAACTACGAAGTTCAATTCTTTACAAGACATACTCAAACCTTCTACGAACCATTCTTAGAAACAAACTATGATGATTTGATTGAGGATGACAGAAACTCATTTTCGTTAGGGAAAATCAATAAATTATACTTATACATATACGAAGATGGTAATCCTATCAACTTAGATGAATTACCGTCAGTGTCTATTTCGGATTCCAATGGAACTCCTATTTTAGGATTAATGAGTCCTTACTTAGATGTATGTCAGAGAACCAAAGGTGTTTATGAAGTTACAATACCACCATTAATTGGGTATCGTACACCTTGTTCTTTTTATGACATTTGGTCAGGGTTAAAATTAAATGGTTTTTCTTTACCTAATATAACCAATGACTTTGTATTATACCCGTTAAAACATTCAATTCAAATTGGTACGTCAACTCAGGACCCAAAGATTTATGGATTTGATTTTTACGGAATAAAACAAGACGAAAAAATATACAACACAGATATTAGAAAAGTTGGCGTGGTAATTAAACAAGCTTACACAACAAATAAGTTACTTCCAAACGTAAAGGCTCATTACCGAGTGTATGTAAGAGAAGGGCAAACAGAAGTTCAAGTTCAAGGATGGACAAGAATTAACCAAACCCCAAATGAATATTACTTTATGTTCGATACGAGGGATAAAATACCAAACGAATACTATGTTGATTTGAAAGTTGAGAGTAGTGGGGTGATTAATACCTACAAAAAACAAATCAAATTTCAGATTGTTAATGTGAAGTATTTGGAATAATAAGATATTTATAAATAAAAACTAAAAAAAAAATAATACAAAATATATGGCAAATTATATTATAAATGATTGTTTAACTAATGAGGAATACATTGTTTCTGCAATAACGTTAACAGTGGGAGAAACAGTAGGGTATTCTATTGACGAGATAGGATTTTGTGCTACTGTTGGGGTAGAAACGTCTAACCCTCCAACTATAGGGGTAACCTTGGGGATATCATATACAGATTGTTGTGAGTGTTTAAGTGAGACCACAGTGGATTTAAATTTTAAATTTATACGATGTGGTACATTAGAAGAGATTAATATAGACCCAACTGAATTTTGTAGTTACTTTGGTGCTCCCACATCAGGTAGTACTTATGAAATACAATTTGGTAGAGGAACACCATTTTGCGTAACTTTTGATGGGTTAACTAATTCGGGTGAAACAAATTATTATTACTATTCAGGTCCCTTTTTAGATTGTGAAAATTGTGTATCACCACCACCTATATCCGCAGGAACAGAAACAATTATGTGTGTACTTGATTGTAGTGGTAACACTATAACAGTTGTCCCACCCCACCCAACTTGGACAAACGCGTATGGTAAGGCAGTTGTCTTACTAGATGCAATCGAACTTGGTGGAATGAATGGATTAAATTCGTAAGTTATGGGTAAGGTAGTTAAACTTTCAGAATCAGATTTATCAAACATTATTAAAAAAGTAATGTCTGAACAAGATTACTCATCCGATGTTAATAGACCAACGAGTGATAGAGAGAGACAAGTCAAATCAATCTTTGGTGACAAATACGGTTCGTATATCCCAAATGATGTTCTTAGATACATAAGAAAAAACCCCGCACAATTCTTCAAAAAAATATATGAAATGTATGGAGATAGAGCTTATGACTACTTAGATAAAGCAAAAAATAAAGGAGGAATTTAATTTTCTCCTTTTTTTTATCAAATTATTTTTTTATATATAAAATTTTTACGTATCTTTGTCCGATAATTCACTAAAGATATGATAAAATACATAAAACGAAAATTAAAACGTAGAGCTGTTAGAAAGAAACTATTAGAGTTACAGATATTATACGATGTTGTTGACCCGGGAAGATTGGCGGATATCAATGATTGTAAATTTATTTTCCGTAATGTCTTACGACATTCCAATTCCATTTATGAAATTGCTCCACTATCTGACCATAGAATTATAGAAAATAAAAAATTAGGTGTATTCATTATCTTAGACGATAAAAAAATTACAATAATCAATCACGTTTGTTATTATAGTAATATCCCCCTTACTGATAGAGATTGGAAGAAAATGTCCAATATGTATGATAACAAAGTGCAACAAAATAGAATGCAACGTATTGAACAAATGAAATCCCAAGTGGAACATTCATTATCAAAATTAAAGAATAGAATCTTAATTAAATCAAAAACCCCCACTGTTGAGTAGGGGTTTGTTATTTAAAACATATCTTCAAGACTCTGTAAGTGTTTCTTAACGATATCCAAGTCACTAATGTCCGTATACGTCATTCCTCGACTCTTTAAGGTTTGTATTTCTCTGTGTAGGTGTGATGTCATTTGTCTAACCATATTTGACATTGATGGATAATTTTTAATCATATTATCTAGATAATAAACATCCTCAGGCAATTTTAACACATCACCAATTTTTTTAACCCAATCCTTACCGTAATTATCGGCATCCATTTCCATATCCCAATAGATTTTATAAAATTCCTCAAAATCCTCAATATCCCCCATATAGGAATCCTTCAAATCAAATTCACTCATCTGTTGTTCGTGCCTTAATTCGTGGAATAAAATATAAACAAATGATGCAAAATTTGGAAACATTTCAGGTGAACATAAAATAATTGCCTTATTTGTTCTAACCCCTTTAAATCCGGTGTTACAAGAATTCAATACTTTTATAACATATCCCCTATCTTGAACAAAATCTTTTATCTTCTCAGAAATCAAATCATATTCCTTCATTTTATCCTCAGGAATATCCTTTCTAAACTTATCAATAACTCTGTCGTAATTAGAGGACATTTTTAGTCCATTTGGGACAATATCTCCCAATATGGTGCCTTCGGTTATCTCAACCCATTCTTTAACCGTATGAACGTCGTGTGTGTCTATATCATAACTTCCGTCAACACCTTTCTCCCACATACCAATAACACGTTCAACATTATTTTTTATATGTTTACCTTTAGCTTTTTTATTATGGTGATTATCAACATCAATACTAAAAGGAAATAATTCAGTCTTTCTCCATTTTTTTAATCCTAACTCAATTGGACCATTGTATTCACCGGCATTACTAGCCAACGTATTTTCTTTAATTGGAACAACTTTTAAATTTTTCTTACCGGGTGTTTGATTAATGTTGTTACCCTCTTCATCACTATTGGTCGAATCAGGGTGTTTCGTCATATAATTAGTTACCTTTCTTGCCTTCCCCTCTATCTTCTTAATCTGTTTCTTTGTTTCATCCATCGAACCATCATAACTATCAAATTCCAATTCAGGATTATCATACTTAGATACCGATGTCGTAAACGGACCCATTTGAGATTTTTTGAATTTTCTAATACCCACTTGAAGAGGTGCTATAAACGAACCTCTAGTTCCACTCTCTCCGGTAGCCTCTTTAATCTGTATTTTGTTATTTTTGTTCATATACTTATAAATATCAAACAAATTAAAAAAATGGAAGAACCTCAATTATTCGGAAAGCTATTTGAATCAATACCAATCCAATCTGAAGAACACTTAGATGCCATACTTGAAACTATGGATAAAGAACACGGAATATACTATCTAACCCAAGCCGTTAAATACGCATATCAATCCGGAATATTCTCATTAGGAGAATGTGAAGTATTATCAAAAGCAATTAGAGTAACCGCCAAAAAAGAAAAAGACGTAGAATAACGTCTTTTTTTATATAAAAATTTTGGCAGTTAAAATATTATATTTATATTTGTCAAACAAAACACAAACACTATGAAAAAGTTATTCTTATTATCGTTATTACTTATCGGAACATTAACCTCTGTGGCTCAAGTTAAACCAAAAACAAAAGACATTGACAAAGATGCCAACGTCTTGATGGATTCGTTATCTAAAGTTTATAACAAAAAAGTTTTTTCTATAATGAAAATTACTAAAAACGATACTATCAAAACCTATATTGCCTACGCAAAAGATAATAAATTAACTTATGAGTTAATTAGTTCAAAACGAATTAATTAATACAACGACCTACTAACCCGTAACCTGTTTTAATTGTTCCGGTTCCAATAGGTGAATATACTTTGATTTTTTTATCATTATTTGGTGAATCAAATTGAACTGTGGTTCCCGCATTCGATAATTTATAAATAACAAACTCTGTTCGCCCTTTTTTAATCATACCCGCCATAGCTTTTAACCCCGGTTCTATCTCACTACCCATTTTTTGATAACTACGTGAATTGGGGTCATTCAATAATTGTTTAACCAAATCAGCATAATCTGTAACTGTTATCGTTAATATTTCACTACCTGAAACCGCAACCGGGTTAGTTTGACTTACCAAAGTTAAAAGATAAACATATAGTGGAGTATATTTCCAATCCGGGTATTTACTAACGTCACCCGTAATATACCCTGTGTCCGTTTCTATTTTACCCTGACTATCCATAATAACCAATCTATCCGGAATCTGTCCCGGAGTAAATGTAACTTCCCCTTTACCTTCTAAAATCTCATCAGTTGTTACATAATCTAAATTAGGGTCCCCTTGACCAGCTTCAACATCTAAAACAAAATTACACTTTGAACCACTACCTGTGATAGTAAAGTTTACAAATTGCTCACCACTATATAATTTAATCTTATCAGGATTTTTATTATCACCTTTAGTCTTATCATATGGTGTTTTACCTAAAGATACTTGACTAACATCTGTAGGAACTTTAATAGTTAAAACACCATTTTTAATTAAATCTTGAAATACTTCTTCAAAATACCCTTTCACAGAATTAGCTCTCGCCAATGCTAAACTACCCTTTTCTTCAAATCCTTTTGGATTCGTAACATTAGATTCCCCTGCAGTAATAGTTATAACAAAATTTTTACCACCATCATCCTTGATAAATTTATCAATTTGAGGTTTTAATGAAATTATTTTTGACTTAACATTTGGAGAATCAACCTGACCATAAGCAAATTTATCACCAACATTTTGAACCGGAAAAGTAGTGTTAGTCGATTTTGATGTAGTTGTCGAATGATATTGGGGTTGAACAACCTGTTCTAACGTTAAATATTGTCGTTTTGTTGCACTCTCGTGAAGATTTAATATTCTACTTCTTTCCTCACTCGATATCTCAAATAAATTGTTCATATTTTTCTTTTTATATAAATACCTCAGTATTTAAAAAACTTTATTTGATTTACGAATATTCTCCTCACCCCACATTGGTTGAAGGTTATCCAAACACCAACATCTCATAAATTCCTCGTCACCCATCTCTTGTATATCAAAAGATGTAATTGGTAGTTTATGGTCCACGTGCCAAATTCCATAGTTATCCCACGTCATATCATCCTTAAATTGTTTTTCTAAATGATTAATCAATTCCTCCGGACTATATTGTAGAACATCAAAGTAATGTCCATATTTGTCTACATTACTTTCTTTTAATACTGTCCATATTGCAGTTCTGAAATTGGTGATTAGTTTATAGAGGGGGTCAGTATCTTTACGATGTTTTTCATACTTACGTTTATATTCTCTATGTTTATCAATATTTTTTTCTCTCCATTTTTGATGGTAATCATTTAGACGGTCTCTATTATCTTTTTGCCAATCAGAAAAATATTGTAATCGTTTTTCTCTATTTTTAAGATAATGTCGTTTATCTGATTCAGATTTCCCACCCTTATATTTTCTACCGGAGATACCGACAATAGCACCATTTTCTTTTAATGTTCGTAACACAACTTGTTTGTTAATATTTAATTTTTCAGATATAGATGGAGAGCCTAACATCTCATCATTATATAATCTCAAAATTTCATCAACAACTGATTTTTCTAATAGTATTTTCTTCATATATTATAAATACAACCATAAACTTGATTGTTTACAAATATACATAAAAAAAAGGGACATATAGTCCCTTTTTGTTAAATATTTTAAGATTTTGATTATCTCAATTCTCTTAAATCGAATGTTCTAACACCATCTACAGTAATTCTGCCGTAAAATCTATTATTCACCATCTTTTTCGCGTAACGAGTCATTATACCTTTAATCGGTGTAAAGTTGAATGGGTTGTACATTGTAGGTGTTAATTGTAATGGTACATACGGAGCGTAGATGTATCCTGTATCAAGTAACGATGTTCCTTTGTGTCCAATTAACACTTGGTTAGCTGGGAAGTAAGGGTCACGATATACTTGGTAACGTCCTGCTAATGTTCCAACTCTTTCAATACCCATATTATATTGGTCTTGTTCAGGTGAAGCATTAGATACGTGGAAGTATTCTAAGTCATCCATAATCGCTGAAACCTCAGAAGATACTACAATCCAGTTAGCTCCACCTCTTAAAGTAGATTTGTGGATTTGTGCTGACAATTGGTTAATTGCAGTAATCAAAGTTTGGTTCCAATCTTTTTGTGTATAGTTTGTTGTTGAAGAGATTCTTCTCCAACCATTGTAATCCCAACGTAAGTTCCATGCCGCACCTTTACGTAAATCTCTTAAGATTTCACGGTCGATTTCAGCCGCAACTTGTTCAGATAATAAAGCTGTTAATTCAGCCTCAGCATCGATGTTGTGGAAAGCTGCAACGTCTTGAGCTAACTCAGGAGACCATTGTGCTCTTAATTTTCTTTCTGTAACAGATACAGTAACTGAATCTAATTCGAAAGAAACCTCACCGATTTTATCTTCAAATTCCATATCAGCGTAACGTCTGTAAACAGCAGTAAACCCAGTTGATGGTAATACTCCGATAGTTGTTCCTGTATAACCGTCTAATGTGTCACCACAAGAAGGACAAGTTGGACAAGATAAATCAACTTCTAAGTAGATGATTCCTGCAGGAGAACAAGTATCATTGTAAGTACCGTTATTACCTGTAGTTGCAAATGATGTAGTTCCTCTTCCGTTTAATCCTGAAACGATACCTTCACCATATTGTTGAGTAACAACTCTAAACAATAATGAGTTTATTCCGGTAGACCCACTTACAACACTACAAGGTGATGTTGTTGAAGTCCATGCAGTTGTAGAATCACTGTAGATTCTTAAATCAGATAAGAAAGTTTCAGTATCAACTTCATTACCGTCTGGTCCGATTAATTTACCTGTACCAGCAGTTGTGAATCCTGATAATGCTACGATTACTTTTCTAATGTTTTTTCCATTGAATTGGTTAGCTAATGCAGTTGCGTCAGCAACAACTAAACTACCATTTGACCAAACCATAACTGTTGTTGGTTTAGTAACTGCCGACCATTGTCCTTTAGAGTAGTCAAACAATCCTGGAGGGTCTAATTGACCTTCGTTTCCTTCATAGAATAAATCATAAAGATTTTTCTTGAATGCGTTTGCTCCTGTGTAACCAGCTCCTGATTGACCATCAGCCGCAGTTTGTCCATCAGCCGCACCAATTGGTCCGTAGTGAGTACCACCACCTAATTGAGTTCCTAAGATAGTTTCTTGACCTGATTGGTAACCTTGAATTTTAGGTACGAAGAAGAACAATTTACCGATTGGTAAGTTCATAGCTTGTACTGATACGATTTCATTCGCAAGTAATTTAGAGAATACTCTTCTTACGATAGGGAATACAACCGTTTCGAATGAACCGTTTGAACCTTCACCTGTAGCTTCGTTTATTAAGAAAGACGCTTGGTTCTCATATAACTGAGCTACGTTTTCTCTCATGTGTCCTTTAAGACCTTCTAGGAATCCTAATTTATCCCATTTGTTGATTGTGTCTTCTTTGATAACTTTAAGGTGTTTTAACCCGATGTTACCAACTAATCCTGATTCTAATAATGCTCCCATTTTTTTTGGTTTTTATTAATTTTAATTTATTTTTATTTTATTTTTGCCATTAAATCTTTCATTCTTAAGAACTGTGGATTCTCATATGTTTTTGATTCAAGTAAGTTAACCGCTCCTGTAGAAGGTGATTTTGCGATTGTTCTTTCAATTGACTCGTTCATAGTTTGAGTTTTAGTTCCTGAGGATAATTCATTTTTAACGACCTGATATAGATTTTTAGATTCTTTGATAGTTTCAACACCATCAAATCTTCTTAAAATGTTAATTTTTTCTTGTTTTGATGTTGAATGTTCAGTGAACAAACGTGTAGCGTAAGCCAAGTTTGAATTGAAGATTGCAACCTCGTTTAATTTACTTCTGAAAACATTAAGTGCTTTTCTGTATTCTTCGTTTTTTTCTCTAAGAACTTGTAACTCTGAATTAGTGTTACTTTCTTTGATAGCAGTATTAAAACTTGAATGAGCTCTTGGTTTTGGTAAACCACCTTTTCTAAAGTTAGACCCTGAACCTAAAGTTCTTACAGCCTCTTTTGTCTCTTCTTTTTTACCTTCAACTTTTTTAACCATTGGTTTTCTAGTTGAACCTTCTTTTGTTTCAGTTTTCTTAACAACTTTGTTTGTTCCTAATTTAGTTCCTGAATTTTCACCTTCTTTATACTCGAATTTCGCTTTACCTGTTCCTACAGATTTTGGAGCCTCTTTCATTTTAGTTTTAAATCCTGTTCCTTGATTAGGTGATTTGTTAAATTTAAATTTTGATTGATTACCCATCCCAACACCTTTTGGTTTGATAGACATTTTAGCTTCAGTAATAGATTCATCATCCATTTCTTCTTCACCTAATTCTTCTTCGTCTTCTTCATCCATTTCGATTTCATAAACGATTTCTTCATCGTCCATATCATCAGATTCGTCAAACTCTTCAAAATCAAATTCCACTTCGTCTTCGTCTTCATCATCAGAACCGAACATTCTCTCAACGATTGATTCAATAGATTCGTCACCCATCTCATCTTCTTCAAGTTCTTCGTCCCATTCTTCAGACATTTCAAATTCTTCTTCTTCACTTTCACCAACAATCATATACTCTTTACCGGTTTCCTCATCTTTAAGGTGAGTGTTTCCTTTGTCGTCTTTTGTTACGACAATGTTGTCATCCGGACCCATAAGTTGAAATACTCTAAGTACTTCTTCATCGTCTGCGTCAGTTAAGTCAATAGTGTCTTCCTCGTCGTCCATATCTTCTTCGTCACCAAAGTCCATATCTTCTTCGTCATCAGTATCATCAGTATCCATTTCATCACCTTCTTCATCTGAATCATCACCCATATCAATATCGGCAATATCATCAGAACCCATAGGTTCATCCACTTCAACGTCATCAGGGTTAATCTCGTCTTGTTCAGTTAGAGATTCTTTTACTAGGTCTTTGATTTCTTGTTTCATTGTAGAAGCAAGTATTCCTTTTGCATTTTCAGCTACCGCTTCTTCCAAGTTTTTCATTTGGATGATAGCCTCTTCAACTAAAGATTTTTCTTTTGCCATTTCGTTTTGTTGTTATTTTAATATATAAATATCTCCTAATTCAAAAAAAGTTTAAAATTTACTTAAATTGAGTTAGGTTTTTATACATTGATAAATATCTCCAAAAAATAAAAAGCATAAAAAAAGAGGACTATATGTCCTCTTTTACTTAATAATTAAAAATTTAACTACTCAATTACTTCATCAATTTTACTTTCTACAATAGCGGTAATTCTCCACTCCATTGTATAATGTTCAAAAACTTTGGTAACTTTCGCCTCAACATCAGTAGGGTTGTAACCACTTACTAATTTTTCTTCTCTTAATTTTTTAATCTTACCTGATGCCTCATCAACTGAGTCCAAGGTAACTTTTGCGATAAAATACTTTTCTTCCATTTTGTTTTTTTTTATTAGTAACCCAAATAATCGTTTAATTTTTTCATTAAGTCAAGCGATTTATTTCCGGAATCACCAACGTGTCTCTCAACACTCATTTTTTTCTCTTCTTCTAAGTTCTCATCGTATAGTTGTTTATCCTCTTTATTTAAGAATAGATACGCTCCCGGGGTTGATGGTGATGATACTAAATCAAAACAGATTAATTCAAAATCGTCTTGAACTTCATTTTGTTCACCAATCTTTTTAAGGGAACCTACACCTCTTGATGAGATACCTAATGTAACTCCTTGTCTTAGGTAGTTAGCTGCTAAGTCACCTTTGGTTGAACAAATACCACTTTCGTGATATCCCGGTGATGTAAGTAGTTTTATTTTACCCATTAGGACATTACCTTCCCACCATACTTCGGTGATTGCGTGAGAAACTCTATCTAAATCGATTAAAGATGATTCCGGGTGATTTAACTCGGATAGGGCTGTTCCCTTTTTAATCATTTTTTTATAATTCTCCGCCTCTCTTTTTAATATACGTTCAGGATATAATCTACCATTTCTATTAGGGGTATCATATTTTTGTAATACGGCATAAAACTCAATTGGTTTAGTGTGGTCAAGAGTTTCGCTAGATTCTCTAATTAATGTTTCGTTACGATTATCATTTGGGTTAATATACCCAGCATCGTATTCAACTAATATACCTTTCCCTGATTCACTTGGTTGTAATATTCTTAAATTCATTTTGAATGTTTTATTTATAAATATTAAACATTCTCGGTTTGTAACAATTCTTCTGTGATTTTACTGTTTTTGGTTAGATAAAAGTTAAAATTTTCATTATCTAAAAAATTATCTTTAAAAATTTGTTTTGTTATTTGTTGTAATGATTCTTTTATTTCGTTACATTTGAAATCCAAATCTTCTTGTATTAAATAAAAATTTATTTCAAGGTTCATAAACGATTTTTTGTTTAGATTGAGTCCGCTGGACCTTAAATCTAAGTCTACAATAAATTTGTCGTTGAATATATCTTTGTTTATTGACTCGTAGATTGAGTGTTTAATACTCCTACTTAGGTTAAGAACTGTTCTTGTCCAATTATCACATTCGTATATTGGTTCAACCCAAGTTTGGATGTTTAAGTAAAGTGATTTAAGTTTGATTGAGTCTACCGTTCCATAAACAATCTTCGCTGTTTTGAACCCGTGTAGTAGAGAAGTTTTTCCCTTTTTCATTAATTTTCATATTTTCCTGTTTATTTTTAAAAATAATAGGTGTTTTTATGGGTAATGTCAAAACTTTTTTGTAGGAGGGAGATATATGTAGTATATGCTAATAGTAAAATTAAATAATCACATTACGATTGAGAAAGCTCTAAAACTCTATAAAAGTAAAGTAATTAAAACCCGTCAAAGCTCTGAATTATCAAAACGAAAAGAATTTAAAAAACCATCAGTAATTAAACGTGATGGTCTTTCAAAAGCTAAGTATGTTCAGAAAAAATTTAAATCAGACGATAATTAAAGATTTTCTTTAAGGTTTTTAAGTTTGAAGTACGTAAGTTTGTCGTATTTTTCAGAAATTACTTTTGAGATAGTATCCTCAATTCTTATTTGCATTGTTGAATCAGTGCTAGCATTCTTCATTTCCGTTAGTTTCGTAACTACACCTTCTTTAAGTGTAACGTATTTTTCATTCAATGTTGAATCATCTTCAGACAATAAAGACATTAATTCTTTTTTGTCAGATTCAGTTAAACCATCAATATAACTTTTAATAGTTTTGTTTGCAACACTTACCATTGTTGTTAACGGTAAATCAATCCCTTCTGTTTTCACCACCGGTAATTTTCTAAGAGATTCTGACAGAATGTTTCTACATTTAATTTTAGATTCAATCGTTAATATATCTGAAGAAAACAACGTATCGATAGTCTCATATTGATTCTCTATCTGTTTATTACCAACCCAAGATTTTATTTTATTTAAATCAGATTGCTTGATTTTATTGATTGTGTTCTCATACATTTTAATACTTTCGTTAATAAACTCTCTGGCGTAAGATTCACTTAATGCTTTTGGAGAATTTAATTCATCGTATAAATAAAATAATTTACTTATGTTTTTGTTTTCTAAAACATATTTTTTGAAATTTTTTATTTCGTCTTTAAATGTGTCGTTAGCGTATGATTCTAACAACACTCTTTCTATTTTTGTTTTTAATATACCGAAGTTCATAAGTTTTTTTATTTATAAATATCTAATCTTTTAGAAGTTTACCTAATTGAGCTTCAATTTCTCCTAAAGAGTTTCCACCTTTGGATAAATCAATGTATGAATCATCTTCTGTCATATTACTTCTTTCTACCAATATTTTTAAATTATCTCTATTAAATGATTCAGGAGTTACTTCTGCTTCGGGAGCTGCCGCCTCAGGGGCTCCACCCGGTTCAGGTCCACCCGGTTCAGGTCCTGGTTCAGGTCCACCTAAATCTTCCATTCCTCCACCTAAGTCTCCACCTCCGCCGAAACCTCCTCCACCTCCCGGTGGTGGTGGGGATGATGGTGCCGCACCACCGGCAGTTGCTCCGGATGCAGGGTTACCATATAATTTATCGATATTATCGAAGATACCTGTATGTGTTATGATAGTTGCCGTATTTGTTAATTCAGCTCCGACAGCCATCTCAATTCTTTGTTGTTGTAAATCAAGTTTGATTTCCTCATCAGAGAATCCTAAAATATGTTTCTTAGCCCACGATACAGATACCGGAGCAATACCCGCAATTGCCGCAACGGCTTGTTGGTATAATGCAATTTTTTCTTTCCAAAGGTCATTCTTTAATAAATCTGCTTGGGATGATGGATTGGTTAGTCCTAACGTAAAGTTAGATAACTCATCTTCAAACCCTAATAAGAATAAATGAATGATTGCAATTTTATTTAATTCGGCAATCATTGATTTTTGAATCTTATTGATTGTTCTTGCAAAACGAATATCCTGTAATGATAAATTCTTACCATCACCGGCAGTTTCTTCAAATCCTAAAAATGCTTTAGGAACACGAAGAGCGGTTAATAATTTCTTTTGGATATATTCTATATCGGCAATTTCAGATAAGTTTGTTGCTCCCGGTAACGTATCAATTGGTGATGCCGCCGCTGGGTCTCTAACAGGAATAAAGTAATCTTGGTCAACAGCCATTTGGTTGAATCTCATATCGACATTACCTGTTTTAGCATCAACAACTTGGTCACGTTTAAATTTGTTTGCAACACGTTGTACGTAAGCCTCAACATCTTTATCATCCATATTACCAACGAATACTTTGAACACACGTCTTTCCGGTGCTCTTGAAGTTCTATAAATTAACATCGCATCTTCCGATAATAATAATTGTTTCCAAATACGTCTTGCTTTTTCTAACATTGACGTTCCGTATGGAAGTTTTCTATCGTCACCTAATAAACGGAAGTGGGCAACTTCCCAAGAGTTAAACTCCATATCTTTTGCCTTCCACTTAAATCTTAATCCTTTGTGTTCTGCAGGTTCATCTATAGTTGCAGATTTTGCTGCCATACCTCTTTCCAAACGTTCTATTTCAATGTTTGGTAATTGCATACAACCAACAATACCTTTATCTGAATCTAATTTTAAATAAACAAAGTTATCACCATACTTACAAGTATTTCTTGTCCACATAGTTAAATTCGTATTAACGTCTAATACGTTATTGAATAAATCGGCTAGTATAGATTTTATTCTTTTTGATTCAGAATAAATTTGTAACATATATCCATTCTCATCAACAGTTGTTGATTCTTCACCATAGATGTCTAATGCCGCTGATATCTCAGGGGTGTATTCCATAGATTCATAATCGTAAAATGAAGCCAAACGAGTTGGTTCATAATAAACTGCTTGAGTGTATAGATTACTTTCAATCTTAGTCCATTGGTTAGATAGGTAATATGTTTGTTGAGCTTGTAATTTTTCTCTTTCATATTCCGCTTGTGATGTTGTCTTTAACAACTCTTTCTTATCTAACTTATATGTTGGGTAGTCTTGATTTAATAACGCGTTTGGTCCAAAGGCTCTTGATAACCTTTGCCAAACCGTTAAATCATTATTTTCATTATTTTCCATATTCTAAATTTAAATATAATTTTCCTTATATAAATAGTTTACTTTGTTCTAATAAGTATCTGTTTTACTTATTGTGAGTTAAGACATTATTCGCAAAATATAAATTACTATTATTCACATCAACGTTATAAACTGTTGTTGATTCTGTAATTGTCACTAATGATGTGATTTCAAATTCAGTATTGTCAATATCTAATAATACATCACCAACATTTAAATCAGATGTTGTTCTGATATACCAAACACCATTTTGTTTAACAACGTGGTTATGAGAATCAGTCGCAATTAATTTATCGTTATTAATATTAATAACCGAATCAAATTCATATATTGTAAAATTAATTACTGTAGAGGTTGATTCTACATAATTTAAAGTGTCACTACTCCAAGAGTACCATTCGTTTGATGGTTGTGGCATTCCTGAAACATCAATAGATTTAAGTATGTCGTTAACTTGAACATCTTGTATTAATTTAGTTGAACCATCAGATAATGTTATTACTGTATTAACAACTAAACAACCACACGAAAAACAAGCACCCGTAAATGCGGTTCCATCCCAATATCTTCTACTAAAGTTATCAGTGGTTTTATAATAACCCGCAGCTGCAAATGCGAAGGTACAATTACCGGATATATCATCATCATATAATTCGGTTGCGTCACATAAACCTAAAATTGCGGAACGATTTATACATTGATTAACTAACGCCCAACCAGGTAACGAACATACAGCATTTGACACTCTATATCCTAATGTAATATTTGTTGCGCAACAATTATATATTGATGGAAGCCAACCACCTGAATTGTCACCACCGCCAAATGAAATAGTGTTTTCTTGAGCACAAATATTCGGTGAATCACCCATATTGTTAGCAAAGGAACTTGCAGGGAACCCTTCACAATCAATATAATCAAAAGTTGTTGAACCAAAGAAAGGACCACCTGGTGGAGACCAATATAATTCATAACATACACAAGTTACTCCAGGTGGTGTTTCAGTCGGTGTAGGTGTAGGTGTTTTTGTTGGTGTTGGTGTTTGAGTTCTTGTAGGTGTAGGTGTTGGTGATGGGAACACATAAGTAATAACATTTGAAACTCCCGTAAGAGACGAACAAAATAATGTCATTCTAAAGTATATTGTTCCACTATTAATACCGGTTATTGCCGACCTAGGTGAAGTACAACCACCTGCACCACCCAAAGTCCAAGTTATATTATCAGACGAATATTCCGGTAAAAGTGTTCCACAAGAACCTGCTGTTGTGAAATTATAATTCCAAGTGGTTCCTGAAACATATGTGGTAGAAATTAATGTAACACCACACGATGTTGTTGGCGTTGGAGTGTTTGTTCGAGTAGGTGTTTGTGTAGGAGTTTTAGTAGGCGTTTGTGTTTGCGTCGGAGTTGCAGTTAATGTTGTTGTTGTTGTTGGAGTTTGAGTTTTAGTTGGAGTTTGTGTTTGTGTTTTGGTTGGAGTGTTAGTAGGAGTTTTAGTTGGCGTCTGAGTCTGAGTCGGAGTTGCAGTTAATGTTGTTGTTGTTGTTGGGGTTTGAGTTTTAGTTGGAGTGTTGGTTGGAGTTTTAGTAGGCGTTTGTGTATTTGTTGGTGTTGGTGTCGGAGTTGGGGTTGGGAAGAAATATGGGAAAACTTCAGAATATGCGCTAATACCACCTGATGTACATAATTGACCCACTTTTACATAAACATTTCCTGTTGTAGTAAGAGAGTCAAAAGTAAACGGTGATGTACAGTTACTTGGAGTTGCCACAGCAGAATTAAAGTTTATATTATCATAAGAATATATCATAAAAATACCACTACAATTTGGTCCCGGAATAATCGAAACAGATAAAATTGAACCTGATGACAATGTAACACCTAACATTTGAGGTGCTGAACAAACTGGTGTGTTTGTAGGCGTCTGTGTTTGAGTTTTGGTTGGTGTTTGTGTTTGAGTATTAGTAGGTGTTTGAGTCATTGTTTTTGTTGGTGTTGGTGTTTGAGTTTTTGTTGGTGTTTGAGTGTTTGTTGGAGTTTGAGTCTGAGTTGGTGTTGCGGTTAATGTCGTTGTTGTTGTTGGAGTTTGAGTTTTGGTTGGAGTGTTAGTCGGAGTTTGAGTAGGTGTTTGTGTCGGTGTTGAAGTTTGAGTTTGTGTTTGTGTTTGAGTTTGTGTTTGAGTGTTTGTTGGTGTATTGGTAGGTGTTTGTGTTGGTGTTGAAGTTTGTGTTTGTGTTTGTGTAGGAGTATTTGTTGGTGTTGTTGAAATTGTTGGAGTTACTGTTGGCGTTACCGTTGGAGTCACAGTTTGAGTTGGAGTTGGTGTAGGTGTAGGTAAAATACATTCGTGGTCTAATTGACAAATAAGGCAACTCACATATGAAGTTAAACTAATAATTTCATATTGACTGTTAAATGACGTAGGATTTATTGCTTTAACACAACCACTATATCCGGTAGTCTCTATATAATAGAAGTTATCAATAAAAACAGGATATATTATTCCACCCACTTTATATATTATAGATGGGTAACAACAATCTTCAAAATACCCAATTGTTGGAGGTAATGGTGACGGTGTTTGTGTTTGAGTTTGTGTTTGTGTTGGAGTGTTAGTCGGAGTTTGTGTAGTGGTTTGAGTTTGCGTTTGTGTTTGCGTTTGCGTATTTGTTGGCGTATTTGTTTGAGTATTTGTTTGTGTAGGAGTATTTGTTGGTGTCATTGTTGGTGTTGTTGTAGGGCGATTTGTTGGTGTGGGAGTATGAGTCTTAGTTGGAGTTTGAGTTGGAGTGATAGTGTTAGTAGGTGTAGCTGTATTGGAAGGTGTTTGTGTTTGTGTCTGCGTTGTCGTTTGTGTTGGGGTTTGTGCTGGTGTTCCAGTATTAGTTGGTGTAACAGTATTAGTTTGAGTTGGTGTTTGAGTTGGAGTATCTGTAATAGTAGGTGTCGGTGTATTTGTCGGTGTATTTGTCGGTGTTAATGATATACAAGGAATATCCAACGAGCAAGTTTCATCGTAATACATTACGTAAATAATGTAAGTTCCATAATAATTTTCGGATTCGTAATTATACGGTAATGTAACTTCACCAATATTTATAACCCCCCCCGAACAAGGGAAAAAGGTTATATCGGCTAATTGTCCGTTATAATTCGCAGTTAATATTTCTAAAGTTGTACTCATATATTGTTAGTTCGTATAAATTAAGGTGTTGGTGGGGGATTATTCAAAGACCCCGATACACCTGTTGCCGGTATGTATATATAATAATCACCATACGGATAATCTGTAGGGTAATCATACGGTAATGTAACCGTACCAATATTAATTGTTCCACCTGTTGATGGATTAAAAGTTATATCGGCGGTATATCCGGTATAATTATTTGTCGATATTCTATATATATATTCCATAAATTAAGTTAACATTCCTCCGTCGCTAATTGACCAAAAATAAGTTGTTACAAGGGTTGTCCTTGCCGCCAAACCAGCTGATGTGTATTTTGCACTACCAAAATTAATCTGTATCCCTATTTGTGGGTTTTTTGTTACCCACCCATTATAAATACTATCTAAATTGTATGTGAAAAAAGTAATAGGGTTTTTAGTTCCCATAAAATAATAAAAATTTGTAACACCTGATATGTTCCAATTCCCTAAATTTTGTTTAAAATATTGGTTTTCATAAAACATATACACAACATTAGATACTTTAGAAATATCCCAATTTCCAATAGGTTGATTAAATTTTGAACCCCTAAACATATTAAACAAACTAATAACATTTGAAACATTCCACCCGGATAATGGTTGATTAAATTGAGATTGATAGAACATCGCACCCATATCTGTGACACCCGACACATTCCAATTATTAATTGGTTGATTGAATGATGAAGTGGCAAACATATTACTCATACTTGTAACCTTTGAAACATTCCACCCGGATAATGGTTGATTAAATATTTGATTATTAGAGAACATATCACTCATATTTGTAACTCCAGAAACATTCCAATTATTTATATTTTGATTAAATTGAGAATTATTAAACATGGAAAACATAAGAGTAACTTTAGAAACATTCCATCCGGATAATGGTTGGTCAAATAAACTGTTAAAAAACATATAACTCATATTTGTAACTTTAGATACATCCCAATTATCAATTTGTTGGTTAAATATTCTATTATTATAAAACATACCTGACATATTTGTTACATTACTAACAGTCCAACTTGATAATGGTTGATTAAATGTTGAGTTGGAATAGAACATATTCGACATATTGGTAACATTTGAGACGTTCCACCCGGATAATGGTTGATTAAATATTTGATTATTAGAGAACATACCCGACATATTGGTAACACCCGAAACATTCCAATCCCCAATTGGATGGTTAAATGTTGAGTTGTAATAGAACATATAACTCATATTGGTAACACCCGAAACATTCCAATTCCCAATTGGATGGTTAAATGCTGAGTTGTAATAGAACATACCACTCATATTTGTAACATTTGAAACATTCCAATTTTCAATAGGTTGATTAAATATTGAGTTGTTATAGAACATATAACTCATATCTGTAACATTTGAAACATCCCATCCGGATAATGGTTGATTAAATGATGACCCATTAAACATATAACCCATATTTGTAACACCTGAAACATTCCAATTATTGATTGGTTGGTTAAATGGACAAGACTCAAACATATTACTCATATCAACAACATTTGAAACATCCCATCCGGATAATGGTTGATTAAATTGAGAATTACTAAACATATAATTTGTGTATTGAACATTTGAAACATTCCACCCGGATAATGGTTGATTATAACTTGTCAAATAAAACATTCCACTTATATTTGTAATTCCCGAAATATCCCAATTATTTAAGTTTTGATTAAATAATATACATCCGGAGAATAAATAAGATAAACTTGTTATATTAGAAATGTCCCACGATTGTATATTATTTACAGATGTTAAACTATAACATTCTGCAAACATAGCGTCGATATTAGTCAGATTTGAAGTGTCTAAAGTATCGATTACGGTAGATAAATCTAAATTAAAACAATAATAAAATTGATATCCACCATCAATTAATTTTACATCACCCCACTGTTGAACACTTAAAATTTTACCATAATCACCAGCATAATTTCCTATATTAAACCCGTCAATTACTCCAAACATACGTATAGTATATGTTCCTATAACATTGTAAGTATGTATAAGCTCAGGTTGACTATATGATGTTATTGTGTCTGTATTTCCATCACCCCAATCAATTACAAAATTAAAAGTTCCTGATGGGTCTAACACAATACCAATTTGATTAGTGTTAGTAAAACCTTCATTGTCGGTTTTCCAACTTGAAATGAACAATATTAACGTATCACCGATTAAATCCCAAGAAGGTGGCGGATAATCTAAAATACAGGTTTTATTATAAAAAGGTATGTATACGGTATATGTTCCATAATAATAATCTGTATTATAATCGTATGGTAATAACTGTGAACCTAAACTAATAGTTCCTCCGGTATATGCGGAATAACTTATATCTCCGATATACCCGTCGTAATTTGTTGTAAATATTTCAAAAGTTTTCATAATATTAAATTCCTCCTCCATCAGTTATTGTCCAACCATATCCTCCACTCATAGTTGAACCCGTTAATGTATTTTTACCTGGTTGTCCTCCGGATATTGTGTAGTTAGCACTTCCAAAATTTATTGTTCTTCCTGTATACGGATTTTTAGTTGACCATCCACTATAGATTGAATCTAAATTTGTTGTTGAGAATGTTAATGGTGTTTTACCTAACATAAAGTCAGTAAAATTAGTTACATTTGATATACTCCAATTTCCAATATCTTGGTTAAAATATGTATTAATATTAAACATATTGTTCATATTAACAACATTAGATACATCCCAATTTCCAATAGGGTAATTGAACTCCGAATTATAAAACATATTGTTCATATCACCAACATTTGAAACATTCCATCCGGATAATGGTTGATTAAATAGGGAAGATGCGAACATATAATTCATATAAATAACACTTGAAACATCCCAATTATTAATATCTTGATTAAATTGTGAATTTCGGAACATAGATGTCATATCAACAACATTTGAGACGTTCCATCCAGATAATGGTTGATTAAAATATTGGTCGTTTTGAAACATATTACTCATATTTGTTACCCCTGAAACAGTCCAATTCCCAATCGGATAATCAAATGATGTATTGACAAACATACCTGACATATTTTTAACTTTTGAGACATCCCAATTTCCGATTGGTTGATTGAATGGGGAATTGGCAAACATATAAGTCATATCTGTAACTTTTGAAACATTCCACCCAGATAATGGATAGTCAAATGATGACGCATAAAACATATAACCCAAATCTGTAACCCCCGAAACATTCCAAGACCCAATAGGTTGGTTAAAGTCGGTAGCAGTATTAAACATTTGCCTCATACTATTAACGTTACTTACATTCCATCCGGATAATGGTTGATTGAACGATGTTGCTCCTTGGAACATACCTACCATATTTGTAACACCCGAAACATTCCAATTCCCAATTGGTTGATTGAATGGTGAATTGGCAAACATAAAAGTCATATTATAGACATTTGAAACATTCCATCCGGATAATGGTAGGTTGAAATCAGTGCTTTGGAGTATTGATGTCATATTGGTAACTCCTGAAACATTCCAATTATTAATTGGTTGGTTGAAGGATGTTGCGTTTTGGAACATACCCTCCATATTAACCACTTTTGAGACATCCCAATTTCCGATTGGTTGATTGAATGGGGTGCTAGCAAACATATAATACGTACTTGTAACATTTGAAACATTCCAACCTGACAACGGTTGATTAAACGGTGTGCCGTTAAACATATAATTCATATAAATAACACTTGAAACATCCCAATTATTAATATCTTGATTAAATTGTGAATTTTGGAACATATATGTCATAGACGCAACATTTGAAACGTTCCAACCTGATAATGGTTGGTTGAAAGATGTTGTTCCTTGGAACATATTCGACATATTTGTAACACCTGAAACAGTCCAACCAGATAATGGTTCGTTGAAAGATGTTGCTCCTTGGAACATATAACTCATATCCTCAACTCCCGAAACATCCCAATTATTAATGTTATCGTTAAAATTACTTTGACCAAACATTCCTGACATACCTGTAATGTTAGAAACATCCCAATTATTAATATTATTTATGGTTGTAATAGACGAACATCCACGAAATATATATGTTAAATTTGTCACTTGAGATAAATTTAGAGTGTCAGTAACACCTGTTAATATTAAATTAGAACACTCATAAAAATTATATGATAGTTGAGTTATGTTAAGACATCCCCACTGTGTTATTTCTCTTATTTTAAGTTTACTTGTTGGTGTATAATAAAACGACCACACATTAACTTTACCTGTAATAGTTATTACATAGTCATCAGGAGTTGTATAAATATGTGTCCTATTTGCAAATGTATTCGCCGAAAAATTTCCATCACCCCAATCAATGGTTCCTGAATAATCTAAACCGTAATAAGGTAATGTTATACTCTCAGACGGAGATGTTGTTCTCCACACAGATATAAATGGTAATAATGGTGTAGAACTTGGTGTTGGTGTCATTGTAGGTGTTGGAGTTGGGGTTGGGGTTGTAATATCTAAACCTAATAAATCACAATTTGGTGCGGGTGTGTTTGTTGGTGTTGGAGTATTTGTTGGAGTTAATGTCATTGTTGTTGTTGGAGTAGGCGTAGGTGTTAAACAAGGAACATTTAACAAACAAGTTTTACCCGAATCAAGTAAATAAATGTTATATGTTCCGTAGTAATTTTCCGAATAATAATTATATGGTAAGTTAACTTCACCGATATTAATACTCCCACCCGAACAAGGGTAAAAGGTAATGTCGGCGAATTGTCCGTCGTAATTTATTGATAATATTTTTAAAATTGTTCCCATATATTATATCCCCCCATCTGTTATTGTCCAACCATATCCACCGCTCATAGTTGAACCTGTTAGTATATCTTTACCCGGTTGACTCGCTAATGTGTATTTTGCAGAACCAAAATTAATTGTTAATCCGGTTTGCGGTGTTTTGGTTTGCCATCCATTATAAATAGAATCTAAATTTATTGTTGAGAATGTAATCGGTGTTTTTGCAAACATAAAATCAGTGAAATTGGTTACTCCCGATATATTCCAATTTCCGATGTCTTGGTTAAATGATGAACTTTGGAACATAGATGTCATTCCTGTAACATTTAAAACATCCCAATTACCAATAGGATAATTAAATGGTGAATTGTAAAACATAAAAGACATATTTCTAACGTTTGACACACTCCATCCGGATAATGGTTGGTTAAAATATGCGTTTTGATAAAACATAGAACCCATATCTGTAACACCTGAAACATTCCACGAATTAATGTTTTGGTTAAATTGTGAAGTTGATGCGAACATAGAATTCATATTTGTAACCTTTGAAACATTCCAGCCTGATAATGGTAAATTAAATGACGCACCATAAAACATATTAGACATATTTGTTACCTTTGAAACATTCCAATTATTAAGAGAATAATTAAATGGGGTGTATCTAAACATACCACTCATACTTGTAACCCCTGAAACATTCCACATACTTATATCTTGGTTAAATAAGGTTCCATCAAACATACCTGCCATAGTAGATGTAACCTTTGAAACATTCCAACCTGATAATGGTTGATTAAAAGAAGATTGTCTAAACATATTTTCCATACTTGTAACCCCTGAAACATTCCACGAATTTATATTATGGTTAAATGCTCCAAATTGGAACATACGATTCATATCTGTAACATTTGAAACACTCCAAGAACTTATATCATCGTCAAAAGTTGATGATTGAAACATATTACTCATAACGGTAATTCCTGAAACATTCCAACTATTAACGTTGTTGATGGTTGTAAGAGATGAACAACCTCCAAACATATAAATTAAATTATTAACACTTGTTAAATCAATAGTGTCCGTAACACCGGTTAATACTAAATTACTACATCCTCTAAAAACTTGAGCACCATTACTAATTTTTAATGGTCCCCATTTTAAAACTTCTCTAATTTTTAATATGTCACCAGTATTACCAAACGCCCAACCATTAGTTGTTCCATAAATTGTAACAGTAGAATTACCTGATAATGAGTATGTGTGTGTTCTATTTGCATATGTGTTAGCGGATATACTACCGTCGCCCCAATCTATTGTTCCACTATATGTTCCTGATGGTGAATATGGTAATGTAATACTTTCAGATGGTGTTGTTGTTCTCCATACTGAAACAAACGATGGTGGTAATGTTGGTGTTGGAGTAACTGTATTGGTTGGTGTAACCGTCTGAGTTGGTGTTGGAGTAGGTGTTGGTAATATTAAAGTCCCGCTAATATCGTATTCACAGGTAAGATTAAAAGCTGTAATTCCGTTCAAACCGGTTGAGTAATAACCACCAATAAACCCTTTATAACCATCTTTAAAATTAAGAGAATAAAGATTACCTCCTGAAATAAAACTACTTACATTTTCTGTCTGAGTTAAAACAGGAACAATTGAAGTTAAATCATACGGTGTAGATAGTGTTTGTCTTCTTATACTTGGACCTGATACTATTGAAAACAAATAAGTTCCACTATTTTGAAAAGTAAAATCGGAAACAATTGAGTTGGAAATTGATTGAATTTCCACAACCCCCGTATTTATAACCCAAGGTGTGGTTAAACTATATTTTTTAAGAAGGCTACCCGTAACAGTAACAAACATAAATAAACCGTCAGGGGTAAAATCAATATGTGACGGAGTTAAACCAACTATAGTAAATAAGTCACCGGGTGAATAACTAGATGTTGTAACATCCCACGATGTTGATAATATATATCTAAGGACACTTTTTGATGCTGTCTCAACTACAAATAATTTACTACCGTCCGGTGAAAAATGATGACCAATTACACTAGTAGGGGTTAATCCGGAAATTACCGGAACAGCAATTGAACATCCTATTAGTGGTAATGTAATTGTTGAAACATCCCACGGTGTTGATAATGAATAAGCACATACACTATCAGTTGGTGAACCATTATGAATTGCAATATATAATATCGTACCATCCGGTTTGAAAGACGCACTAGTATGAAGTGGTATATTAATAAATTTTTCACCACTATATATCATTTGTGGAATACAAACTGTTGGAGTAGGTGTAGGTGTAAGTGTATTAGTTGGGGTTTGAGTATTTGTTGGTGTATTAGTTGGTGTTTGAGTAACCGTCGGTGTTTGTGTAACCGTTGGGGTTTGAGTATTTGTTGGTGTTACTGTCATTGTTGGTGTTGGTGTTGGTGTTGGGCAAGGATTGTCTACCTCACACAGAACACAATTTGAGTATGATGTAACACTAATAATTAAAGATTGACTATTATATGGTGGACCACTTACCGCAGTCCCACAACCACTAAATCCATCAGTGTTGATGTAATAAGTGTTACCAACAATAATAGGGGTTGATACACCACCAACTTTATATACGGTAAGACTATCACAACAATCTTGGAAATACTCAACTGTTGGTGGTAATGGAGAGGATGTTGGGGTTTGTGTTGGGGTTTGTGTTGGCGTCTCAGTTTGTGTTGGTGTTGGAGTTTGTGTTGGCGTCTCAGTTTGTGTTGGTGTTTGTGTTGGCGTCTCAGTTTGTGTTGGTGTTTGTGTTATTGTTTGTGTTGGAGTTGGTGTTGGGGTTGGTGTTGGGGTATTTGTAAATAATTCGACTTCATATGTGAAATCACACGCTAATGATGTTGATGTTGGAGTTGGAGTGATTGCGTTAACATAATAACTAAAATCACAATATAATGGTGTTGCAGTTTGAGTTGGTGTTGGAGTATATGTAGGTGTTGGCGTATTTGATGGGGTTATTGATAGTGTTGGAGTTTGAGTTGGAGTGTTACTTGGTGTTTGACTTGGTGGGTTTCCACCAGCATCGGCATACGCAGGTAAACGCTTAGTAAATCCAGGTGGGATAATTTTCACATTATAAATCCCCTGACCAATAACATTAAGTCTTGACCCCCCGATTATATTACCCGATTTTTTTCTACTATCAAATCCCATTTATTCTTTTTAAATAAATATTACATTCCGCCAAATAACCAACCATATTTTTGATAATCGTCTCGACTAACTTGTTGGCTGTTAAATTGATTTATTCTATCTTGATAATGTGGGATTACAGGGTTAAAATTGATGTTTTCTTTAATTGATTCATTATTGTTAACGGACCAAGAATCTAACATCGCTTTAGTTTGTTCCGTAACTTTAGTTAATTTTCCAAAAGAAGACTCCGCAACATACGTCGCCATCGCGATTGACATAATTAAATCATCGTGATGTCCTTTTTGGTGGTCAGGTCTACCATTGATATATACAAAGGTGTTCATCTCATTATTTAAACGAGAACTATAAATCCTAAATTTATGTCTCATCGCCTCTTCAAATGAGGCAATAATTTGAACCCTTTTATTATTAAAATTTAATCCCGGAATTTTATCTGCCGCGGCTGGGTCGTATTTCCATTTGTTAGAGACATCAACACCATCAACATATAAATCACGATAATTCATTTCTTGGAGTTTTCTTGAAGTTGCAACACCCATACCACCTGTAATATCGATAACGACAAAACAAGAATATATAACAGCCCATTTATGACAAATTTCAGCCATAGTATCGGGTGGTAATTTACCAACATATTCAGCAACTTGTTCTCTTTCATCAAAATCAACAATTTGAAATGAACTAAAATCTTCAGAATCCCCACGGGAAACGTCGACACCCATAATGTATTTATGTCCAACAACCGGTTCCTTCCAAATCCAAAGAGCATTCCCCATCAATTTGTTAATAGGTTCTTGGATTTGATTTTCACGAATATCTTGCATCATAAGAGAATCAAATACGTTATCTCCGGAACCTAAAAAGTTACATTCTAACTCCTGAGAAACCTTACGTTTATCGTATTTTAATTTCTTAACCATCGCCTCAAACCAAGATGAACAAGGTTTGTATCCGTCATTCATTAATAATTTAACATCATCAAAGTTTCGAGCGTCATATGATTTACTACCCCAATCAATAAATCCATTAGGGTCATATTCCTCTTTGTTTAACAAATAATGAATAATGTTATCTGTTTTAACAAAAAATAAATCTTTGGTGTATCTTGGGTCTCGATACCAAAACATTTCCGTAATTTTGAAGTCATTCATATTACGTAACGCTTGGTCGTATATTTCATAGTAAATTGCGTCATAACCGTTAGGTGTTGAAACCACAATTACTTTACCCCCCGTAGATAGGGACGCCATACAGGCAGACCAGAAATCACTATCTGCCTCAATAAACGCCGCCTCATCAAATACAAGTATGGTTGGTGTAAATCCACGCAAGGCATCCTTAGATGTTGCAACGGCTTTAACCTCACATCCGTTTGTTAACTTATAATGTTTTTGGGAATTTTTTGCTTTATCAAAATCTACACCTGTCCAAGACGGCCATTGACCAACGAACGCTTTTATCTTGTTCGCCATCTCCAATGAAGTATCCAACTTATTGGCGATAATTAATATTTTTTCGGGAGTTTCTTTTCTTGCGAATACAAGTTTTTTAGACATCCAAGCCGCGGTAACTGTTGATACCCCGGCCTGTCTGTATTTTAATGCTATATTCTCATTGTATTCTTCGTAGTCATTCAGTAATGTTAACTGGTCCGGAAAAAGTTCCAATGGAACATATTTTTTAACGGTGTTATCATAAGTTTCTAAATACGTCTTAAGTGCGTATTCAATATCTCTACTACATTTTACGTATTCTATTAATACTTGTTCTTTTGTTAAATTCGACATACATACTGTTGTCGGTAATTTTTAGAATCCTAACGAAGATAAATCAATATCATCTAAGTCATCTAAGTCATCAAATCCGTAATCACCATAATTTTCACTATCGTCTTCATCATCTTCGTCATCAGACATTTTTGATTCATACTCGTGGTTTTTAAGGATTTCAACGATTTCTGCAACCATTCTATTTATTACCTCTTTTGCTTCAGGTTTATCAGCCATAATGGCTTTCGCTAATACAATAAAATCTTTCGCCTCTAATTGAGACAATTTCATAAATAAGTATTGTTGAAGGTGTCTTTGGTCGTCTTCATATAATTTATCAGGCCAAGAATCTCTGAATTTTTCCCAAAATATTGGACCTAATCTTGAATCCCATATTTCTGCTGGTAATGTATCCTCAGCACCGACAACCATACTTCTTTGAACAGGGTCGTTTGGTAATCCTTGGTCACCATATAATGAATAAATACCTTTAACTATTTCGTGAACTAATAAAGGGAATGTAAATGCTTTCGCTTTAATTGTTGGTGGGTCAGTTTCAGGGTCAGATTCTGATTGTCCCATTTGACCACCTCCACCACCGGCCATATTTTCCATATCCGGATATAACCAATATAAGTGTTCCATCAATGATTGTGTAACACCATATAGGTTTAGTAAGTTTGGACTTAATCTATTTATCTCGTCACTAACTAATGTATACATATGTCCACCTTTAAATGCCGCTCCTTGAACTAATGAATTAATCATTCTTCTTTTTGCTTTCTCTAAATTGAATTTTTCCATAGAATCCATAAAGTCTTCTATTTCTTCTTGGTGTTCTTCGCTTTCTTTGAATGCTTCTTCGACATCTTCTTCGTCCGGTTGTTCCGGTTGTGTTTGCATTCCTTCAGACGCTCCCATTGGTCCATTAACTAATTCAACCTCAAACTGTAATTGACCTTCAGGAATACCTAATTCTTTTTTAACTAAATCAACTGCCAAGTTTTCAAGATATTCTTTGTTTTGAACTTCAACTCTTTTAATTTGTTGTAAACTACCCATTACAGAACTCATTAGTCCCATCATTGGATTATTTCCCTGAATTGGTGTAGTATCACCTAAAAATCTTCTTACTTTGTCTACAGAGTCTTTAAATCGTTGAGAGGTAATCATTTCAATGAAATCTCTATCACCATCTTGTGGTAATGCTGGATGTTCTTTATATGGGGTTTCTCTTTGATTAATTTGTCTTTCAATACCCGGTTCCATTCTTTCAGGACCATCATAACTAACAGGAGCCTCATTTAAACGACGATTAATTTCGTTCAACATAGTTGTTTGATTATTGGTTAACCCTTCATTAACTAATTTTTTATCTAAGTCACTTTTGGCTTTCAATATTTTTTCCATTTTTAAATTTACGCTCATAATTATTTTGTTTTAAGTCCTAACTGATTGAATTTTAAAAAACTTGGTAATTCTCTTTTAATTGCTTTTGGAGCACCTTGTTTACTTGGGTCCGGAGCAAAAGGATGTTTTGGTTTTGTTCCCGGATTAACTTTTGGTTTTGCCGGTGCAGTTTTTGTATCCTCATCCATCACTCTTTTTTTTGCTTTAGGAGCTCCTTTTTTATCAGGGTCCGGTTGGAATGGATGTTTTGGTTTTGTACCAGGACTAACCTTTGGTTTCGCCGGAGCTGTCTTTGTGTCTCCTTCTAAAAGATTATTAAAATCTTTTTTAGACATTTTTGGTGTAATGTGTTTTTCTACAAGTCTCATAATTTCTTTTTCAATTTTACTTTCTCCCATAGTAACACTTGGTTTTACCTGACTTAATTTGGATTGAGCAATTTTATTTAAAGCCCCACCAACCATATCATCATAACCTTCTTTGGTTTCTTTTTTCTTTTCAGGAAGTTTGGCAAAGTTAGTCTTTTCAGCAAACTCATCAGCCATTTTACACCATTTTTTTTGTTCTTTTGTTTTTCCATCACCACATTTAGCGAAGAAATATTTTTGTTGTTTTTTTGATTCAAATTTTTCATCAATTTCTTTTTCTTCAAACATACCCATACCGTCCTCAGTCGCGTCAGGGTCTTGGACAACATTTAAAGTATTGTCTTGTTCGTTAGGGGTTGCAAGAATAGTCCCATCAGGATTTTTCTTTACATTATACCCTTTAGGTGTTGCAGGTAAATTACCACCTTTATCACCAACTTTATATCCTGTTTTAGCAGGTTCAGTTACCGTACTAACTTGTTCTTGTAATTTACTGAACAACACATCAACCTGACTATCAGTCATTTTATTTAGAGTAGACGCTTTAATTCCCTCCTTCACTAGTTTTAATTTTTTTTGATTAGTGTTCATATTCGATTTTTTTTTCAAACTCTAATACGATATCTCTTTCGTATAATTTATCTTTGACTGATTGTTCTGTTTCTCCAAACTTAAACACCAATCTTCTTTGACGTGTGAAATCAACGTCTTCACTTTCGTTTTCCCAACATAATGCGATTATATCATCCATTGAATCTATCATCGAAAAATAGTCAGAGTTTTGAATTACTGACATTGTGATTTGGTCATTCTTCAAAACTCCTACTGTTTTTATGTGTTCTATGTCCGGTGGGAGTGGGTAACCGTTAGACGGTTTTGATTCCCAAGATTCACCCCAAACGTCTTCTGAACTATCCGAGAAAATAAATTCATATATGTTATCACCTTTATAATTAGGACCTAATTCATTAACATATATTAAATAACTCATTATATAACCTGACCTTTTGTATTAACTCTTAATTGTTTGTCATTCATTTCAAATACTAAATTTTGTCTGTTTGTTTTACCAACCAACTTAGCGTTTGGATATTTTTCCATTAATTTTCTAGCACCAACTTCTTGAGAGATACTTTCAGACAATTGTTTTATTTTATTAATTTTAGCTTTTTTATTTTCAGTTACTAATTTAGATTGTCTTTTTTTAGATTCTAATAATTGTTGTTCTTTATCGTTCAATTTAAAATAACCTTCTATAATTTTATCAACTTTAGATTCAGTAAAAATTCCTTCAATCATATCTTCAATGTGACCTGAGTGTTTAGAGTCAATATCAGGATGATTTAAACTTCTATGTTTTGGGTGTCTTGGTTTAAAATCAAAATCTTTTTCTAAATTAATTTCACTAAATTCGTCATCATCAAAATCTCTGAATCTTGATTTCATTTCAAAATCATCAAAACCTTCACCCATTTCTCCTTCAGGGGCAACCGGTTCTTCATCTCCCATTTCGTCACCAAAATCAGCTTCATTATCACCCATATCATCAGGGTTAAAATCTCCCATACCTTCATCTTCAGTACCTTCAATTTTATTAACAATTTCTTCTTTGTCTTCATCATCAATAGATTCTAAATCTATTGCGGACAAAATTGAGTTAATAACATATTTTGAATCTTTAGATGTCATATCTTGACCTTCTTCTGTTTCTTGGAACGCTCTTAATTTTTGAGCTAATTTACCTGTCAATTTTTGAATAGATTTTAAAGTAACTTCTTCATTGTTGTCGTCATCTTCCATATCATCACCTAAATCCATATCTTCAGGTGCCGGTTCTGACATCTCTTCAGGTGCCGGAGCGGGTGCCGGAGCAGGAGCGGGTGCCGGAGCAGGAGCCGCAGATGGAGCGGGTGCCGGAGCAACTTGTTCGTCAGTTTCCCCACCTTTCATTTTTAAAATGTATTTGGTTGCATCGTTTTCACTTTCATAAAATAAATTAACGTTTTTCTCACTACCTTCGTTAACGTTAACTTCTTTAGCAACTAGGTTAAGACGTTTCAACGCTTGAGAATATGAAGAATAATATTTTCTATTTTTCATAGGCTCCATATAATCGAACTCATTAGCTGATTCATTTATACTACTTTTAAGTACGTAACCATTTCTTTCCTTATCAATTTTATAAGTTCTACCGTTCGCTAAAACTTTAGTATATTCTGTAGATTTATCTTCATTAATAGGGTTTGGAATATTCTCCTTATATCTAGCGATTTCCATGATACGTTGAACTTTTTCCATTCCTTGTAGTTTTTCGCTACCAACCGGTTTTAAATTGTTTCCCATTTTATGTGTTTTTGTTTGGAATTATTTTATATATAAATATGTTCAGAATTAAAAATGTTATAATTCTGTCGTTATTTCTACTAATTAATTGATTTTTCTTTCAAAGAAAGTTTATTGTCTTGGTATTCATTTTGAAAATCAAAAAGTTTTTGAATGTACCCATTTCTTCTCAAAACTTTGAATACTAAATTTTCATCAGACATTTCACCACCATCTTCTAATCCGGCAGTTCTATATTTTTTTAATTTATCCTTAACCTTATTGATACTCTCAACTCCGGACTGTAATGGTTCTTCTTTTACGTCATCAATAACCTCATCAATTGTTTTCATCCAATGTTCAGATTTGGTTTTAATTAAGTTAGTGTCAATCTCAACATTTTCTTTTGACGGTTTGGTTTTCCATTCATTAAATAAAACTGAATATTCCCCACTACTAAAATGAGATTCAACTTCGTCTTGGACATAAAGTTCTACATCATAACCATAGATTTTGATGTTGTGTTTGTCGTTAAATAAAGTTTTTTTTAATTTGAAGAGTTCCTCATATAATGGGAGTTCTTTTTCTGAGAATTGTTCAAAGTCGGCAATTAAGTGTAAATCAACATCAGAATATTTGGACCAATTGTAATTGGCTAATGAACCCGTCATTACAACATCGGATATAATAACATCAACCCCTAAGAATTCTATGAACTCATAGGCGATTTCTAATAGACGTTCTCTAACCTTAGGAACCATCACTTCAACCTGACCTTTTGGGTCGGACATATCACGTTCATTAGGTAATTCCCAAATCTTAGGATTTAGTTCATCCTGTAAATGAAAGCTAGATAATATACTTTTTAGATTACTCATTAACTATAAATACTTAAATATCTATAATTGTTAAAGTTTTTTGTGTTTGTATGTTTTAACTATTTTTGTTGAGAAGAATTTCCCTTGAGATTCCGCCATTCTGAATTGAGTATATACTTGGTGAGGAACCTCATCATACTCGTATTTTTGTCCATTATTAAACTCAACTAACATTACTTTAGTTTCAGTATCGTATTCTGTTTTTTTAACATTTGACGATTGGATTTCATTAATTATCTTCGTCCCTTGAATTGTTTCTTTTAATATTGCCATCTCTTAAAGGTGTTTCTAAATCTATATGTTTTAATTTACTATGAATGTAATCAGTAAATTCGTCAGAGTCAATATCACCAAAATAAGTTTTCATCTCAGTTTTTAAGTCAGTCACTAAATTAGATATTTTTTGATAGTAATTCATAATATCCTGAGGATAATACGGGGGTTTCTCCAATTGTTCTTGAGTCCAACCCTCTCTTTGGAAGGCGTGACGAATTTTTCTGTAGACATCAGTTAATTCAGATTCCGGATGAACCAAGTCCATATATTTTTTCCAAGCGGGTCTTTTTTCCATATTGATAAATATAATTAAAATTTGTTTTGTCCATCCAATTATTTGTATTACTTTTGTAGAATCATTTGAAAAAGTGAAAATAATCCTTATACTTAATTAAAACAAATAAATTATGACAGAATCTATGGATGGTGGAAGTAATGGTGGTAATAAAGCAGTTAAGACTGACTCATCAACACCCGTATTAGACAATTTTAGTAGAGATTTGATAAAACTTGCCGAAGAGGGTAAACTTGACCCGGTTATTGGTAGAGAAAGAGAAATTACTCGAATTGCTCAAATCCTTTCACGTAGAAAGAAAAATAACCCAATAATCATTGGTGAACCTGGTTGTGGTAAAACCGCAATCGTTGAAGGTCTTGCCATTATGATTTATAATGGGGAATGTCCAAGAAACTTAATGGACAAACGTATCGTATCCTTAGATATGACATCAATTGTTGCCGGAACCAAATACCGTGGACAATTTGAAGAAAGAATGAAAGTAATCATCGAAGAACTTCAAAACGCACCAAACATCATCGTATTCATTGACGAAATCCACACCATAGTTGGTGCAGGAAATTCATCAGGTTCAATGGACGCATCAAACATCTTTAAACCGGCACTTGCCCGTGGGGAGATTCAATGTGTTGGAGCAACAACCTTGGATGAGTATAGAAAAAACTTTGAGAAGGACGGAGCGTTAGAAAGACGTTTCCAAAAAGTTGTTGTGGATTCAGCAACCAAAGCTGAAACTTTAGAAATCCTTAAAAACGTAAAAGACAAATACGAGAACTTCCATAAGGTAACTTATACGGATGAAGTATTGTCAGTATGTGTTGACTTAGCCGACAGATACATCACCGATAGAGAATTCCCGGACAAAGGGTTTGACATCATCGATGAGGTTGGAGCGAGAAGTCAAGTGGAAATTAAAATGCCGGAATCAATCGAGAAGTTGAAACAACAAGCTGCCGACATCAAACAAGAAAAGGTGGACGTTGTAAAACAACAACGATATGAAGAGGCAGCAAACCTACGTGATAAAGAAAAACGTATCTTAACTAAACTTGAGACTGAAAAGAAAAAGTTTGAGGAAGAACTTCTTACTCACAAGAAAGTTATCACCCTTGATTTAGTTTATGAGGTTGTTTCCAATATGACTAAAATCCCGGTAACCAAATTAAATGCAGATGAAACCAAACTATTATCTGAGATGGAGGCGAATCTATCTGATAAAGTAATTGGACAAGCAGAAGCTGTTTCAAAGATTGCAAAGTCAATCCGTAGAAATAGAATTGGTATCAAGGACCCGAACAAACCAATCGGTTCATTCATCTTCTTAGGGTCAACAGGTGTGGGTAAAACATACTTGGCAAAACAACTAGCGAAACAAATGTTTGGTAGTGAAGATAATATGATTCGTGTGGATATGTCTGAATACCAAGAGAAACACACCATTTCAAGATTGATTGGTGCACCTCCGGGATACGTTGGATACGATGAGGGGGGACAATTAACTGAACAGGTGAAAAACAAACCTTATTCTGTAATTCTATTTGATGAGATTGAGAAAGCAAACAAAGATATCTTCTCAACACTTCTTCAAGTATTAGACGACGGTCACCTTACCGATGGTATGGGGAGAAAGATTAACTTCAAAAATTGTGTCATCATTATGACATCTAATGTTGGAGCTAAAAAATTACAAGATTTTGGTTCAGGGGTTGGTTTCAAAACAGGTGCTAGTTCTTATGTGGAAGAAGAATACAAACGTGAGACACTTAAAAAAGAACTTAAGAAATTTTTTACTCCGGAATTCTTAAACAGAATTGATGAGGTAGTTATCTTTAATTCTTTGGTTAAGGAAGACGTTAAGAAAATTGTTAAATTGGAATTGGATAAATTATCCAACAGACTAGTTGGGTTGAAATATGACATCACATTTGATGAAACTATTTTAGAACTAATATCTGAAGTTGGATTTGATGAGACCTACGGGGCTAGACCAATCAAAAGAGCAATCCAAGATAAAATTGAGGATTTTGTGTCCGAAGAGATTATCAAAGGAAATATGGTGGAGGGTGTTCCATACACCCTTATCTCCGTAGAGAAAGAAGTGGTAGTTAAACCGGAAGAGGTAAAAAAGAGTAGAAAGAAAAAAGAGGACAAATAGTCCTCTTTTTTTTATTATTTTTCACAACTCATAAGAAATTTTTCAAATTCTTTTAGAGTATTAGGTTTCAACAATAAAGGAAACTTTTCAGCTGGAATCGCTAATCCCATTCCGTGAATTTTACCATCAGTTCCTGTTTGAGTTGGTTCTTTATCTTTTTTCTTATTAACAATCGCATATTCCGGAGTAAAAGTAACAAATAAAGTTAATTTTTTTTCAGGTATATTTTTCATAAATTTTAATTTAGAACCCCCTGTTTCAATATCATAATTAAGTTTTTTTAAAACTTTATCTAACATCTGTGGTGTTGCAACTTTATTTTTTTTAGGTTCAGGAATAATCGCCCCTTTTCCGTGTTCAGATTGTTCAGATATTACATTTTTTTTACCTGAGTGCATCTCAAGTATTCTATTTTTTTCTTCTTGAGAAATACTGTTGAATAAATTTTTCATTTTTTTTATTTTTTATTGTTTATATTTTATGTAAAATCACCACCGTCTACTTCAGCAAAATTAGAATTTGCTGCCGGTTTTGGTGCATTAGCAACAACACCTTTAGATATTGAAGCATTTGCCTCAGCGGTTTTTTTAATCGCTTCAGATGATGCGTCACCACCAACAACAGTATTTACCGGTGTCGTATTTGCGGTGGTTGTTGTTGATGTTTTTGTTAATGCTGCTAAAATACTTGATGAGGTTTTAGGTCCATACATACCATCCGGAGTTAATCCTGATTGAAATTTAGTATTTAATGAATTTTGTAATTCCATTATTGATGGATATTTTACACCGATTTTTATTGGTGTTGCAGGGGTTGATGGTGCCGGAGTTGTTGCTCCTGACGTAGTTCCTGAAGTAGTTCCTGACGTAGTTCCTGACGTAGTTCCTGAAGTTGAGTTAGGTAAAATAGATTGTCCACCAACCATATTCTGAGATTGTTTAATTGCATCAGCAACTCTTGGGTCAAGATTTGAGTAATCACCTGAATCGATAGAATTTGATATTGATTTAGTTGAGTATTTATCAATCAAATCATTTTTTTCTTCTTGTTCAGAAATAACAACACCTCTTTTATACCCCAAAAGGTATTTCATATTTTCAATTTCTTCTAATATAACTTTTTTCATCTTTATATATTATCGTTTTAATCCTGCGGTTGCAGCGGCAGCTTTTTGTTGCATTTGTTGCAACCCTGCGGTTAATTGTTCCGGAGACATAGTTGTTAATTGTTGTGTTTTAACACCTGCCGGAGTCAGTTGTTGGATTGGTTCAACTTGAGGTCTTGGTTGAGCTTGTTGTCCCCCACCATTTAACACTTCATTAATTTTTTGTAATAATGTTGTATCCATAATCCCCGTTTCAGGTAACTTTAATAATTTCTGAATTGCCTTTGTGTTATTTTCTGTTTGAGAAATAATTTGTTGTCTATTACCAGAACTTTGTTTAGTTTTATTAGTTTTAGGACAAGATTTTTTAGCCGTTTCTATTTCTTGACTAGTTATTTTAAAAGATTTAACATAGTCGTTCCATGGTGAATTTTTAAGACTTCCGGTTGTTATCATCCCATTTTTAACACTACAATAAACTTTTGTAATATTTGTTTGTCGTTCACCTTCTTTAATAAATTCCGTCTCACAAGCATAATTTAACATTTTACCGTCAGCCATTTTTTTTCTACCATTACTATAGTATTTTACACCATTAATAATATACATAGTTGACCCATCTTTTAATTTGGTTGGTTTAACCCCTTGGCTAGGAACACAAGAATATTTTCCTTCCCAATTCGCATTACCTTTCATATTATCAAGGGCTGTCTTATATGGGTTTGGTGGTATTTGAGGTCCAAATGGAATTTGCTCACTTAAATATTGTCGTTTTGTGGCACTTTCGTGAAGATTTAAAATTCTATTTTTTTCTTCTTCATTTAAGAAATATAGTTTTTTCATAAAATATTTTATTTATAAATATCATATAAAAAAAAAAGAGACCGAAGTCTCTTAAAACATTTTAAATTTTGATTCTACTTTATATTGGTATTTTTTATTCCCCAATTCTTGAATCATCTTTTTACCCGTCTCAATTCCATTATAAACATCCTCGATAACCACATACTCATTTCTTGTGTGATAGTCGTAATAACCTATCGCAAAATTGATACAGGCGAAGTCAAAAGAGTTCTTTAATGCGTAAACATCGGTATAAGGGTTTGAGAAGTATTCTTGTCGTCCATTGAAACTCTCATTTAATACACCGTTACAAGTTTCAAAAAACTCACTGTCTCTATCAAACAATCTTGTTCCCATACAAATTTCTGTAACCATTGTATTTCCCGGAGCATCAAACTGAATACCATAACCAACATTCATAAAGAAGTTTGGGTCGGCTTTCTTGGACCCGTGACATCCGGTTTCTTCAGATACAAAGAACGCGGCTTTCAGATTTGGTAATTCTTTTAATAGTTCTAAACACGCATAAACACCACATTTGTCATCACCACCAATTCCGGTTGGGTTACCCAAATCGTTATAAGCTTTTAAAGCCGGTTTGATTTCATACTGACTATTTTGTAACATTTCCTCACGAATATTAATCGTGTCAATATTATGAACTGTATCAGTGTGAGCAATTACACAGGGGAAGTAATCCACAAACTCATCTGTTTGTTTTATTGCATAAATGTTGTTATGTTCATCCACATTGAAGGGAATTCCATTTTCTTCTAACCAATTGGTTATAAATTCCACCATACGGTCTTCTTGATATGTTACTGTCGGAACCGACAAAACGTCTTTTAATAATTGATAATTTCTTTCCATTCAGCAAAGATAGAAAAAATAATTAAATAACAAAGAATTATTTTAATTTATTCTAATGAACCCTTCAAATAATTCCGGAGATACTAAGAAGTTATTAAATTCTTCTTCGGTATAACTTCTACTTTCCATTCCTCCATTGTCTTTTTTAAACACATCAATGAGTATTCTGTTATTTCTTACGTTAATTCCTCTATAGAAAAATTCTCTTCCGGATTTAGTTTTATATCGGTTATTTACTTTAAACTTAGCATCAAGTCTTCTGTATATGTCACCATATGCGTGAATATCTTCATATTGAGATTCATCTTCAAGTTTTTCAATAATTTTATCTAAGTTAGTTGATGTATATGAATCAAATGATTCTTGGTCAAAATCCTCACAATCAACTTCATAAATATATTCACTCCAACCAGCAATCTGCATCTCTGAACCTATTCTAAACAATAATTCACTTATAGTTAATGTTTTATCACCCATCGTATCGTATAGAGATAATAACATACCAACACTTGTAAAATATTCTGTAAGACAATATTTTGTAAAAATACCGTAATTGTCAAATGCGTTACAAAAATCATTTTTTATCATTGTGTTAAACCCTTTGGTTTTACATTGATTTTGTTCGCTAGTATAATCCGAGATGATGCTATCAATTTCATTTCCAAACATATCAAGTAATTTTTTACCAGCATCTGATTTTTGTTCATCCGTTTCCAACGGGACTGAACTAGGTTCAATAATTGAAAGGATTTCTTTTATTTTTTTAAGGTTATCACCGTTAAAGTAACTAAAAAAATAACCCTCCCCAAAATCCTCGGTAGCTTGGTAACCATCGTCCCATTCATATGAATCATAGTATGATGTAATTACGTTGTAGTACCACATATCGTCATCGCTTGGGTCAAATAGTTTAATATATTCGTCGTCATCAAACTTCAACACTATTTTACTTTTAAATGGTGCCTTTGGGGTGTATTTAAAATCATAAACTGACTCATCAACATTTTCCATCCAACGAGAACTAACCGGTTCTCCGTTAACAATTCTAGTTAATAAATCATACATTTTACCAACACCAATAACTTCTACAACTTGTGGTTTAATATCCTCAGGTATTGCCTCAAGAAAAGTACTCTTTGAAAATGGTTTACTATTCCAATTATAATATGAGATTTTATTATCTTCGTCTTTGAAAATTATATAAGTTCTAAATCCTCCTCCAAGACCGGCGTTATTCTCCTTATCTACAATACAAAATAGTTGTCCATTCCTAACATCTTTCCACATTAATCTTGTATTGTCCGGAGCATAATATAAATAGGAATCGTAGTCCATAGGTTCTACAATTAACCAATCTTCGTCTTCAAATATTATTTTAGATTCCCCGTGAGAGTCGTTTGTATTAGGCATTGATATTTATTTTAATAATAAATATAATTTTATTTGGATTTATCCAAAAATGTATTATCTTTGTGGTATCAAAATATGGGAGTGACACGGAATTGACTATTCGTAATAGTTATTCGGGGCACGTAGTGAGATGTTCTCTATCACTTAAATCTATGGGTACAACAATTTAGACGGAAACGTTTTAAACAAAATGGCTCTAGTAGGTCTTGTACGTCAAGATGAGCTTGTGAACGTAGCGTAAGCAAACACACATTGGGGTCGGTGGACATATAACCCAGCAACAGGAGTCCTTAAAAAGGTGTGGTACCTATCCGAAAAGGTACAAGTGGAGGATTAGTTCTCAGTAAACCGAACCACTCTAAAAATAAGGGAATTGTGAAATTTTGGATTGTTAGCTTAAACAATATCCTAAACGTGTAGTCCTTAATAGGTAATACAAGTAACACCGGAGTTCGAGTCTCCGCACTTCCACCAAAAGAAAAACCCATCATACGATGGGTTTTTTTATTATCAGTTCAAATGTTTATTTTTTAATCCTGTAATAAATCCTTTTTTGTTGGATTTAATTTATTTGTTAATTTATCTAATCTTGAATCCATATTTCTGTATACCTCTTCAATGTCTTTGTATACATTATCAATTCTTCCATTGACGTATCGATTAGTTTCTTCATATATTTTATCTGTCCTACCAATCTCACCATCAATACGACGATTAAGAGATTCGTCTCTTCTGTTCATCTCATCAAATATATGTCCTTGAACTAACTCTAATTGAGCGCATTTATTTTTTAATCTTTTAATTTGAATGTACATCATAACCACAACCCCAACTCCCAGTACCCCGAGAACCAAACCTATACCCATAATGAACGATGTTAAATCTACCATAATTTCTTTTTTTATTTGTTTATTATTGAACTGATGGTATAAATATAAACAAAAAAAAGAGGTAATTAAATACCTCTTTTTACATATGTTCTTTCTTACCAATCAACTCTTCTCAATTCTTTGAAGAAGTCGTGTAGATAATCTTCTCCGGGGAAAAATTTTTCAAATTCTTTTTCCAATCCTTCCATCATATCTTTTCCTTCATATTTTTCTTTTAATTTTTTCTCACTTGAATATCTACGAATGAAACTAGTGAAAAATAGTGTATCGGTAATCTCATTCCATTTTTCAGCAACCTTTCTTTTTGTTTTTGGTTCTTCATCAGATTCTATAATCGTATTTTTTTTAAATGAGTGCATTTCAAGGATTCTACTTTTTTCTTCTTGAGAAATGGTTTTTAACAAATTTTTCATATTATTAGTTTTTACTATAAATACACAGATTATTTTAAATCTCTCTTCATATCTCTCTCAATGTCCCGGGATTTAATACTGTCTCGTTTATCGTGGAGTTTCTTCCCTTTGGCAAGAGCAATCTCCATCTTAACCAATCCGGTATCATTTAGGAAAACACGATAAGGAATGATGGTTGTCCCGTTAATTAACTCACGCTCCAACTTATTAAGTTCTTTTCGTTTAAGTAATAGTTTTCTATCCTTAACAGTCTCGTGGAAGGACCCGTAACCGTAATCAGAGATATTCATCCCCTTTATAAACAACTCCCCATCATTAAAATAACAATACCCTTCAGATATGGACACCTTTCCCTGACGGATGGACTTAACCTCAGAACCAACTAGTTTGATTCCCACAATTAGGGTTTCTAAGAATGAATACTCAAATTTGGCTTTCTTATTGACGATGTTAATTGATTTTTTCATACGACAAAGATAATATAAAAATTGATATAAACAAAAAAAGGTGTCACATTTCTGTAACACCTTTTGGCTAATTAGGTTGAGATTAAACCTATTATTGAGAATCTTTAAAAGGATTATTAGTTCCCTTTATATCCACATCCTTTTGGGATGTAATCCTCAGTGACGATTGGTTAGACCAATCACTCCTCGAGTCGTAAATTACTCTCTTATTACTCCACTCTCCTCAATCTTGCGAACTGATTAATCCTTGCGGGATTAGAGGTTTTTGGTAAGAATACACATCAACTTGCGGTCTCTGTGTGCTATGGACAGCCCATAACTAAGTAGTCACCTTGTCATCTACGACTGACAGACGCTTTTGCTTTTTTCTGTTTAGTTTTTCACCATATTGAAAATAGTTAACGTGTTGTGGATGTGTCGAAGAAGGGGTCTGTCGTAAGCTCCGTTATCTTTTGGACAACAAAATACTAACCTCCTCCGTGTAATGTCCCCATTACGAAATTTCAAGTGTAGTTCATATCAACATCTTGGTAGATGTTTGATAGGGATAAAATCGACACCACTCGTTCTTTATCTTACCTTTCGGTTTTAACCCAACTCTAATTTTGGGACCCGCAATCACATATTTGGAAATATGTTTCTTACTTGGTTCCTATGGGTTATTCTTATTGGTGTTCCCACCTCAACCGGACAATCCACATTGCCAAGTTAGTATTCCATTTCCCTACGAAGTTATCCTCGGTACTACAGGACTACTAATATCCCACTTGCTTACTCGAGTTCAGTTTCCCAAACCACAAAATCACTAACACTAATGATTTCATTTTATCCCCGTTTCCGGGATTATTTAAAGATGATAAGCCACCTATTATCGTTTTTTACTCCACCAAAGTGGGTAAAGGATAATCTAAAATTTCTAAGAACGTCTTGAGGTTTTCCTCATTTGTTTTACAAAGGTAAGTGATTTTTTTCATTTGTCAAACACTTTTGTAATTTTTTTTATTTTTTTTTGAGAAGAGGAAACTATACAACGTTTTATGACTCCGGTCAACCTGTTTCTCAAATGTTTAACAAAGGTAAGTAAACTTATTTGAATTGTCAAACTTTTTTTTTAAATCTGTGATAAGACCTTAAGATTTACTCATTCGTAGGTCACCCATTCTATTCTACCTAAAACTCGCACTCCCGTCGGGATAGTCTGCTGTAATAGGTCTATCTGCTATCTTATCACAGAATAAAATATGTGTGTGTATACTCTACCACTGCAGTTAAACCTTGGTCATTACGATTACGGTTGTTGGAATCGAACCAACGACACTACACCACACATTTTGTGACACCGACAGGGTTCGAACCTGTGGCACAGAGACTTTCGGGACTCCTGCTCTACCAAGGAAGATGAATCTCCCACTGAGCTACAATGTCATATAATCCTAACTTGTTATGGCGGTTACATTTTTCAGTAACACGTTAGATGCGAAGGGCTACCTCCCGAACTGGTTACGGGTCATACACAATCTCATTTTCCTCACATACCATAACGACCGATTGAACCTAAGTCGTTAATTAGAATATATTTTAGTGGACGTATGCTCTACCATCTGAGCTACGGGGTTAAGACCGGAGGGATTTGAATCCTCGACACAACGTCCACCTATTTTTTCAAGAAACTTATTTTTATCTTTATTCTGAATCATTAATTTTAATTACGAAAAACACAAAGACTATAGCTAAACCTATAAAACACCCTACCATAATTTATTTATTTTCTTCTACAAAGATAATACTTTTATTTTAATCTGTCAAACTTTTTTTTACTTTTTTTTATTTATTCACAATGAACCTCTCGGATGTAATAGTTATTAAATAAGTTTGTATAATAATTACGTTCTTCATCACCAACCATAGTATATTGAAAAGAACTAAAATCGTTACCATTAATATACCTAACAGTGTCAATTTCTTTTTCCTTTAAAATTGCAAACTCTAAATCAGTTAAAGTAAATAACACACTATTATCTAATGTAAGACTTCCTCCGGATTCCAATCTTAGTTTAGTACCATCTTTGAAAGAGAAAAATAATTGGTCTTCTTTACTCATTGAACCGATGTTTAGTTTTATCACTAAGAATCCGGACATACTTAATCTACCACCATCTAATCTGTAATTAGGTATTAGTGTAAACCATTTATCCCTAATTAAATTAGAACATATAACACCGGTTGGTCCGTGTATCTCTGATTTATTAATACATTTATCAACCACCACTTTTCTACTTTGAGAATATGTTGAATTTAACGCTAATAATAACGATACGGTTAATAATACTTTCTTCATTACATTAATAATTTTATTAACTGTATAATTCCACCCATACAACATATTCCTGAGACGAAATAACTGAATCCGGGATTTCTACCATTTTCTTGTTGTGTTTTCGCTCCATAAAGGTTTAATCCCATTAAACCAAACTGTATTAACATTATTACCATAATTTTTTATTTTTTTATCCTAATTGTACTTTTAATCTTTATCTACCATTGCAATTATAATCATCCAAATCATAACAACTAAACCCAATGTAATAAACCAACCCATATCTTATATTTTTAGTAGTCAGGACAGGACTCGAACCTGTAACTTCTTTATCATACAGAGTGCCATTAGCTGTTATCTCAACCTGGAGGGTGATGCGTTACCACTACGCCACCTGACTATTTTCGTTAATGTTAAAAACTGACTCAATCTCCCTAAAAAACACTAACTTGCTACTTACTCTATAATAGGCTCGCCCGTCCCGTTTTAAATATAGTTTTACCTGAAACTTCTTTGGGTTGTTGATTGACCACTCCCACTTACTCAAGTAGTTTTTATTTACGTCTACTAACCCCCAACGCCATTTCATATGACTTCAATAAATCGCTTGTATCATCACTAAAAAGATACGAAGATTCTCTTAAAGTGTCAAATCCCCCTCTTCCGGTGTAAATCTTAAATTCCGGATTATATGATTTTTTTTTCTCCGGTAAACGAAATTTACTCTCATTAATTATGTAAAAATCAAAATCTCTAATCGAACATATTGAAAAATCAAAATTTAGTGATTTCTTCATTAAACGGGTAATCACCATTACACCGGTACTATCTAAAAGTTTCTTACTAATACCATCCCAACGATAATCCAATATTTTAACGGAGACAAGTATCTTATCTCTAATCGAACTACCAAGGTTTATAACTTGGAATTTAAGAAAATCTTTACTGTGTTCACTCTCCCAAAGGTATTCATTCTTATCTAAGAATAAACGTTTATATGAATCTATACTATGTTGTGTGTGACTTTCCATAATTACATACTCATCATCCAACCCATTCGGTTTTGTGCTTGATACTCACTATAAGTGCATTTTCTCATTGTCTTATAATCCGGTCTCAACTTAACGTGTGTTGGATATTTCTTCTCGTGTTCTTTGTTTTCTCTCACCACCTTAGCGTAAGCCTCTCTTTTACTTGGTGCCCACACGTCATTGAATCCACCACCTATCCAATTGAACAAATATAAATACTCTCCGTTAACACTTCTATACAATTTCTCTTTAGCCATAATGATTAGTTTTAAATCCGATACAAAGATAAGCCTTAATTCGAGACTACCAAACATTATTTCAGTTTTTTTCAAAAAAAATTTTACTACAACGATTAAGTAAATTTTTTTGGTATGAAACTTGATTTATCAATTTTAATAACCTATTTATTTAACGAACTTAAATTTAATTAAAACAAAAGTATTATGAAAAAAGTATTATTAGCTTTAGCAATTATCGGAACATTGACGGTAACATCTTGTAAACAAGTAAACACAGAGGAATCAACAACTACAGTTGATACAACAGCGGTTGATTCAGTATCAGTAGATACAACAGCCGTAGACACTACCAAAGTAGACACTACTCAAGTGAAGTAAAACAAAAAACCCCTCTTCGGAGGGGTTTTTTTATTTTAATAAATTCTTAATTTTTTCAATATTGAGAATTATTCGTTTTTGTTTACTCTCATTTAAACCTAACAATGGTTTAAAGGCTCCACTAAGAGCATTTATTAAAGTGTCTGTAGCATATTCCTCGGCACTTGTTGGCGCTGCGGGTTTTTCCGGGGTTACCTCAGCCGCTGGACTACCTACTTTATTTGAGATATGAATGTGGTCATCGTGTTGTGGAAATCCAAAATATAAAACTGCCTTAGGATTACCAGATTCGCTATTCACGGTATATCCGGCATTTTTTAAATTAGTTACAAAACTTTCAATACCCCCTAATATTTTTTTAGATTCTGCATCAGATTTACTATTCCAACCCAAACCATTTACTCTAGAAATGTCTACAGCCTCTCCTGTAGTGTGTCTACTAACATTACCGGAACTAGTTACTTCTTTATGTCCTGTAACAGCCGTACCGATAGAAACAGTAATATCCGCCGCGTTGGCAGCTGAATTAATATCTGATAATAACGATAAATTTATTTTATCAGATGCTGTGGTTCCTTCAAATTTTATTTTTGGGTATGATGATTTATCAACACTACCAACCTCTTCTATAATTGTTATTAATTTTTTCATATTATTGTGATAAGTGGGTCATTAAAACACCCCCAATTGATGTTGCCTGTATTAATAAATTATTTACGGATTCATCTTCTAATTTAGTTTTTCTTTTAGTGTAATCAATCCCTAATATTCCTATAAATTTTCCTTCAATAGATTTAATTCCAAATAGATATGCGGATTTACATCCGGTATCATCTGCAATATATTTTAATCCGTATGTTGCAATTGTCTCATCTTTAAAATCTGAAATTTCAATAGTGTCATTAAGTAGTAATTGATTAATTGATTTACTAAACAAATTAACGGGTATGTTATGAAAATTACTTTGAATTGATGATACATTAGAACTAACGGATTCATAAATTATACTAAATTTTGCCATTGATTTTCCTGTTGGATAGAAATTTCCACCATTGTGAAATTGAGCAACCCAAACTCGTTCAGCCTTAAATTCCTCTTTAATATGTTCAATTTTTGACATTATAAGTTCACTAACTTTTAACGTTTCCAACACCATATCAGGTTTTTCTGACTTTTTATCTAATCTATTCTTAATAAATAATACTAGAAGAGGTCCTAACACCCCCGTGATAAACGCTACTATTATTGATACACTCATAACTTTATTTTATGTTTTTATATAACTTATAAATAGTGAATAAATAAAAAAAGTGAGGTGTTACCCTCACTTTGTTACAATTTTTTGAATTCCGGTCTCATTAGATTCCATATGATTTCAGAGTAGTCTTTTTTATCAAACATCCTAAATAGAATCCCTGACATATGTTTTGGTTGGGTTAACACCCACTCAGCAAACTCTTTTCTATCTTCTATAGGTTCTTTATCATTGTATTTACCATACATCATACCATCAAATTTTTTACCAGCATCCTCAGATATTTGAAAATAACCGTATTTTAAATGTTGGACATAAGATTTAATTTTGTTATAGAATTCATCAGGGACATCTTTTAATATTTCCATAACATCTTCACCATTTTTTAAATACTCCCAAACACCGGTTGTGGTAACGTTAGTCATTATCTTATGAAGACGAAGATACTCAACACCTTTTACTTTGACTCTATCCCCATTAGAGAACTTCACAACAAACCCTTCTTGGTTATCTTTTACCATAGATTTAAGTTCTTTAAAATCTTTGATACCATCGTATTTTTTAACTACATCAAATCCCCATTGAGACCACATTTCCGCATCTATCTCTTTACCATTTTTATCAAAGGTTCCCAATAGGACCAATTTTTCATCATCTCCATAATCCAAAACAATTCTGTTCTCCGGATAGATGATTTCAAAACAGAAAGTCAGATGTCTGAACATTATGTCGGTATTGTATTTTCTTAAGATTTCTCTCGCTTTGATTGCTTGGTCAGAGGTGAATGAACCACGAGTGGCAACCACCCATTGTCCTCGGTACCAAAATACAATTCCCAATGAACCGTCCATTTTTTCAAATACTTCAAAGTTTTCAGTTGGTTCAAATTTTCCTTCTTCTATATTGAAGAACTTTTGGAATGGAGTTGCGACTATATCTCCGGTGTCGTCGGTAACTAAACCTCTACACATCAAAGTCACCTCATCCCACAGGTTCTCGTACTGAACTTTTTCAGTATAATTCCATATGGTTAATGGAAGTGATGGATGTACTTGTTTGTAAAGTAATCCGTCTTCGTAATATTTGTTTAGTTTTTCTAACATAATTTTATTCAAAAATTTTATAAATTCTACTTTTATTAATTCTATCCAAACGATAGATGGTTATTGGGTATTCAAATTTACCATCACTAATATAGACTTTAACTCTATCACCAAATTGATATCTTAACCCTTTTTGTTTTCTTTTAATTTTCTTAGATGGGGTCGTTAACTTAAACACACATTTATTTAGATATTCTTCATATGTAATTTGTTCTTCAAACCTTTCTTGTAATCTTTTAGAATAATGGTTAAAACTACTTAATAGATAATCAGGCATAATTTTATCCAATTTTTTTTAAATTCTCATCTAATCTACTTAAAAACGATTCTTCACCATCATCACCTGATAATAACCAATCTACTCGTTGAGCGTATTCTTGAGCGATATGAAGTGCTTTAACCGCCTCTTTCATCTTCTCAATAACCTCATCCGGATATTGGTAATGGAATTTATCTTCAGGGTATTTTGTATACCACTCAGGGTCTCTCCAACCTTCTTGTTTTAATTCTTCAGGTGTTTTCTCTAAACCATTCTTCACAATAACCTCATCTATTTGGTCTGCGATGTAACCAATCTTATATTGGTTGTAATCAAATGCTCCTCCACTCATATCAATTCAAATTTTGTTAATGTGTCTCTTCTTTCTTCTTTGTTAATCCCCAATAAATAATTCTTAACATTACTGACAATTGGTTTACTGTAAATTTGAACTATCTCACTAAAAGTAATTGTTTTCTTTACAATCTGAGTCGGGTCACCTTTTAATCTACCATTTTTGTAATCACTAATAGCTGTGAGAATAGTTTTCTTATAACCACTATTCCCATCAATTAGATTTATTGTATGGTCAGTGTATTGTCCGTTGATAATCAATCTAAGTAAATGAACCTTTCTCGCCTTACCATAAGTAATAACATACTCATCATATCCATTACGATTGAATCCGGTCTCAGTTTTTTCGTATTTGGCAACTTTAAAGATATTTTCCATAATTAAATAATTTTATGGGACAAAGATATGGAATTAAAGTTTTACCTCAAAACGATTTTTCATTATTTCCAATTTATCTTCCGGAACTCCGTGTTCATTAACTCCTCCGTGTCTATTTTCTACAATAAGTGAATGAACTCTATATCCGTATTTTTTAGCCAAGTCATAATAAGGTAACATTTCCCACTCTTGGGTGAATGTATTTGATACCACAACTTTATGTTCGTATTTCATAAGAAACTCAACCTCTTCTTGACACCAAGCGTGAGCATCTCTCAATGATGTAACATCAAACTTATAGTTACCATCCCCATCGACAAAATACATATCCGCCTCTTTATGGCAATAATCTTTATCACCAACTAACATTTTTGCCAATGTTGATTTACCACTCCCGGGTAATCCCCTCAATAAAAATAACTCTTTCATAACTTAATATACTGTCTTTTAAATTTTGTTTGTTTTTCATTTAACACAATAATGTATTTTTTACCTGATTTTGTTTTATATACTTGAAACCTCATAGTATCAATATAATACCATTCATTAGTGTAAGAATGGTCTTTTATTCTCTGTTCAACACTACAAGATGATAGAATAAACACAATCAAAATTAATATTAAATATTTCATTATACTTCACATTCTTTTAGATGTTTAACAATTTTTTCAATACCTTCAACATCATCCGAATTTACAATAAACTCATCAAAAGCCCCGTATCTTGATTGATAACCAAAAATATATTTTAACCCATAACCAACTCTTTGCCAAAATGGTCTTTTATTAAGATGTGTATGAATGTAAACCATTGGATATGTCATACCGTTAATTTCATCTTCAGCGTATAACACAACCATTTGATGTTCTGTACTATGACAAGAACATACGAATAAATCTTTTTTTGTTTGTTTAACTCTCATATTACTTTCTTTTTTTTCCGTCTTCAGTTTCAACCTCATCCGTGTGGTGGTCAAATAACATATCTGACACAATCTCACGTTTATCCATCATTCTTACGATATCGTCCATATCGTACACACCAAACGTTGGGTGACCGTCAATACCAACATCCATTTTTTTACCTTTACCAAATCTTAAGTTTGTTGGTAAGTGAACGTGTCCGTGAAGGTGAATAACACCTCTATTTAAGTTTTCCCAAGATGCAATCGGGTAGTGAAACAATTCAAATGTTTTGAATTTGTAACTCATCGTCGTTGAACGAGAAACACTTGCAAATAACTCCTGACAATCACCTCTGTTGTTTTGAATGTGGTGGTCGTGGTTACCTAATATAAGGTGAATCTCTTTACATATAATTCTATCTCTGAACTTTTGAATGTTTTCAAACCCACCAAAGGACCAATCACCCAAGTGAATCAACACATCATCTTCACCAACAACACTATTGATTCCACTGATGATTACCTCATTCATTTGTTCTATGGTTTCAAAATCTCTCGTTTGGTCTATCGGGACACTACCATCCGGTAATCTCCAAGCCGTTACTCCACGGCAAATGTTTTTGTGTCCGTAATGTGTGTCGGACGTAACAAAAACTTTTCTATTTTTTTCTATTTTAATCATATTGCAAATCTAATTCTTTTTTTCCAAACCAAAATGGTTTTTCTCTGTTTTTCCAAGATGCCAAACTAATTTTCGCACCAATATAATAATTCCTGTAAGATTCCACAACAGAATCCGTTTTATATTCATCCGGCATCGCCATCGCCGGAGTAGTAAAATCAATATCCGGAATGTTTGGTTTATTCACAATACACCATTCAATAACATCAATCGATTTATGTCTTTTACCATACCTATGAGTATATTCTTTTCCTAACTCCAACCCCAATTCACACAAGTATAAGTAATTCGATAAACTCTGACGAGCCCACACCGCACAAGGGTGATTTTTATGTGACAACTTGTAGGGTACTTCTACGGTACTCCTACGGTAGTTGGTCGGTAGTTGGTCGGTTACGTGATGAACCGAACATAATAACTGAGCCGTTTCCAAAATCATTTTAACTACGTGTTTATCTACGTGGTATTGTGCCGACAATGTCGGATTCTCATCCAAGAAAAATATATTCATAATTTAGTCAATTGTATCGTGAGGAATTTTAACTCTAACACAAGTTTGAGCTTGACCCTCGTTCATATAAAAGTTGTTCAAATAACCCATAATGTTCGCACTCCCGATTGGGTTTGCAGAATGAACATATACAATTGGAAAAACAAACCTATCTCTTTTTCTTTCACTTCTACTCATATTGAATCTACCTTCATTTGTGTTGTGAAATAATGCAACTAAAAACTTAGCAGCATCGTATCCGGTTTTTTCGTCAATATTGTTATAATCCAAAGTATAATTTGGTGAAACGTTATTGAAATATTCTTTCATTGCCGTATCACCCAAATCGTGGTCCAAGGAAATTATATCAATATTTCCTAAACCAATCTCACTAACTTTACTAACAAATTCATCGTAATTTCTCACCACTATCCAATTATCTCCGGTTGGGGTTCTTACGTCATCTAAATAAATTCTTTTCATAATCATATAATTTGACACAAAGATAATCATTTTTTTTAATATAAAAAATGTTTATTTAAAAAAAGTAAATATTTATATAATAAAAACAAATAAAAATGATAGGAAAAAAATACATTTTAAAAAATATTTGTCAAAGCACAATATTTTTCAACTACAAAACATTGTCAGATAGTATGTGGCAATACCAAGTTTCATTATCTCCTGGTCAAGTTAAAAATATTTGGGCTTTTGATGGAACATTAAGATTTTTAAATAATCAAGGGACAGCTTCTTGTGTTGATATTATTGAGGTATTGGATTTTCCACCTACTCACTCACCAATACTTCCGTCTCAAACACCTAGTCAAACACCAACTCAAACACCTACAATGACTCCAACACAGACTCCGACGCAAACTGAGACTCCAACACAGACTCCGACGCAAACTGAGACTCCAACTCCAACTCCAACATTCCCATTAAATGGTATAATATTATCAAGTGTTGTTAATACATCAGCATATAATTGGGAATACACTTTTATAAACATTGATAGTAATTGTTCTAATTTATACTTAGAATACTCGCTTGATGGTGGTTTTAATTGGGTAACAAATATCATTGGATGTGTTACGTCTCCAACAACTTGGGATGTGGGTATAGAATTATACGACAGTGTTATCTTTAGAATAACACAAGAATCAATTGTTGGTGGACCAACAACCTCAAATGAGATTCAAAATAATATCCCAACACCAACTCCAACACCTACAATGACACCAACAAATACGATGACATTGACTCCAACACCAACATTCCCATTATGTGGAATAGAATTACTTAGCGTAACATATAGTGCTGGCACAACTTGGGAATATAACTTTGTAAATTTAGAACCTAATTGTGTTCAAGCATTCTTATCATACTCTTTAGACCTTATAACTTGGGTTCCAATAGTTGGTCAGTGTTCAACACCGGAACCATTTGATATTGGTATAGACCCAACAAATATTATTTATTTTAGAATAACTCAAGAATGTATTAATGGTGGACCTACAACGTCAAATATTTTCACATACAATATTCCGACACCAACACCAACTCAAACATCAACACCAACCGAGACTCCGACGCAAACACCAACTCCAACTCAAACTGAAACTCCAACTCAAACACCAACACCAACTCAAACACCAACTCAAACTGAAACTCCAACTCAAACACCAACACCTACCGTTGTAACAAGAACTTTATTTAATGTATTATTTGACACTAGTATTTATTCAGTATGTTCTACCGGTACACCAATAGTTATTTATGGAGAAAATAGTACTTTCGATATGAATACTGAATTCTTTAATGATGTATATGGACCATCAACTATTGATATGTCAGGATATTACGCGTATTTAGGACAAGAAGTTGAATTAGATAACACAGGATTTGCTATATCACCATTTACATTATGTTCAATAATTCCAACACCAACACCTACTATCACACCAACACCTACAACGACAATAACTCCAACACCTTCAATGACACCAACAGCAACATTTGGTTATTACACATATAGTTTAGGAACCGGAGCAACATCAATTGATGCTTGTACTAATGTTGGTTCACCAATTAATGTTTACGCACCTGTTGCAGGTGGAATTGGACCGAATCTTAATGAATATATATACATTGACACATCATTAATAACTCCTGCTCCTGATGGTTACTATTCTAACGGAACTGCCTGGTATAACATTACGGGAGGACTTGGACAAATTACATCATCCGACCCTAATGGATGTCCAACCCCAACCCCAACCCCAACACCAACTGAGACTCCGACGCAAACACCAACACCTACCGAGACTCCAACTCAAACTCCAACACCTACTAATACTGAAACACCAACCCCAACACCAACAACACCATAAAATTAATATAAAATCAAAAACCCCCTCTGAAAAGAAGGGGTTTTTTTATGAAACCTTGTTATTTGTTTATTTTTTAGAATTTGTCCCCACAAGAAGAACAAAATTTATCGGAATCTTTTTTTCTTTTTTTTCCACAGTTAACACAATACACTTTTAAATCCTGTTTTTCAAAAACCTGTTGTGACACCGGTAATATCTTCCATATCGATGTAGAACAAGTATAATGATTAAAAGTTTTATCTACCGTTTTAAAAGATTGGTCAGATGAACCACCTTTTTCAACTCTACCGGTTTCTACTGAGTCCATAGATAACATACCATCCATAGTAACCTCACTACGAGAATTACCTTTAGATTTTAATATACCTCTTTTACTTCTAATGTTTGGTCCTGCAAAAGTATTACTTATTGAGGTAGTATTAAAATTAACTCCCGCAGTATTACTTGATGACGTAAAAGATACATTATTACTTAATGTTGTATGAGCATATCCACCTGAAAATGTACCTGTATTGTTATAATATGTATGAGTTGGTCCACCAAATGAACCACCAACATAAGTTATTGGGTTGTTCCACACCGGTTGTTTATATTCATCAAAGAAGTCGATAACAACATCCCCATTTCCGGCGATGGCATCCAATACCTCATTTGATGTTCCATCAACCTCATAAGTTTCAAACTTAAATTTACAAGCGTCGTCAAGGTATCTCTCAAGAAATACTCTTTGTCCCGGTTTAAGAACAATTCCTCCTCCGGAGATATAACTTCCGTCAAGTTTGATTTTCGCTAATACTGTGGTTGATGATGGGTTGAATAATTCCAATTGGAATTCGTCCCCGTTGTTTAGATAGACAGTTTGTCCAAATTGTTTAAGACGTTTTCTGTCTTTTGAGATGTACGCACAAGGCGTACCTGTTTTTGTTTGGTAATACATAATTTCCTTATTTTATTTTTTATGTTTATTGAACTTCTCTTCGTTGGTATCAATTCCAACTCAAATGCCTCTGTGGACACGAGAACCTCAGCAACAAGGTTTCAGTTATAAATATAAGGATGATTTATTTTATTGTAAATAAAAAACCCCCAAGTTTCCTTGAAGGTTCTATGTAGAGTTAACTGGTATCTACACTTAGGAATGACCCTAAGACCACCGTTCATCACCTGTAAGGGTCTAACGATAGATATTGTACTTGCTTACACTCAAATATCCGCTGTGGTCTCGGGGAATCACGATATCCCATCCTTTTCGTTATGAGCGAACTGCTCCACCTTTGAGCTACGAGACCAATTATGGGTTTTTAATGAACCCACAAACATATGTCAACTTATTGGTGGTGTTTCACATACCTACCAAATTTATCAACCCTCACAGAGAGTTTCTCCAATCTAAAGTTCCATTGTTTGAACTTTCCTAAGCCCGATTTAATTCGTGCTTGTTTAATCGCAGATTCCTCTGCCTTCTCACGTCCTTCTTCCGTAGTTTCTACGAAAAAAGTGGGAGCCTGAACACCGTTACTAACGGGTACTACTCTCCAAATTCTCAATTTCTGAGTCATAATTTTAGCTAATAGCTAAAACTAAGTGGAGTTGGGTTGGTTGTTTTTCATAATATTAAATATTAGTATCCCCGGTAGGAGTCGAACCTACAGCTTACGATGCTTAAAACCGTTGTGTTTACCGTTTCACCACGAGGACATTTTTCCACCAATGAGATTATTTTGGTGTAGATATTCTTAGTTTTTCCTATTCAAAAACCCTACGTGTCTTACCACTTAAAAAGTCAACCATTACTAGGAGGTGAGTTGGTAGGCTCCCTATTAACCCTAAGACCCCCTCTGTAAAACCGTTTGAGGCGTCAGCTACATCTTTGTTTAAGAAACGATGCCAAATCTATTGAGTATCTCTATCTCAATTGTAGTCAGGACAGGACTCGAACCTGTAATTCCGGTTAAACCCCTCAACGGGGCCGCGTCTATCCAATTCCGCCACCTAACTATTTTAATAACTTTTACCATCTTGGTATCTTTCTCTTCTATTATGTCTTCCATTACCTTTATTCGCCCCCTTATATGTTGGAGTTAAAGAATGACAATTAGGACATAATAATTTTAAATTACTTAATGTGTTGTTAGACCCATTTCCGTCGATATGTTCTAACTCAATTGGTATTGTATTACTTTTTGGGTTTTTTTCACCCCATCCACATTCCATACATTTATTACCATATTTTTCAATAAGATATTTTTTATATTGTCTTGGATTTAATGTAGTATCATTATTATTGATTAAATTAAAAATATTTTTTTTACGATTTTCGTGAAAACAAATTTGATTACAATATGTTTTTGTTGAATCATTAATTTCACACCCACAATTCAAACAATTTTTAATTTGTTTATTCAGATTTTTAACTTCTACATTAAATTCGGTTTTTTGTCGTTTAACATATAATTTATTATTTTCTTTTGCGGAACACGACTGAGAACAATATTTTCTTTCTTCACTAATAAACGATATAAAATCATTATTACAATGAATACATTTTTTTTCAATAGTATAAATTTTTGGTTTAACATAAACACCAAATTTATTTAACTTTATTCTAACCGATTTTTTAGTTCTATTTAAGAATTCCGCAATTTCATCATAAGTCAACCCATTATTTATGTAATTCACTGATAAATTAAATTCTTCTTCTGTCCATTTTTTCATAACTTCTCTTTATTATAAATATCACAAAAAGAGTCAAAAGTCAGATTCGAACAATAAAAAAAATTGAGCTGGTATAAGGAATCGAACCCTATTATCTTGTGTACAAAACAAGCACATCACCATTTATGTTTTACCAGCCTGTCGCAGAGCATTTTTTTAAAGTAGAAGTCAGCTCTGTCTCTTAAACTACTAAAAGAAACTGTCCAAGGTCTATCCTGCTTTCGCTGTCCAGATTTTTCTCTGTTTCTTTTTACATCATCACTTCGGCCACATTGGGAGAACCGCAGTTCCCACGTTGTTTAAGGAGGTAGTTGGCGGTGTATCACACCGAGTTATGATAATGTATATTTTTACACATCCCTCAAGATGGGGATAATTCTATGGAGGTTACGACTCTCACCTTAATCCATACCTAACTCACGTCCAGGTTTTTCTTTATCTTACTCAACAAACATAACACTTCTTGATAGTGTTGTAATACATTGTAGTGCATTAACTGTTGTGGCTTGTATTTTGTTTGTCTTTCTATGCGTAAATTTTGTACCTCAGGAGGGAATCGAACCCTCAATATGAAGTTCCTAAGACTTCCGTGTCTACCGTTCCACCACCAAGGCAATTGTTGTGACTCCACAGGGATTCGAACCCCGATAATTTCCTTAGAAGAGAAATGTCCTATCCGTTGAACGATGGAGCCAATTTATTCTGTTACCGACATAGATTGGTAATTAAGTGTGAAGGCCCAAACCCCTTCACTCCCCTATTATAGTCTGTCGCAACGTTGGAACGAATGCCGACCTTTTCACTTAACCTTTCGTTAGACATACGAATCTATGTTTTCTGTATGTGGTGAGTAACTTCCTTCCCCACTTGTGTTTCCGAGATATCCAGGGCACCATACTGTCTAACGTCAAACAGAATATAAAAATTAAAATAGTTCGACCAAATTTTTCACCATTGCGGTCCTAAGGAGCTGTGACTTCATCTCCACATCCGTTATGGGTAATTACTCCCAGATGGTTGACCGGTGCGCCGTTGTCTTTCATCATACTTTTCACCTACCTATGTGTTAAAGGGTTCCGGCAGTGTCCCCGAAGGTTACTTCATATAATTACTTTTTCACTATTTTTGAGCGGATATTCGGATTCGAACCGAAACTTCAGACTTGGAAGGCCCACGTGCTAGCCGTTAAACACCATACCCGCATTTTAAACTTATACCTTGAAAATAAATTTAAATTTTAAACTTATAAGTTTATACTTTTGTTTTGAGATTCTCAATCTCTTTAACGATTCTCTTCTTATCAGAATCAGTTAATGGAACCTTCACATCTCGTGTTCCTTTTTCGGTTTTTAAACCATTTTTTAATTGTTTCTCCAACATTTCAAGAACTCTTTGTTGTCTTGACCTTTTTGCTACTGTAGCCATACGGATTTAGTTATTAAATTAGTAGCGGGAGGAGGACTCGAACCTCCGACCTTATGGTTATGAGCCACACGAGCTGCCAACTGCTCTATCCCACGATGTTTATTCTTAGTAGCGTAACGTGGACTCGAACCACCCCCCAAGCTTATGAGACTTAGATGCAACCTTTACACTTTAACGCAATTTGCTGATTAGTAAGGATTCGAACCTTAATCTCCCTTCCCCTGAGAAGCCCACGTTCCAGGGACTCGAACCCTGTTTTGGGGGGATGGTGTGCACCATTACACTATAATCAATCGGAAGTTTCGAACCTTCCATTCTCAAGGTAATTAATCTTGAGTTTTGCGGTCTATGAGAGAATCGAACTCTCGCCTCTACCGTGACAGGGTAGCATCCTAGCCGTTAGACAAATAGACCAAAATTTTCAATTCAAAGGTGACTATCCTATAACAATTGAAGGAGAAAGAACCGTGTTTCCCGGGTAGTGACTTCCCGTATTCTGTCTTTCTGTTTTTTGTGGATACAGTGGGAGTCGAACCCAAACAATCTGATTGCAAATCAGTTGAACTGCCGTTGTCATCTGACCCATTTACTCGTCTTTCCGAATTGTCAACATTGTGAAATTAAGGGGACACGTTGTTCATAACCCTTGTAGCCCCACCGGGAGTCGAACCCGACTTTTTTGGATGAAAACCAAATATCCTAACCGATAGATGATAGGGCCGTTTTATATTACCAATATGTCAATTAACTTGTTTCATTTTGATGGTACAAAGATAATACTTTATTTCATTATACCAAACTTTTTAATCTTTTTTTTATTCTTCTTTTTCTGTTGAATCATCCTCAACCAAAACATTTTTTAATCCGTAGGTTACTCCTAATATTGGTGAGTAATCCATAACCAACTCTTCTCTTGTATCGTCCATATCTTGTTTTTTAATTCCTTACAAAGATAATCTTTTATTTCAATATACCAAACTTTAAGACAAAAAAAAATCCACCTTTTTTGAAGATGGATTTTTGAATATTTTTTTTACTTAAATATATATCATACCATCTGCTTCCAAGTTGTATCTCTACCCTCAGTTCCCGCTATCGTAAGTAATATGTTTAAAGTTTGCATTTGTTGTGTTATTGTAATTTCTAATAAATATACGTTAGTTTTGTAAAAAGTCAATTATTGGTAAGATTTATTTTAATTATCCCAAATATTTTTATCTTTATTCCTTTTAAGGGATTTTTTATATTCAATAACTTTCTTTGGATTTATGAATCGAACCCCATTATAAACGAATGAGTGATTATCAATTAAGTCATCAATATCGTATTCGGGCCAATTATTGAAAAATTCAATATCTTTGGTTCTATATTCACCTTCATCATTAAATTCCCATTTTGATGGACGTATAATTACGTCTAAGTCATTAACATCATTAATCATTCCGGTGATTACTAATGGTGCGGAACCAAAAACCGCATAATCCTCAGAATCTAAATTATAGTCCTTGAGTTTATCCATTAAAAATTTAAAGTTTTTCATATTGATAAATATAAAGAAAAAAGTTTAACAACCCCGCCCTCGGGTCGTAGCGGGCTACAATGGGAATTCCGGAATTCGTCGTGTTCGTCACCGGCGTACTAGTCCTTATCTATCCTTTACCGTATTACTACGGTGCTACTATTGGGAGGTCACCCCTATCAACACGCTAGTCCATTAATTTTTTAGAGTATGGACACCCCGGTTGTTAAACTTTTTATTTTAAAAAAACAGACAATGAGGATTCTCCGATATTTCAGTCTTAGGGGACTAGACAAGCATCATACTCGTGTTTACCCTCGGCGGTTTCTTGGTTTGGTTGATTACTCCGAACCTCACCCCTACACTACCACTGACGTAAGTTATAGGTCTGTTTCTTGGGATAATGATAGGATTCGAACCTATATCCTCCCGGTCTTACACCGGTCGCACGTCCAATTGTACTTCAAAATCCATATTTCTTCAGGAGAGACCCTCGAGGGATAACCATAACGGAATTACCCTTGACTCACTCTCCGTCTTCTTGCACGCCATTCAGAACTCGAATCTGAAACTTTAGTTTTGGAGACTAAAATGATAACCATTTCACCAATGACGTATATAATAACACAATTATTTTAGTCCCTGCCGGGAGCTCCCTACTTTTTCACACAACCCGGATGCCTCCGAATCTAATTTTCTATTTTACTCCCTAGTAAGAAACGCGTCTTCCATTCGGTTGTTCAAGCCCATTTTCGTGGTTAAACAATTATGTTATTTGAGGTCTCGGTGAGAATCGAACTCACTCTGTTAGTTTTGCAGACTAACCGGTCGCCACGACCAACAAGACCATTTAATAAAAACAACACATCCACCAAGTTGGGATAAGTATGTTTTGGACTTTCAACCTTCTCTTACCTTACTCAACAAAACATAACACTTCTTGGGGTGTTTAGAGTCGTCACAATATAGGCTAATGCTATATCGGGGCGTGGACTAACCAATTTACGCCTCTATTGTCCGTTTTTCTATGTGTTGTTTAATCTAAACTATTTGGATAATACAATAATGTTGGATTTTTCTTTTGAATATCAACATCCGGGTATTTTTCACTAAATGTTTTAACATCGAATCGAGATGTGATTAAATGTCTACCATTTTTGGTAGGTATTACTTTTTCAACTTTAAAACCAACTGGTTTAAGGTCTTTAATAAAATCCGCAACTTCATATAAAAAATCAGGGTCAGTTGTATCAATATCTACAATCCATCTTTTTTCTTGTGTTTTGATTTGACCCACAACGGAATCAAATAAACCCTTTTGGTTTTTCACACCATTTTTAATTCTCTCAGCTAACGACATCATCATTTCCAAAGAAACATCCATATGGTTTTGTTTCTGAACGTGAATGTAAGCTCTTGCCTTGAACATCTCACATAATTGTTTGATTTCATCGTATCTCTTATCAAGATGTTCAATGCTGTCAATACAATATGTTTTGATTGTTCTAACCGATTGGTGATTATCTCTCTCACCCTCAGGTTGGTCCTTTTTTCTCTTGAAAACGTATAACATATAGAAATCGTTTTTGTCCGAGAAATTCAGTAATTCTTTGATTTCTTTTATATTATCTATCATCTTAATATCCTATTTCATTTTTTTCATTCCATTGTTCCTCCGGAGTTAATCTTTCAATTCTCTCAACCGGGACAAACCCATCTAATCTTTGTTCTTTAACATCTTCAAAATGTTCTATGGTATCCAAACGATACCCGAACTTATATCGGATGTATTGGAACTTCTCTCCGTCCCAAAAAGCCATATAATTGTTTCTACAGAAACCCTTATACCAACCTTCAACCATTTCATTTTTTGGTATCATAATTTCTATTCTTTATATTCGGCAATTAGTTCATATTCGACCATTAGTTCGTTAATATAACCAATTTCCTTTGTTTCAAGATTCAAACACATACCATCACCAATTAGTTTCCAATTGTTAGTGTATAACCAATTTGTAAAACCTAAAATTTCTTGTTCCATTGTCATATCTATTAATTTTTGACAAAGATATAACTATTTTTTAAATAAACAAATAATCTTCCCATTCTTTTGGAACATAATGAACTTGTTTCATCATCATTAAATAGTGTGGTCGTCTTGGTTGGGGGATTTCTTTACCATACTCTTCCAAAGTCAAATTGGACTTCTCACCATTACATCTTCTACAAGCGGTAACCAAGTTGTCCCACGCGTCTTTACCCCCTTTAGATTGGGGTATTACGTGGTCTAATGTCAATGTCTTACGATTATCACACCCACAGTAAACACACTCAAAGTTATCTCTACGATAAACATTCTCTCTACTTAATGGAACTTTATGAATTGGTTGATTCACGTATTTATAAACCCTTATGATTGAAGGTTTCTTAATATCTAATTCAGGATTGATTAGATTAAATGATTCCGGATGTTCGGCAATTACACTTGCATTACCTTTATAAGTTATTACAAAAGCCCTTTCAGTGTTTATGATAGACCTTGGCATATAACTTGAATCCAAAACCAATGTTTTTCCGTACTTATTCATTATTTCTATATGTTTTAATTGGTCCTTTTAGTGGAAATTCCGGATTATCTATTAACCCTAAAAATTTACACTTTCTTCTTTTTCCTTCAACATCACTAAATCTCCAATCTGTTGTCATATCTACGTTGGATAAATCTCCCATATAAAGAAAAGTTTGTTTTCTCCACACTAATTCTTTTTTTACTTCACTAAAATATTCAGCACTAAATACTGACCAAGTAACACTACTCACAACTTTTGATTTATTAGTTAAACATTTTTTTTGTACCCCCAGGTGGTATCGAACCAACTTCCCGATATTAAAAGTATCGTGCTTCACCTTAAAGCTTTGGGGGCGATTGGGCTCATTTTACTCTATTATTTGGCTCAAAATATAAGTAATTTGAGCTTAATAATCAAAATCAGTGAGCCACATTTGTCGGTCAGGTAGGCTACGCTCCTACTACCTTTCGCGTATCAGGCGAATGCTCTACTGATTGAGCTACTGACCGAGTAAATTGTAATGTAATTCTCTATGACAATTCGCACATAATAAAATACATTTATCTAATTCTTCTTTTATTTTATCCCAAGATAAAACACTATATGTTCCAATCCCGAAATCTTTTTTATTAGGGTCTAAATGATGGAATTCTAACGCCGAATTACATCTATTATATCCACATTTTTCACACGAACCACCTTTATAACTAATAGATTTTTCTTTTAACCTTTGTCTATGTGTTTTAACTTTATTGTAATTCCTATCTCTTAATTCATCTACACTTAATTTAACATATTTGTTTTTCGTGTATTTAATAACTGTTGACCGGCCAAGATTAAATTTAATTATACATTCCTCAATTGAATGGTCTTTATAATATATGTTTAACTCTTCAATTTCAACATCTGTTAACTTTTCTCTAACATTACTAACATAGTTACCCCCTACACTATTATTATTACAATGATATGAAACAGTCCCTTTAGAACAATTTAATATTTCGCAAATCTCATTATAATTTTTACCTTCTTTCCTTAATTTTAATATATCTTCTTTCAAACTCGTAGTCATAATGTATCTTATTTATATTATAAATATACTATAAGTTCAAAAAAAGTAAATAATATTAATTAATTGTCGGGGTGGCAGAAATCGAATCTGCTCGATGTCCTGGTCCCAAACCAGGCGACTAGCCTTTAGTCCACACCCCGAATTTTCTAATTCTACGATTCCCCCCACTATGAGGTCCAATAAATTAGTAACAGTTTCCTTTCGTCTAAATGGCTGGACTCGAACCAGCGGTCTCTACGGTCCAAGTGTAGCGGATTACCAACTTTCCCACATCTAGAATTTAATTAGTTGAGTTTATAACATCTTTATCCTACTAAGGCAAGGACTCCATTTGGGGTTCCGTTGATTGATGTCTCTTTATACCCCTTGACGGAACAAACGGGGGAACTAATTATTTTATAATGATTTAATTAACTCATCATACTTACCTGAGTGATAATCCTCCACCATTTGTTGGATTCTTAAATCTCTTTTTTCAATACTTTTTTTTAATTTTTCGATTTGTTCAGGACTTGGATTGTTATTTACTGTGTAACTAACACCCATCTCATCTAACTTACCAAACAATTCTTTTGTTTCAATTTTTTTCATAATATCTATTTTACCTCTAAATAAAGAGTTACTTTAATACCTTTTTTAGTTATGAAAGACCCTGCTTCATACCAAAATTTTTCTTTCTCTTTTTCTTCCATAATCTTTAATTTTCTGCGGAGAGCAGAATACTCGAAATCCATCCATTTAACCGAACCACTCGCTTAGCAGGCGGTGACAATACCCTGATTGTTTTACTCTCCAAATGAAAGTAGAGTCTCAATGCCGGGGGATAAACCCCCGGCTTAGGATTCGAACCTAATTAATGAATTTGCGCATCATCCTCGTTGTCTCTACTTTTGTGTCCCCAAGAGGATTCGAACCCCTATTCTATCTGTCGTAAAGATAAGTCCTTTCCAGTTGAACGATGGAGACAATTTTGTAGTCAGGACAGGTCTCGAACCTGTAATTGGACAGAATGAATGATACCAACCTTAGACATTCCTTTGCGTCTACCAATTCCGCCACCTGACCATTTTGAGGTTAAGAACTCCTCTGTGTTGTGTAGGATGATATAACCTACCTCGTATTTCATACCCCCCTCTCACGGGAACAACACATTTTACTTCCATTGAGTTTTTCGGTTATACTTCCAAGTTTTATGTTCTCTGTATTTGTGAGAAAATTGTCCTTTTCTGTAATAAACACCCTCATCCCAATAAGGGGAGTATTCAAACTTTAACCAAATCAATCTGTAATCTTTTGAACAAGTCGCGTTGTTCAGTTTCATTCTGTTTGTGTTTACACTCATAATCTTGAGTCTGTTGTTTAGCAGACCTCAAAGATTATCCAATACCTTTTTCATAACCGTAATTTATAAACTCGTTTATATTCGTCCAACGCCGACTTTAGATTCTCAATACATTCTCGGTAATTAACATCATCACCAAGATTAAATCTCTCATTTTCTTGTTCCCTCTTGAACAACACTTTTAACGAATTATCAATGTTGGATAAAATGTCCAAGTAAATCAACTCTTTATCTTTGGATTTCTTTAAATCAAATCTTAAATCTACAATTAGACCCTCTAATTCTTCAATTTTTCCATCTTCATCCATAACACATAATTTAAGTGTGAAAGGTGGGACTCGAACCCACAATCTCCTGAACCACAATCAGACGCTTTACCAATTCAGCTACAATCACCATATATCACCTATCAATGTGGGTTTGAGAAGTACCCTTTTCAATCAGCTTTCACACCCATCACCCCTTCTTAAGCAGGAGCTGTCAGTATCTGATACCACATTTAAGGTTTTGCGGACTTGGAGAATTACGATATCCCGACCCGATGATTAACAACCATCCGCTCTTCCTCTGAGCTACAAGTCCAATTTTGACTACCACCTGACTATTTTCGAACTTTGCAGGCTCGTATCATTCCTTAATAGTAGTCATTTTTTTTTACCTCACTTCCCCGGCTTAACGGACCGAGTGCCATATAGGAGGTGTAAGGTAACCTCGCTGCCCCGGGAGGACTCGAACCTCCATAAGATGATTAACAGTCATCCGTAATAACCTTTATACGACAAGGCAATTTTTGACTACAACGATTTTCACCGCAAAATGGCTTGTTGTAGTCCAAGGATGTAGGAGCTCATCTTTACACTTAGGCTTTTTGTCTTCTCGATTCCGGAATCTTACGACTGTAGCGTCACCTTGTTTGTGGGTCCTCAGGGAATCGAACCCTATCCTCTAGTTCTTCAGACTAGCGTACGAACCATCTATACAAAAGACCCAATTATAATAATGTTGGAGTACCCGTCTCGCCCCAATCTTAAGTGCTTAATCGTAGTTTTACGAGGCCCTCGGCACATTCCCTTTTCAGGGGGGTGATGAATTCTTGAACCCATATTGAATTGTCGACATCCAATATAGAGAAAACCATTATCATAGTGGGCAACAGTGGACTCGAACCACTCCCGTGAAGACCTGATTTACAGTCAGGTTGCCGTATCCGAACGACTTTTGCTACCCAATTACACTTCCTAACTCCCTACAGTGTAGTGTGAACCCATTCTAGTACCTCGTAGTGGAATCGAACCACTTCCCTTTGCATGTAAAACAAATACGCTTCCGTTACGCCAACAAGGCAATTTGCACATTTTAATTCTTCCCACTCCTCAAACGTACAAATCTGAGTGCATCCGTACCGAGTAATGGTGTTGAGCCATTCTAGAGTCAGATATGAACCGTCTCTGGTCCCGGACCACTCGGCGTTTTGGTGGACATAGGCTCATCACCTACTCTTGGGGTTCCACCGAACCCTTTGTTACCCCTGAGAGAATCGAACTCCCCCCGCATGGACCAAAACCATGTGTACTAACCGATATACGAAGGGGCAAAATATTTTTTAGTTAATGAACGGTTACCACAATTACGTTCGCCCCGGACACGCTCCGGACATTCTTTTTTGGGTGTGGATTAAACTATTTAACTAACCCGCGGAAGAGGTGAGACTCGAACTCACACGGGTGTTACCCCCAACGGTTTTCAAGACCGCGACCCATAGACCGACTTGGCTTACCCTTCCATTTTTTCTTACCAATATTTCAAATAACATATCCTTTATTTTGATGGGACAAAGGTAATCCTTTTTTTTTAACTTCCAAACTTTGTTTCATTTTTTTTGAAATTTCAGTTCGTATTTCATTTATTATGAAACAAAAAAAAATCCTGAACTTTTTGAGTTCAGGACTTTATCTTATATTGTTGGTTTAATCTTTAGTATAAAATTAAATCACTTGATAAATCATCTGAACTTGTATGCGAGATACGCGGATACGAACAATTACTAAATTGTTGGTTCCAAATCACGACGTTCATATGTTTATTAGTGTTTTTCATTTTTTTAAATTTTGTGGTATCTCTACCTTTGTTTTCTATAATTATATCAAACTTACGAAAAGTTTAATAAAAGTCAAATATTTTTTTATTTTCTTTTTAAGAATTTTGAAATATGATACCAAGCAAATATGATTATTAACACCGTGAAGAACAATTTTACACCAATTTCTAAACTCATTTTATTTTAACATTTTTTCAAACATAACCTAAAATACTTCTCACCTGGTCTATCAGAATAGAAGTAAAATACTACATAATCGTCACTTATATTCTCTAATTCTATCCTAATACTTGATTCATTACCGTAATCATCAACTAATGTGTATAAAAAATTATATTGTCTAATAAACAGTTGTTTAGACTTTACATACATTTTATTATTACGATGTTCCGTAATTATTGAAATTGTATTTGTTTTTCTGTCTTCGTAAAAAACTACTTCTCCTTTTATTTTTTTTATATCCCACCCATCCGGTGTTCTTACATCAATCGATTCAAATTCATATCTTTTCTCTTGAGAAAAAGAGATTGATGATATTACAAGAAATATCAATAATATTAATTTTCTCATACTATACCAATCTTTTTGCTACATCAACAATTCTTTGTTCGTCTTCGGAAGACATTAAATGTCTTGAATCTCTAAGTTTATTTAATGTTTCGCTCCATTCATCATCCAATAGGGAATTATGTACATTTGCGGGTTTAACTTGTCCGTTGAATGAATCTAAATGACCATCTTCAACAAGAGCCTCGATTAACTCTTTAACCTCTCTGTTTGAACACGCTGAGATATAATCCCAAGCATCAATATCGATTTCTGCACTAAAATCTGGCATAATTTATAAATTTTCTAATCTATTAATAATTTTTGTTACTTCTTCTTTTGAGTTCCATCCTGAAATATCATCACCATCTTCAAATGGAACAAATTTACCAAGAGTTTTGTAAAACGCCGCAACTTCAAAAGAAGTTACACCATTCCCATATAATCCCTCACCACCAACCACAGAAACTTCAATATCGTTCCCTAAGTCCAATTTTGCTTGAACTCCGTTACGTATTACGTGTGGTTTAAATACTAAATCGTCAAATGTTTTCATACGGCAAATATATTACTTTTTTTTATTCTACCAAAACAATTAATGTTTTTTTACTAAATATTTGTGACCCGAATCTGAATTAACCTCAAAAATCTTTTTTATTTTTAACGCCTCTTCTTCAGTTTCAAAAGTCATTATTTCAGAATAAGAATCAACTAAAATAACCGGTAACTCAACTCCGGTGTGATGTTTCATCATTTTTACTATTACCCACATAATCTTTTTTTTTATAAGTATAAATAAAAAACAAAAAGGTGTCAAATGACACCTTTTCGCTAGATACAGAATTTTCCCCTTTCTTTTAGATGGTTAATCCCGTCCGGAATCTACTCCGGAGGTACAATTAGGCTTGTACTGCCTTTGTTTTCATTTCGTGTGCCTTATCTTCTAATTTCTTAGAAAGTTCTCCTAATGAAGGACAAACTTGTTTTGACACACCTTTTTCAATATCTCTTCTCAACTGTTCTTTATCAATTGAACCTGATAAACCATTTTTAACAACACTTGATATACTACCACCAACTTCGTTGTCTTTACCTATTTTATCAATAAGGTTAGTAATGATTGATTGAGACACTTTTTTAGTAATAAACTCACAATCAATAATCTTATCAAGGTCCTCATTGTGAATCTCATTAACAGATTTAGTAATACTAGTTGCCATCCAACCATTTGGTTTGTCTGACGTTAATTTTCCTACTAACCATTTACCCATATATTCTTTGAATGTTTTGAATATTGCTTCAGAACCTTCTTTCCCAAATAATCCTTTTAACGTTCCCCAAAATTCTTCTTTGATAATTTGTTTATCAAAACCTTGAGATTTAAGATAAATAGCCTCCGATATAATTTCATTGAAGAATTTTTCTCTTGGTTGTTTAAATTTAAGAATTCTATTTTCCGTTAAGATTTTAGTTCTTGTTTGGATAATCTTAGTTTCGGATAATAAATTATTATTCTTTTCTTCAGACAATTTTTGTAAATTTTCTTTAATCAAATTATCTAATTTTGTTTTAGATTCGTTTCTTGTTCTATCAATAATAAACGGTAAATAAGGATTCTTACCTGCCGGTAAATTATTATCCTTACCCGATAATAATTTATATACATTCTTAATGTTTAAAGTATCACCTCTCCAAAAATTAAATACTTTATTGTCTTTTTTAACCTTTGGTAATTGGTCAGGAGTAATTACAAGGTCTTGGTATACACCTGAACCGTCACAACCTTTAATAAATTCTCTATTTTCAGCACTATTAATTGTTTTGTTATCACTCTTATCTTGTCGAGTCTGATATCTAATTGCTCCCGATAAATAACCTATTATTGCTGCATCACAATCCGCTTTTGTAAATTCTTGATTTTCACCACCTGAAATTACCGGTGCTTTGTTACTTGGAAATAAAATTTGAACATCTTTGTCGTTATAATTTAAACCATAATTTCTACCATTAATTGGCATATATTGAGCTAATTGACCTCTATTAGTTGGGGGATTTAATGACCCACCTGAAAGAGGAACTAAAGCAAAAGTCGCATAATCATTTGGATGATAATATCTTAACATATCATTCCAACTTTTAAATACTGTTGACACAGCACCTTGTTCAACAAGTTTTTTTAAATCTAAACTAATATTATTAATTAAAAAATATGGGTCAGTATCGTAATTTTTAGGGTCAATACCAAACTTCATTAAGATGTCCGTATACTGTAAATCTAAATCAAAGAATGTCATTCCCGCAATCTTCATTGGACTTCCCTTATCATTCAAAGCGTATGAGAATCTACAATCACCACCCTTTAAAATCATACCATCATATGTTAAATAATATGGGGTTGTTGTATCACCTTTTTTAAACGACTTTTTAGCCGCATAATAGATTTTACCATTAACGTTAACCGGTTTTGATGTCCCGTTATTAGTTCTACATAACGCTGTTAAAATCCCTTTATCTTTTAAAAATGGACTTGTTTGTAATATATCTAATTCATCCTTAGGTGCTTGGATAATTTGTTGTGTTTGTTCTGTAATAAGAGTGTTAACCTCACTAATTATATTTTCTAATTTATCCATAGTTGATTCATTTTGATTTAAACTAATAGGTTTATTTTTATCAAAACCTTTAAATTCCGGGAAATCTGTTTTCATAGATGAAAAAGGATTTTTTATTTGATGAGATTGTTTATCACTTGAGGATGTCGCATCACTTGATGATGAAAAATCATCTCCGTCTACCCAAGTTGGGTCAAAATTTTTATCCGGAAGTTCTGATTTATCTTGAACTTTTTTCCATCCTGAACCTGACATCCACACTTCACCATCGTCTGTATTAATAACTAATACATTATCTTTACAAGACCATTTACCGTATACTTTGGTTCCATCTTTAGAAACATACAAGAATGTCATATCTTTCCAAAAATAACCTAAATCTTTATCAAAAGGTCCTATAACAACTTCTTCTCCTTTACTGTCTTTAGATAAACTAAGATTTTTTATCACTCTTAAACAATTTGCCCATTCCGGTAAGTTCGCAGGTGTTGTGTCAGCGTCTACAGTATTAATAACAGTGGAGGCTGTTGTAGTACCAGTGCTCGATGAATTACAATTTTTAATTAAATCAGGGAAAGCCTTATTCAATATTTGAACTGAACTATCATATTTTGGAATATCACTAATATTAAATATTTTTCCTGAACTAACTCTTTTAGCCAACCATTTACAATCTTTATTAAGTTGATAAACATACATCTTACTACCTGTTGGGTCTTTTAACCAATCTGTAGATGATGATGTTCCACCACCACCATTATTAGTTGAGCCACCACTATGTTCTTTTTTATATTTTTCCCACCATTTTTCTAAATCTTGACTTTTATCGTAAACATATTTACCGGCTCTCACAATTATTGACGGAATTCCAATTTTAATTTTATCCCAAAACTCTTTACCACCTGTTTTTATTTTATCTAATATCTCTGTATTAGTAATTGTTTCTAAATCTGTTGGTGTAGGAGTTTCACCACTACCACCACAATATTGTGTTGATTTTGCCCAAGTTAAATCACACGCATATTTTTGATAAAATTGTTTAATAGTCCAATCATTTGTAATGATATTATTAGTTTTTGACTTATTAAAAGTAATTTCTGTATTTTCTTCATTTTTAAATCTAATACGTACCCAAGTATTCATATCAGGATAATTTGATTTGAATTCCGTTTCCTTTCCGTCCTTTTTAGCTTTATTTTTGAATTTTATATAAAGTTGTTGTCTATCTAATGCCATAATTAATAATTTGAGTCGTTAGCTTTTTTCTCTTGGTCCGGAGTTATAATGGTATCATTATCTTTCGGTGCCGGTATTGGTTTATTATCTAAAATTTCTTCAACTGATTTACCTGTCGCTTGCTCTAATTCTTTTTCAGATGTTTTAGCTTCTTCTTCAAGTTTTTTCACTTCTTCATCAAGAGTACCATTTTGAGTTGCTTTAATTGCCTCCCTAACTACTTGAATAACTTTACCTAACGGCCACATTCCTACCCATTGTCTAAAAGGTTCACTTTGTTTAACCATCATTTCTAATAGAGTTTCCGCGTATTCATAATCTGACTTGTTAGGGTCTTCTTTAAATTTTTTATTTAATTCATCAAAATCTTTAGTACCAAAAAGAAAATTAAGTATTTTATTATCAGACATTTCGGTGTCAGCAACTAAATCAATACCTTCAGTTGCTAAAGCCCCTACAGTTCTAAAAATCCCAATCATAGTAGAAACCCAAAGATATCTATATAACGCTTGGAAACCTACATAAGTCATACCCCCTATTATTCCATTATCTTTAAACGCTAATCTCACACCTTTTACACCAGCAGGATTTGTTGTTAAAAACCAATTTTTAAAAGCCGTAACTTGTTCCGGAGTTAATTTACCTAACATGTTTAAATTTTTACCCCAAATTTTATTGACGATAGCTGACATAATATTTATCGGTATAGTAACAGGTTTAACTAAAACTTTTAAATAAGCCTTGTTCAAGTTTTTTCCATTATCCAAAATATCTTTCATAGCAATGTTTATAGAATTATAAACATTTTCTAACATTTTTATTTTACCCCACCCTTCTTTATTTTTTATTTTGTTATAAAATTCACGAATTAAAGGGTCTGTCGCCGCTTTAGGTCTTATTTCTTTTTCTATCCATGAATTAGTAGCCTCTAAAATATTATTTTGAGAAGTTTCTAACGACTTTAATTTGGCTATAATTTTATTTTTAATAATAGGTTTTTCATTTGGTTTCGCCAATTTCCAAATACCAAAATCTTCAATAATTTCATTTTGTAATCGTAAACTAGTTTTAAACGGTACCGATACAGTAGTTTTTAGTCGTTCTAATATTGACGACCATCGTTTCCCATATCTTCCACTTATTTTATTTATTGTTTCATCCGGTATTGAATCAGTAACTTCGTTCCAAGTTTTTTCAATATTAGGAATACTATTATTATTAATTGGACTAGGGTTTGGTGGAGGTGGTGGTGTTGGAGGTACTGGTTCAGGTGGATTAATTTTTTGTTGTATAGTATCAATTTTTTTAGATAGTTTTAATTTAAAATCATCTAATATTTTAGCGTTAATAAAGTCACCATAAACCGAGTTTAAATCAGATAGTATTTCATTTGTTATTTCAGATTCGGTAGCACCATCAGATAATCTTTTTGTTATGTGATTTGAATACTTAGTAGATGAAGCCTTATCTACAATACTTTTTTCAAATTTATTAATTAACGTAATTAAACCACTATCAACGTTTCTCATAAGTTTAATTTCGTCAATCAAATTTCTAAATTCAACACCACTTATATTTGGTTTACTCATTAATTTGGTAATTTTTGATTTTAACCCTCCTTTAGATAATTTAACTAAAGACGTAAGTATATTATCAAATACCTGTGGTTGTTCAGTTAATAAACGAACACCCATTATTTCTTTGATACGATTTATTTCAGTTAATATTTTTTTATCTTTCATCATATTTTTCTTTTAACTTATTAGCGGTTATCTTATCAACCACACCAGTTTCGTTTAAGTTATTTTCTATTTGAAAATATTTAACTACAGTTTCTGTTGATGTTCCAAAATCTCCATCAACTCCGTTGGTTTGTTTTCCGGAATCACCTAAATAATATCCTATTGAAGATAACATATTTTGTATTTCTCTAACAACATTCCCTTTATCTCCTTTTTTAATTGTTTGAGTTCCTTTAATCACATCGTTAAAAGTAACTGATGTAGTTTTTACGGGTTGGTTATTTGTTTTATTAATTTTTTCCCATCTATTTGGTATGACCTTATCACTAATTGGAATTTTTGATAATTCAAAATTTTCATCATATTTATCCATTTGAGATTCCATTTCGTTTATTAACTCCTCATTAATATCTTCATTAACGTCATTACCTAATATTTTTTGCCATACAATCCATAAACCTTCTTTGACAGAATCAGTTAATGTTCCATCGTATAACATATCTAAAATTTTAGAAAATTCACCTTTGTCTCTCATTTTTTCTCTCCAACTGTCAGGTGTTGACATTAACGTCCATAATTGGTCGACCGTAATTGATACTCTACCTATCTTAATAATTAAATTTCCTATAAAAGAAGGGGTCTTTTTTAATCCAAAATGTAAAAGGCTTACAATTGTCCGTAAAACAATTGATGATTTTTCTCTTTTTAATTTTAATGATAATGCTTTAAACGAATGTTTTCTAAGTAATTTAGCTATTGTAGGTAAGTGTTTATTAAATAGTTTAGTACCCCATTCAAAAATTTTACCTTCAACATCAGTTATTACTTTATTTTTACTTAATTTCTCAATAATTTTAACAAATTTAGGGTAATATTTGGCAAATTTCGCAGAATTTTTTGCTAAAATACCTACCAACTCCCCACCCGGTATTAACTGTAACGCTAACATCATAGTTCCCATGTAAGGATTATTTTCATCATAATATTTTATCGCGTCAGCAATACCCACAGCCGTACCCGCAGCGATTAAGACCGCTCCTAAAGGTGCTCCAACACCTGTTAGAGCTAATAAAAACCCAGCACCTGTTAACCCTATTTCAACATAACCGGAGGTGTCGTGGTCCCAGTTAACCCAAATTTTTTCAATACCGGATATTAATTGTTCATTAGATAAATTAACTTTTGGGAATGTTGCTGTCGATATTTGTTTACCATCAGGTCCTCGAAATGAAACTGCCGTATTATCTACAAATTTTTGAGTGTTATTGTAACGCTCATTATCTTTAAATTTTTTTATATCCTTATCAGTAGGTATTTTTTGTTCATCCAATGTTTTACCCAATTCGTATTGCATCATAAGAAGAACCCTGTTTAGAGCGTAGTTCCCCTCATTAATTGAGTAAGTTGTGGTCATAATTATGTTTTATCTTTAATTTAATTTTTATTATAAATAGTTTGTTAATCAAAAAAAATAATAATACCTTTGTAAAATAAAATAAATGATTATGAAATATAAAATTAATGAATCGGTAATAACTCTAACTTGTAAAAGTGTGAAACAAATAATTGATAGTGAAATAATTTTAGATGTTGAAATATATTATATGTCAGATAAAACATCTTATTCATCAGAACAATTATTAAGTATGTGTGAATTTGCAGATAATTATCTAACTCCTATGTTTGACGAATTTGAAAAAAAGTTTGACGAAACCCCAATGTAATTATAACGATAACTTAAGGAACAGGGTTTGCGTGACCTCTAGATAATCCGGTTCCCCACTTTTCACCTTTTAACCCCAACATATTAGCCGGACCTCTTGTTAGTCCGGTTTCCCATTTTCTACCTCTAGCATTAGTGTTACCACCTCCACCACCTCCTGCCGCAGGTGCGGATTCCTGTTCACCCAATTCACCGTCAGTTTTTGGGGTATATTCCTTCATTAAGGAAATAATATAATCAATATCTGTTCTCATATGTAATAAATATTTTGATATTCAATAAAAAAGTAATATATTTGTAAAAATAAACTGCTATGAAGAAATTACTATTATTATTGTTGACTTTGTTAACAATGAGTTCTTGTGAAGTATATCAAGAACCAACATTATTATCGTTAAGTGGTGAATACGTCATTAGTAAGATTACTGTGGTAAGTACGGAGAATACCACAAACTTAAGTGGAACAATATATAATCCGGGTTCACATTATGTTAACACATATGATATATTTCCTTTAGATGATATCCAAGTAGGGTTTACAAGATGGCATTTAGATTATAGTGTTATATCATTTTACCCAATACAAACCGGTGGAGGAACAACAACTTGGCAAAGAAAGTATTTTTACTCCATTGTAGGACACAATAACATATATGACTTGGGTTATCTCCAATTTCAGGTTAACGGGAGTGTTAGGACGTTTAAAATCCTTGATGATGGTGTTGAAAGTATAACCCTTCAAACCACCGGATTATGGCCTTATTCAAGTTCAGGACCAAATCAGATTGTAACACTACAATTAACTCGTGTAGGACCATAAAAAAACCCCTCTTAACGGAGGGGTTATTTATTATTTTTCTTTTTTCTGAAGTTCTTTACTATACTCAGCAACCGGAATTGGTGTTCCAACAGGATAAGGGAATCCTTCTTTAGCTGCGGTAACCGAAGTCTGTCCATTTTTAACAGGAACTGCTTTACGTAATGGAACTGCTGCTTCATTAAGTGGTCCATATACTTTAGCTAACACAATACCTGTATCAGTTGTATCAATAATTACACCCGGCATTGCGAACATATTACTTTCACTTGTACTTGGAGAATCTAAATTAATTACAAATGAACGATTTACAGGTGGTAATAATTCCCACTTTTTAGTTTCAGGATTAAATTGTGGTATAGTTGTACTTGAATCATAATACCAAAATAGAGACCATACGGTTTTGTTAGTCCCATCAGGTGTTTGGAAGTTTTTATCCACATTGAACTTTCCATAAGTTCCACTTTCACCTTTCATTGCTAAATTAGAAAGAGATGGACCTTCTAATACAGGACATATTGCACATCCTTCATCATATACCACACCTTGAACAACAATCTTTCTTCCCGTAGGAACCGCCGCTGATGCCCCACAAAAGGCAAAAGACCCTTGGTGTAACTTAACAATTTTATCAGATTTAATATCTTCTACAGTTTCTGTTTTTGTTTTTGAATTACAACTAAGTAACATAGTAGCTGCAATAATAGTTAAAATAATTTTTTTCATTTTTTTTAATATAATTGTGTATTTGGTAATCTATTTGGATATATTAAATAATACTCATTTAAAAATGATATCATTTCTTCTTCATCCATATCAAATTCTTCACCGTAGGTGTCAAAATAATCTTCATCGTCATCTTCGTCCCATAAATCATCGGTATCGTCTTTTGAAAAATTATACCCGAATGTTTTTGTTTCGGATAAATCTATTTGGTCAGCTCTAATTTCATCATCATTATCTGATAATATTCTAAATGTAACATCTAAAGTTTGAGACGATTCATTTATATAAAATGATTCTAAATCTTTAATTTCCATCGTAATCTATTTTTATTTGTCAAATGCGTCGTGGAATTTTCCTCTTTGCTTATAAATATTTCTTTTAGACACTTCACCTTTCCAACCTAAATATTCAGATGTAGGTGAGAAATTTTTAAAATGTCTTGGGTGTTTTTTAATGTGTGGATGTAATGAGTGTAATTCTTCATCTGACATTTTTTCAAAATCTAATCTATCTTCTTCCACCTCTTGTTCTTTAATAACACGTCTTATGATGTTAATTAAATCACTTTCTTTTAATTTAATTACTTTTTTCATATTAGTTATATTTTGTAAATCTTTTAAACATATCTAACGATTCTCTTAAATTATCAAATAATCCTTCAACCTCTTCATCATCAATATCATCCTCATCGTCAAATATTTTATCACCAAGGTTAAATACTAACTCATCATTATCATCGTCACCGTAATTAGCTCCCGGCCAAGTTGATGCGTCATCCCCATCATAATCCATAAATTCATCTTCATCGTCAAAATATCTACCTTCACCCGATTTTCTACGTAGATATTCGTCGTCAGAATAATCTTCGTCATCGTGTCCGAATACTCCGTGTTCTAAATCATCATCACCATCACCAATCATATCTAATTGTTCACCTAATGAAACATAGTATTCATCATCTTTATCTTCAGATTCAAAAGATTCTTCAGGTTCAAATTGACTACCCGGAGATATGTGACCTTCCTTTGGTTCTTCTTCAGAAAATAATCCGGTAGATTTACCATCGTGTCTCATTTCATTTATTCTTAAATTACTATAAGCAGATACTTCACCTCTATTATTCACATTAAGTCCTTTTTTATCATTAGCAAAGTCTTGTGTATATAATGGTTGTTCTTTTTCTGGTTGTACGTAACTTGTTACATACCCATCATAAATCTCTTTATGTTGGTCAAGGATGTTATCTCTTTCCTCGTTTGTCATTTTAAAAAAATATGCGTTCATATTGTTTGTTTTGTATATAAATATATTTGTTTATTGAATTATCCGATGTGCATATAGTTCTGAACTATTTTAGTGGCAAATCTTTTTAAGTATTTGTTAATACTTGACATATCTTCTTCAATCCCCTCACTTTCCAAATAATCAATCACACCATTAATCATTTCAGCTTGAGCTTGGTCCGCCATATCTAACATTTCTTCAAAAGCCTCTTCATTGGGGATATCTTTGTATTTGAATTCGTGTTTAATTCTTTCTCTACCCATCCATAGGTAATCCCCCGCACCAAACATATTGACAATACTAGCCTTTCTAACTAATAATAAGTATTTGTATAAAAACCCCATCTTAAAAAACCGAAATACGTCAATATTGTTATATAGAACATCCATTTTTTGTAATTCATCTTCTTTAATTTGTTTTTTTTCTAATTTCCAAGCGTCGGTATCCGCCAATAAGGCTAATTTACTTCCACTATCCCATTTTACTCCGTATTGTTTATCACCAAAGATTACGTCAACACTAGTTACTGTCCCACTATCACCGGGAAACATAGAACTTTCATCTCTCATATATAGTAGAGTTATTCTATCACCTTTTTTTAATTCTGGATTCATATTTTTTTAAATGTTATATAACAATAAATATAATTAAAGTATTTATAATTATGGAAATGAATATTTTAATTACCGAATCACAAGAAAGAATGTTACTTAACGAATCAATTGGACGTGAATTTGGTAGTATTTTAAAACGAAATAGTGATGTGGGTAAATTAATTACCTCTCAAATTAAAGAAATTATGGGTGGAGATAAAGCCGCCTTGTTAACATTCGGAGCGTCTATCGGTGGTCTTATGGGACCTGTTGGTGATTTCCTTGAAGGGAAATATCCGTCTATGAATGATGTTGAGATTAGTTTATTACTTACCGGAGCAATTGCGACATTCTTCTATAATAGTCCAAAATTAATTGAGAGAATTAAAGATAAAATTACAGATAAAGGTTTAGAACGTGAGTTTGAAGTAACTCTTTCTAAAACACAAGAATTGAATGAAACGTTTTTTGAATTTATGGAAAGTCTTAACATTACTTTATTTAAAATAAGTAATATATTAGGGTTTGCGTTTTTAATCCCGTTATTACCTTATATTCATCAAATTTCTGAAGGTAAATTCTCAATTATGGATGTTAATAAAATTGTCACAATATTATTATCCTACGGAATTATCACAATTTCAAGTTCAACCTTAAAAGAAATTATAATTAAATTAATCAAAAGATTTAAAGGTTAATAATCTCCGGAAATAAAATCACACATTTTACCTGAGAATGTTGATTGATTAACATAATTATAATCATCAATCTCAATATCTCCAATATTCCTAATATATGTATAAGTATGTGTCCATAACTCACAATCTTCTAAATCCATATATTTAGTTACTTCATCCCAAACAATACCATCTAAAGGTATTCTAAGGTCATCACTTTCAGTCATATATCCAACAATAGTTTCCGCAAGGTCTTGAGGAATGTTTTCCAAAAGTTCCCCGTTAACTAATGCTTGCTGACAATAAACTGAAACATCCGTAGTTATTCCATCGTCAATATAAACATCTGAAAGTTTATAAGTAATATTTAAAATTAGTTGTTTTTTTTCACCACCACACCAAAAGTGTCCTTTTATTTGTTTTGGTCCTAAATGTTGTATCTCATCAGATATTTTTTGAATAAATGATACCGGGATATTCCCACCATATTTACGTATTTTCACACCATCATAATAAATGTCGTTAAGATTAGTAAAAACCTCACCAAAACTAACGCTAACCATATCACAACCCTCTTCAATAATGTGTTTTGACTTACAATGGAAGAAATCCCATATATAAGGAATATCTGATTTTTTTGAGGTAATATCTAAATCATATTGAATCTCAGGTTGAGATTTCATATTTCTAGTTACAGAATTAATACTAACATTAACAAATTTAAATCTAAATTCATCAATAGTGTGTGTTAGTTTAGTTAGATATGATATAACACCTCTTATTTGTCCACTATTATCCATTAATTATAATTTCTATTACTTTTTCCATTTCATCGTCTGTTAATCCGTGAATTTCTTTATGGGTTTCAAACCAATCTCTAACTACATCATTATATGGTAATTTTCTTAATTTGGCAACTCTTCTAAACCCAATTCTTTGAGCACCTACCTCCTGTGGTTCTGTGTAATATTTAAAAGATTTCTTTGATTGTTTTTTAAATTTGTGTTCACCTCTAAAATATTGATATAAATGTTCTAACTCGTGTGCAACAATATCATTCAATTCCCCTATTATATTATAAAAATTTCTTCTTAATGTTTTTGGGTTAAATTTAACTATTATTTGAATTACATCATTTTCCGTGATTTGACCGTTCATTTCATATTTTTCAATATCATTATCTATTACAACATATAAATCAAGTGAATAACCAAAAGGTAAATTTGTGAAATTATATTCACTACCATCGTCAACATCAGGTAATCTAAATTCTCCTGATTTACCATTTTTTAATATATTAACAATATCCGTTACCGTTGTTCTAATCGCTAATCTACTCATTCTTGATTCTGTTATGTTTTCAGGGGTTTTAAAATCAAAACTTAAATCATCGATTGTTGTTCTTACAAATTCTTCTCCGGAATCATTAAAATATTTCAGATATTCCATAATTTCTTGATTTAAACTTGAGTAAAATCTATATAATTGACTCTCAAACATTCTAGCAACCGCTTTACCTGTATCCGTTGGTTCAGGTTTAAATATTAATTTACTTACAGGGTCGTGAACATCAGTAATTACAACTTTAAGTAATAGGTAATCATAATATTCTCCAACACTCATCAGTTTTTTATGACCGGTTATTGTAAATTTATAATCAATATCCGCAGGTTGGTCAACACCTTGAATTATTTCACCTGTGTATTTGAATGTATCTTTAGACGCAATTTTATTTATTAATTTTACTTGTTTCTCACTTATCATAACTATAAATACTTTTATAATCAATTAATGTGTTTTATATCCAAAATTTTATTATACTTAACATATGGAATTATTAAACACACACCCAATTAAAAAATCCGACTTAGGATTTCACGGAAACCTCTTCGGGGGAAAATTACTCGCGTGGATTGACGCTGCCGCCGCGGGATATTCAATGCAATTATGTGACACACCAAGAATGGTTACAGTATCTATTGACAAATGTTTTTTTGAGAAACCCGCAAAAGAAGGGCAACTATTAAAAATTTATGGTTCACCATCATCCATCGGAACAACATCCGTTACCTTATATATGGAGGCACGTGCTCACAACGTATATACCGGTAATCAAGTAATTGTTTTGAGAACAAACATTAAATTCGTTATGATTGACGAAGGGGGTAACGCTATCCCTATCGGTGATAAAGGTAGAAAAAAAATACAGAACTTAATTGATAGTGTTACTAAATAATTCTATTTATCACTATATTTATAGTATAAAAGAATTTTAGTTATGAAAAAAATAAATGAGGATTTACATAGTTTATTGGTTAATACTGCGGGTATTATTACTGCATCAGTAGCCATAAAATTATTTGGTAAAAAAATATTTCTAAAAATTATAGAACAATTACTTAAATATGGATTAACGGTAAAAGATAAATTACTTTTTAAAACAATTATAGATTTATTAACAAATCATCCTGAAAACTTAGTTATTAAATATAAAAAAAACAACGACCATTACCAAATATACATTGATTTACATCATTATAATAATGATATGATTTTCACAGATAGTTCAAATCCGTTTAAAAATGTAAGAACTTATGATTTTCCGGTAAAAATGAAAATTTATGAAAATGATAGTGTTGTTATGAGACATTTTTTACCATATTCAAAAAAAATTCCGGGGATATATTCATCTTTTGTTGAATTTTTAAAATCAAATGGGAATGAAGATAACAGTATTAGAAATCAAGACGAATATAGTGATTTGATGGATTTAATGAGAAATCATTTGAATAGTTGGGATGATAATTATGAAGAATCATTATCTAAATTAAAAGAAGAAAATCTAAAATTTTTATCTGAAAAAATATCAAAATTACTTAATATTGACGAAAAAATTGTTTTAACTGCGTTAAAAAATGTGATACATCATAATGCTGGAGAATATAGAAATAAAGATTTTGGAAGTCTTGTTAATAACATTTATGATAATGCAATATATTTACACAATAAAACATTAACAACGGAATCAACATTTAATAATAGAAAATTAAAAATGAATAAAATAGTAATCAACGAAATAGAACTTAAACAATCAATTAGAAAACATCTAATTGAACAAGATTCAGAAAAAGAACAAGACCAAAAACCAAGGTGTGTTGCCGGTAACATAATCCCTTTAGATACAATGGTTGGTCCATCGGATAACTTTAGTAACTACACTTCAAGTGTTTTAAAACGTGATGGTGGTATTAACGGAATGGTTGATACTTTAGATGTTTTAAGAACTTTGAGATTACACAATGGTATTGAAGATTCTGGTGAACATTTGGCTTATAACTTAATGAACCACATTAACACTTTTAGAAACAAAAATTATTTTGATGAAACAAATAATGAATGTCAAAAAGCTATGGATAAAGTTATTGAGTTATATAAAGAAAATGAACACGGGGAAGACCTTGTTAAAGACATTGAAAAAGTGTTGGCACACAAAGACCCATCTTCAAGAGCAAAAGAATACCTTAAAAGATGTTTAATCTTAGTTAAGGAAAAATAAACCCCACCATTGGGGACGTTTAGGACCGTTATCAGTGATGGTAACAAAATAAAGGGGAAGTATCGCTACGTCCCCTTTTTTATTTTATGAGATATTTATATATGAGTAAATAAACGTATTAAACCTTAATCAAAATGGCAAAACCAAAAGGTGGTTCTTCTTCTAGTACTAAACTTTCTTTTAATAAGAAAAAGTTTTCCGGTAAACACAAAAAATCAAAAAACAAACACGATAGGACAGAACGAAACTACCAAGGACAAGGACGTTAATTTACCATAAACAATAAAAATTAAAAATTATGGGTATTTTTTCGAGTATTTATGGTGGAATTAAAGGGTTGTTCACTGACGAACACGGAATTGTATCATCGAAAAGATTTGTTGGTATTATGTGTTCGGTAATGCTTTGTATTACAATGTATCACAATAGTTTTTCAACAGTAGATGTTGCTCCGGCACCTTATTTAGTTGATGCAGTTGCATTATTAGCTTTTGGTTGTTTAGGATTATCTTCAGTGGATAAATTCACAAACACAAAGAAAAAGATTAAAGACGCTACAAGTCAAGAGTAAAAATTAACCCCCAATCAAGGGGGTTTTTTATTTATCGTTTTTGTGGTAAATGAAATTCTTGTTGTATAACGTCTTTGGCTTGTTGACGTAATTCCTTAGCTTGTCTCTCCAATTCACGAGATTGATTTATTAAATCATTGGCTTGTTCGGCTTGTTCATCAGTTAAATAGAAAATTTCTGTTCTACTACCCCCGTGACGAGTGACACCTCTTTCCAATGGTTTTTTTTCTCTTTTTGTAAAAACACCATCACTATAAGTGTATATATTTTTACCCTCACTTTTATGTGTTAATACATCCGCTGACCAAGTCCCGGAATCATCTAAATCAGATTTTTTAACGATTCTTAATTTATTATGTTGGTTTTCAGTAATTATTAGTCTCATTTCTTATTTTTAATCTTATTTTTTAACTTACATAAAGCGGATATGACCTCTTCAGTGTTATCATCATCAATCACTTTAACCTCATCTCGAACAACACTATCGTTGTCAGGATTTGATGAGCCAGGTCCTTCATTACGTTTTACCATTCTTTCTTTTTGTCTAAGACTACCTCTCAACATATTTTCTAATTCATCAATCTGAGCAATTATCTCTTTCTCTCTTTGAATCCTTTTATAGGAACATTCAGATTGTCCGTTAATTACTTCCTGAGTCAAATCATCAACTCTAAAGGACAAAGTATCCAATTGGGTGTTAAGAGATGTAATCATAATTCTTTGTCTCTTAATGACCAAATTCTGTTGTGTTTGGTCCGGTTTTAACGCGTCAATAACATCTGAACCAAATGTTATAAAAAAGACGGATATACATAAAATAATCAAAGCCCAAATACGTTGGGCTATTGAAAATGTTTTAAGGATTTCAGTGAAGTATTGCATCATACTGATAAATATCAGTCATTCAGGTATTATTTACCTATGGCATCTTTTTCAGATATAACTAATGGGTGTAAACCGGTAAAATTTTTAACAACGTCTTTAACAACCGGATTAGTTGTCCAAACAATACTATGTTCTGATTCCGGGTTGTATTCTCCTTCCGCCAAATAAACCACAATTGTGTTGGGTTCCAAAGTTAAGAATCCGTGAGCTTTGTCATTTGGAATTAATACCGAGTCAGAATCACGAAGAACAATATAATCGGTTTCACCTGTTTGTAAATCAACCATAAAATCAACAATCGAACCCTGAACTACTTTAATATACTTTGTCTGTGGGGGATTTAACTGATAATGAAGTCCTCTAAAGGTATATTCCTTATCGTTGACACTAATTGAACACTGAGTCCACTTTAGGTCTAATTCAGTCGTTGAAATGGGTGTGTAAGACCCTCTGTTATCTTTGAATGTTTTATGTTCTATTCTTTCCATATTATTTTAAGTATTGTAACATTTTATCTTTAACCCCGGACTGTTTGATTCCCTCACTAGCTCTTGGTGTATGAACAAAATTGGATAATCCCCACTTTTGTTCTCTATCGTGAGTATCTGTTTCACCTAGTTCCAAATCATCGACACAAACCCAATGAGTTACATCCGGATGGTCCGTTAGATATTGTCTAACTTCTATACATCTTTGTTGTTCATACATTGTTCTTCTTGTCCATTCAAATTCATCAGGTTTATCACAACCTATGTATCGTTTGGTGAATGCGATTGGGGCTTTTGAGATTCCTTTTGATAGGTAATACTCACCAAGTTCTTCCAATGTTGCGTGTAATCTCCAATCAGAGGAAACAACGATTTCAGCACCGGTTTCTTCCAAGATTTCATTTAATACCTTAACAGCTTTTTTATCAAAGTTGTCAAATCTCACTTCAACGGGAGCCATAGTATCACTAGTCGCCTCAGGATTAAGTTTTTTATACTCACTCCATTTTTTGGAACGTCCACCCCAATTATTATCTAAACAGATAACACCATCGTTATCAAGAAACAGTATTTTGTTCGTTTTCATCTTTTTCTCTTTTGTATATGTAATTTTTATACTCACCAATTATTCTTATTTCATACGGGATTCTTAAAACCGCTATTTTGACATCTGAAAAATGATTAACATACGCTTCCATTCCTTCAGGAGACAAAGGTAGTGATTTTCTTCTACGTTCCATCAACCATTCTAATTTATATTCTTCAATATTAAAATATTTTTTTCTTTCAATTAATTCCCACAATAATTCGGGCGTTAAAAGGTCCAATTTTTCTAAGGTAATGATTGTCCGGTCGGTTAAACTATTCAACGATTTAATATTTACACTTTTCCCTTTTGCTCGTTTGTAATTCAATTTCTTTAATGAATCAAAACTTCTAACTTTTATAATTCCTTTCATTCTTCGTTAAATTTACTTATTTCGTCCCAAATTTCCTGTGATGTAGATACTTCACCCATTTCCATAGTAAAACTCTTTAAACCTCTTCTATAATCATTACTAAACCATTTTCCCTCACCATTTAATCTGACATAGGTTCTGAAACCATTTAAGTTCCAATGTGGTTTAATTTCACTATTTGGGTTATGAGCACAATCACCATACCAAACATCAATACATCCTTCTACACAGGGAACTCTACTGAATTTAACCCACCCTTCTTGTAATTGTTCGGGATTTATCATATCCTTATTTCAAAATTAAAATCATCTTCATCATCTTCTTCTTCCTCTTCCGGTTCATTTGCCTCAAGTATTTTTGAGACACTTAAATTGTAAAGGATATCACCTATACTATCCTGTGATAGAATATACTTTCTAATCTCGTCTATTGTGAATGTGTTTTGCATCTTATATGTATGTATTAACTTTATACGCTTCGTAATCATAGAGATTTGCCGAATAATGTGAGTATTTTGGGTCAACCAAATATTGGATAATATTACCCGTCCTCAAATTCTTACTTTCCCAAATGTATTGACCGGTCTCATTTAATGTTGGTAACGTTGTTACCTCACATTTAATACCAACCCCCAATTCATATTCATAATGAATATCTCCAACTTTAATCTCCTCAACTATTACGTTTCCTTTTGTGTATGTTTTCATATTATTCTTCACATTTATGTTCTTTATCTTTGTAGATGGAACAACCACAATTACTACAAATTTTTACACCCTTTTCTCTCATCTCTTTGAAGATGGTTTCAATATTACCAGAATGGTGATTAAATTGGTTTTCAATTCGTTCCAAGTATTCTGTAACCGTTTCTGTTTCTAACTTTTCCATCTCTTAATTATTTACAGATACAATATACAAAGTATTTGTGTCAAAATCAAACTCAACCCAAGAAACCATATAACTTTCTTCTTTCCACACAAAATGGTCGTCTTTTCTCGGTGTCATATTGTATGGGTTTGGAATATCAATAAATTCACTACCTTCTCTACTTACTATTCTTAATACGGTTTTCATTTTATTACGCTTTTAATATTCTTATTGCTCTGTTTGCACATTCATTTGTTAATCCATAACCGATGTCCAACGAATCCGGATGATTGATGTTGTTTGCTGTTCTAACAAAATTTCCTCTCTGATTTGGTAAGAAATCATTATCGTCGTCAAAGATAACATATTTTTCCACTTCGGGATGTTCATTTAACCAATATTCAACTTCGTGACCTCTCTCAACTTGGTCTAACCATTCAAATAAACCTTCATTAAATAAGTAAGTACAATCCTCTGTGATATCAATCACCTCACCAGGTAAGTTTCTCTTTTCCCACATTTCTTTCATCCTATCAAGACCCGCATATCTCCAAGTTGATGATATTACAATCTTGGCTCCGGTTTCTTCAATAACTCGTTTAAGGTTATTGACGAATTGGGGTTGAAATTGACTACCAAACTCATCGTGGTCGTGGGAGTAAACATTAAGAACTCCATCTATGTCTAAAAATATAACTTTAATCTTTTCCATCTTTTCTTATAAATTTACCATTATTTTTATTTAACACCAAAGTTTCCCATTCCGTCTCAATAATCACCGGATATCCCGTAAAAGGAATCCCCATCTTTATCATAACTTGTTTGTGCCAATAATTATAATCCATTTTTTTTCTTTGGTATTTCGTAATTTTCTTTTAACCATTCAAATAATTCGTCAGGTAATTGACACGGGTAAAAATCTATAAAATCAAATAAGATTTCTTCCCAATCCATTATAACAACATCAACATTAATGTTATACATTTCCTCCATTTCTTCCGGCATAATTCCGTATAATGTGTTGATGTTTTCACTATTACCACCTTTGAAATATTCACGAACCATATTTCGTCTTCTTTCCTCAGTTTGGTTTAACCACCAAGTTCTAATTTCTTTATTGGTGTAGGTATCCTCATAAACCATATTCATCATTTCAATCTCAGTTAACGCCAATTCTTCCGGTGTGATTTTTGATATCATATCTTTTAAGATTTCTGAAGTATACACTCTTGGTTTGTTATTCTCGCTCATTTTTTATTCTTTATTTAATTGGTTAATAATATATTGAATACCTTTATGAGTCAATTTATAACCATCCGGAAATTCTCCGTGACCATCACTTGTCATTTCCAAATGAACAGGGTTGATTAAATACAAACCTTTCAAAACTTTATGTTGATGAATTACTCTTTTAGCTCCTTCTCTTTTCTCATCGTTAAAGATATCCTCAAGTTTAATTTCTTGTTTAGATTTAAAACTTTGCAACTCAATAATACTTCTGTTTCCAAATCCAATTTGTTTTAGTTTGTACGTTTCTGTATTCATTGCTTCTTCTAAAGTTAGATTGAATTGTTTTAATGAATTTTGTAGTCTTACAGATAATTCTTGTTTAGGATTACAAATCATATCAACAAAAAACTTATCAATTTCATCTTTAGATAATTCTTGTTTAGGTTCATCATACAAACCCAACTCTTCATCAGATTTCATCATATCAATTAGATGTTGTTTTTGTTCTTCTTTTTCTACTAAAGAGGGTTTAGCGTACCATTTACATTTTGAGAGATTTTTACCTAAATCATTCGGGTCAACTTCTCTTCCCATAGGATTAACTAATACTTGAGTAAATTCAACCTCGTCACCATCGTAAACCTTAATACCTTTAACCCAAACATAATCTGTCATTGTAACAAAATTAGGATGTAATGGTAAAGTTTTTTTCTCAACTTTTTTTGTGTAATTACCTAATTGTTTTGGATTACCACCTTTATATGAAACACCTGAGTATTCAATAACCCACTTATCATCAATTTTTTTTAATCTACCTTTCATCTTCTACCCATTTTTGCCATTCGTTATACGCCTCCATTTGTTTTGGATATATATCCGGGTCACAAGGACTTTTCTCAATAAAAAGTTCGGCAGCCAAACATCTATTTTTCCAATATTCCCAATCAAATTTTGGTTTAATTGGTTTAGCTAACTGAACTTGGTAATTTGTATATCCACCACCCATAGAACTAAACTCACCGGTAATGGTTTCATTAACAATTTCAAATTCAATTGTCTTACCAACAAATTTTTTGAAGAAATCTTCTCGTTCCGTTACCGACCACCCTTCAGTCGCCTTTGGATGTAATGGAAGTGAGTCATATGCCGTGGCAACCTCATCAACCGGTTTATCATACCAAACAAAAAAACCACCTGTCGTTTTTTTCAATATTCCTTTCATAATATTATTTATTTATGGAACAAAGATAAACAAAAAATCCCAATAAAAAAATTATTGGGATTAAAAAACATTATCGTAAAATGTTACTCAGGTTTAACTTCTTCAAACTCTACGTCAGAAGCGTTAATATCTGATTCCGGAGTCTCACTCTCATTTACACTATTGTATAATTCCTGTGTGATGGTTTGAAACTTTTGGGTAAGTTCTTCCATAATCGTTTTAACATTTTCCACATCTTTATTAGAATGAGATTCTTTCAAGGTATCAAGAAGAGTTGTTATTTCTGTTTTTTGTTCTTCAGAAATCTTATCCTCTAAATCCGTTAAAGATTTACCTGTTTGGAATATCAGGTTGTCAGCGGAGTTTAATGTGTCCACATCCTCTTTAAGTTTTTTGTCCGCTTCAGCATTTTCTTCAGCTTCAGCCTTCATTCTTTCAATATCCTCTTGAGATAATCCCGTTGAACCCTCAATTCTAATTGATTGTGTTTTGTTTGTTGATTTGTCAACTGCAGATACATTGATGATACCATTCGCGTCAATATCAAAGATTACCTCAATTTGAGGAACACCTCTCATTGATGGTGGTAAACCATCTAAATGGAATCTACCCATCGTTCTGTTGTCTTTTGCCATTGGTCTCTCTCCTTGTAAGACGTGAATCTCTACAGAAGGTTGATTATCAACAGCTGTTGAGAACACTTGTGACTTTTTGGTTGGGATTGTGGTATTTGCCTCAATAAGTCGTGTTAAAATACCACCCATTGTTTCAATACCTAATGAAAGTGGTGTTACGTCTAATAACAACACGTCTTTCACATCACCAGCCAATACACCTCCTTGAATAGCCGCACCTAACGCAACTACCTCATCCGGATTAACACCTTTTGATGGTTCTTTACCAAAGAACTTCTTAACCGCATCTTGTATTGCCGGGATTCTTGTTGTTCCACCAACAAGGATAATCTCATCAATATCGGAAACCTTAAGTTTCGCGTTTTTCAATGCCGTTTTACAAGGGTCAATGGTTCTTTTGATTAACTCAGCCGCAAGTTGTTCAAACTTCGCTCTTGTTAATGTTTTTACCAAGTGTTTTGGTCCGGTAGCATCAGCACTTAAATAAGGTAAGTTGATTTCTGTCTGAGGTGATGAAGATAATTCAACCTTCGCTTTCTCAGCACCTTCTCTTAACCTTTGTAATGCCATAGCATCTTTTGAGATGTCTAAACCACCATTATCGTTCTTAAATTCTTCAACCAAGAAATCAATAATGACTCTGTCAAAGTCGTCCCCTCCTAAATGTGTGTCTCCATCGGTAGATAATACCTCAAATACACCACCACCTAAGTCAAGAATAGACACGTCGTGAGTTCCCCCTCCACAGTCAAACACAACAATTTTACTATCACCTTTTTTGTCAAGTCCATACGCAAGAGCCGCCGCGGTTGGTTCGTTGATAATACGACGAACATTTAATCCGGCAATTTCACCCGCCTCTTTTGTAGCCTGACGTTGGGCATCGTTAAAGTAAGCTGGGACGGTGATTACCGCATCAGTTACTGATTCACCTAAATAATCTTCGGCAGTTTGTTTCATCTTTTGTAAGATGATTGCCGACAATTCTTGTGGTGAGTATTTTCTATCGTCAATCTGAACTCTTGGTTGAGAACCTTCGTTTACAACAGAGTAAGGAACTTTCCCAATTTCGTTTTTACTCTCGTCATAGGTAGAACCCATAAATCGTTTAATTGATGATATTGTTTTAGTCGGGTTGGTTACCGCCTGTCTTTTTGCCGGGTCACCAACTTTTCTTTCTCCTTCGTTGATGAAACCGATGATTGAAGGTGTTGTTCTTTTACCTTCTGAATTTGCTATTACAACCGGTTCGTTACCCTCCATTACAGAGACACACGAGTTAGTTGTTCCTAAGTCAATTCCAATAATTTTTCCCATAGTTTAATAAGTTTTGTTAAAGTATATATATTAATTTATAATGTGTCAAGCACAAATCTCATTTTATCAAAATCGTGCCAAAACAAAAAACCTGACAAGATGTCAGGTTAGTTTGTTATTTTGTCAGGTATTGTGTTTAAATTGTTAAAGTGTGAGTCAATCCAGATAAACCTTCAGGTAAATCCAACGATTTTGGTAAAGTATCTTCATATATTATATTATGAACTAATAATTCGTCAATATATTCCTGTTCCACTGTTGTTGTATAAACGGTTTCTTTTCCTGTCACCATACATTGGTCAACATCTATTATTCCATAATGAACATTATCATCGTTTTCATTATATCCAATGAAATACGTTTTTTCTGAAGGGTAATTTATTTCTGTCATAATTGTTTTTTTTTACATTCTATTTTTTATATCGTCCAACATACTCTCATCAAACTCAACTCCGTGTCTTTCTTGGAAGTGGTCTAGTAATGTTCGGATTGATTCGTAATATCCTTTATCTTGTAATAATAGGTAAGCTCCCAAGTCAGCCTCCAACTCATCTTTCTCATCTCTTGGACCATCGTGACTTAATAATACGTGGGTAACCTCGTGAGCTTCAATAAATTTTAAAACACTTTTAGCGTCCGGTTGTCCCACTAATATTTCACCATCAATAATGATTAAATTCTTACCGGGAACCATAAACCCAAACCCATACTCCTCAAAGTATCCTTTAACTTGTTCGTATAATGGGTCATCCTCAAATACCACAACAACCGTAACACCATCCAAAAATTCACTAGTGTATTCTAATTGAGTATCTTCTTTGATTATTTTTCTATACTGACTTTCTGTAATTATTAGTTTCATATTTTATCAACCTTAGCTTTAAATTTAACACCATTTGTTCTTAATATATAAACTAATCTATGATATTGAATTGAATCCGTCAATGTTATTGAAAATGGTTCTATTACCTCAACATTAAAGACTTCTTTTTGTTGTTTGGTTCCCGTAATACCTTTTAACGCATTTAAGTTCTCCTCATCCCAAAAGATACCTTCTTCGATTTTTTTTATTTGCGATTCAGTTATTCTAATTTTCATATTGATAAATACTTTGAAATTTCATATCATTACATAAAATTTTATATTATGATAAAAAATACAACTCCCTACATTGGGAAAATCAAATTAAAGTTTGAAAAATACCCTGAATATACCGGAAAATCTAAATTAAACAAAATTCACATTAATTTAGGTTTCACAAAACTAGTGTCCCGAATTACTCCACACCGAGATTTAAATGGGTGGTTAATAAATCCGGAATGTATTTATTTTATACAAAAATATACCGGAGGAAAAATTGGTTCTCATTATTTTGGAGATACCCCAGAATTAAAAAGAGAACAACATTTACCAAATTCATTTTTAACCAAAGATGATGAATATGTTGGTGATATTGAACGTGGTTGGTGGTATTACCAAAACAAAATGAAAGTTTGTGAGGAATATCCTCACGGAGTTGCTGAAGTATATGACGATAATAATAAACTAATTGGTTACCACGGATATACACACAGAGGAGGTCAAACATTTAAAATTGGGGATAGATTATTTGATGCCGACTATAAACCAAAAGAAGAAGACTACGAAGAGTGGGAATGGGCTGGTTGGGAATATAAGTATCTTGAATTATATGGTAAATCTGACAAGTTAGATAAAAAATGGATGAGAGAATCCGGTATATCTTATGTTATACCATATAAGAAACGTGGTAAATTAGTAATTGAGGATATGGGAATGGCTTTACAAGCTGCAATCAATATGTCCAAAGACTTATCTTAAATAAAAAACCCCCTAAATTGGGGGTTTTATTTTTTTAATATCTATTCAAGGAAATAAAAAGGTGAATCTTCTGTGTTAGCACATTCATAATCTTGTTCTTCAAAATTATTTTCAGTACCATTTAAGTTTATAAAAGCTAAGTTAGGTAAACTACAAATGTCCACATCAGAAAAATCTGCTGATTCACAATTTATAAACGCTAAAAACCCTAATTCAGTAAATGAAGGTAAAAGTGATAAAATCTTTTGAACAACTTCAGATGATTGATTTCTAAGTAATATTCTTGCATCATCCGGTTCTACTACGTTATCAAGTAAACGATGTTTTTTAAGGATTGATATCACACCCCCTTCAACATCATTGTCATCATCTATTGGACTTTGTCTATCCATTGTAGTATTTTGAACCCAATTCATACCATTTTGGTTGTCATATTGTTCATTCATATCCTCATCAAATTCATCTTCATCATCTTCATCGTCAAAACCTGAACGACTATTATAAAAATCAAATATTGTTTCATCTTCATTATTTCTAAGATAATCATCAACATCATCTTCGTATTCTTCAAAATCCTCACCAAATTCATCACGTAATTTATTTAAGACTTGACTAATTATTACACCCGCAAAATCATACATATCTGAATAATCAGATGGGTCGTTATCCGGGTCTTCCATTACTTCATCTAATAAATCATAAATGTCACTTAATCTATCTTTTAATTTATCAGGGAAATTGTAATCTTCAAATCCCCCACCAATTTTGAATGGGTTACTTTCTTCTAATTCAGTGTCGTTAGTATCTAAATAATCGTCAGTAGTGTAATCAATATCTTGTTCAGAAATAACTCTTCCCGGTTTATAACCAAAAAGGTATTTCATATTTGCAATGTCTTCTTTAATTAATTTCTTATTCATTTTTAATTGTTTTTTATTATAAATATACCGTAAATATATAAAATTATTTTAATAAGTTATAATATTCTTTAAAGTGTTTAATTCTGTCAGGTAAACCAATGGTTCCACCATTTACTCTTTTAGTAACCGACGTTACCGTAGCATCATCCGAGCCTTTATCACAAATAGACCATAATTTATTTGAGTCAAAGAAGAATGCCGCAGACGCTAACGGATATTTTGTTGCAACTAAATCAGGATTTCCAATACAATCTTCTCCGATGAATTTAGTGAAATTTTTATAGTTGTCTTTACCAGTTAATTGGATATATCCTCTACCTCTGAATTTATAACCTTCCTTTGTAGATTCATCACCATTACCCATTCTTCCACCATATACTTTTGATGCGATTTTTTCAGGGTTTTTTGCGTAAGGTGTTGCCGCAGCTTCACTTATAAAATATTTTTTAAATGTGTCTTTTAAACCTTTTGCTGAATAATTTAAGTTTTCCGACACTGATTTGAATCCACCTGATTCGTGACCACATTGAGCTAAGAAGTGAGCTAATCTTAATGGATTAGTAATGTTGAATTTTTTTGCTGTGTCCGGAATCTGAGCAATTACTGATTCAGGGATATGTCCTTTTAATTTTTCTAATTTAAATGGACCACCTGTTGGAATCACAACATCTTCTTTGATTATCTCACCCGGAAACATTTTTTTCCAAGTTCCTTCACCAACTATTCCGTCAGCAGTTAATCCGTTTTTGGTTTGCCATTCTTTAACCAATTTCTCGGTACCGGGACCAAAATTACCATCAGAGGTTGTCCCTAATTTTGTTTGTAGTTTTTTTACGTCGTCACCTTTCGACCCTACTTTTAATAACATATTGTCTTTGATATTTAATTAGTTTATTAATATAAATATCAAAGACAATTCAATTTTAGTTATTTGTGGTAAATTTTAATTACTTGAGGGTTTATTACTACCATCCTGCGTGGCGTATTTAATTCCCATAATTGTACCAACGATTGAAAATGCGTTAGTTAATAATACACTAAACATATTTGACCAAGTTGAACCAATAATTTGTGTATCTTGATTTGTCACAATAGCCACCCAATATAACATAGTTGTCACAATACCAACACCAACTATAACAGCCAATGCACATTTAACAATTATTTTTATTAACTCATTTTGACTCTTTTTCAATACTACATCTAAATCATTCAGAGCGGCATTTTTTTCTAATTCAATTGAGTGTTTAAGTTTTTGAGAGTTTTCCAACTCAATTGTCAAATTAGTCGTAAGTTCATTTATTTTTTTCTTATTATTTACTGACTCAGTAATATCTGTCGCAATTTTAACTACTTCAGTAATATTTCCTTTACTGTCAACCACAGGATTATAAGATGCCTGTAAATAAACAATAGAACCATCTACTTTTCTTCTTTCAAATATTCCATCAAAAAACTTACCCTTTCTTAGATTTTCCCAAAACTTAATATACTCATCGGACTTTGAATACTCGTAACTTACAAAAACACTGTGATGTTTCCCTATTAAATTATTTTTTTCGTTGGGTTTATACCCCATAGTTTCTAAAAATATAGAATTTACATCTAATATAAATCCATCTGTATTAAAATTAATAAGAGCAGTACTTCGGTTAATTGCGTCTATTTGTTTCTTGCTATCAACAATTGACGTAATGTCAGTAGCGATTTTCATTATTTTAGTAATCTTACCACTATCATCAAAAATAGGATTATAAGTCGCTTGAAGATTTATAAGACTTCTATCTTTTCTTCTCCTTTCAAATTCTCCCTGGTAGTACTTACCACTTCTTAATATGTCCCAAAATTTTTCATATTCAGGTGACTTTGCATATTCTTCACATACAAAAGTACTATGGTGTTTACCAATAAGTTCATCGTGATTACCGATTCCATACCCCATTGCCACCAAAAAAATGTCATTAACACCTAATATAATTCCCGATAAATCGAAATAAATAATAGCATTACTTCTGTTAATTGCCTCAAGACGGCTTAATAATTCTTCTTTTGATAGGTTTTTCATAATTGTTGTGTTTTATAGATTTGGTTACTAATAAATATCAACAAATAATTGTATTAACTATTTCTTTTATTTTTTTTTGTGTTATATTGGTAAACCGTGAAAATTAGGTATAATTGGTGAAATTTGATTATTATACCCCTGAAGTTGTGAATTATGGGTATACCCAACCTGATTCCTTGTGGAGTTATTATAATTTGGTGTTGTGGAGTTATTAGTTTTTGGTGTAGAATTATCACCGGATGTTACAGATGACTAAGTCGATTGATTTCCTGTTGTAGTTGGATAACTTTATTTTGATTTGATTCCTCTTTTTTGGTAATTATTTCTTCCAATTCAACTAATAAAGGTTTAACTTCTTTCAATTTAGTTTGACTTTTAATTTCCTCAAATAGTTGATTAATTTCTGACATTCTTGTTTGTTCCATAATTCATAAATATTTTATAAACCAAAAAAAGTCACTATATTGTGACTTTCCTTATTACCTTCTTGGTTTTAACCACCGGTCGTTTATATTTTATTTCGACCTCATACGGTCCAAATGTGCTTTTTGAAGTGTCGTATCTCCAAATAATCGTCTCGTCTATATCATCATAAACTTGTTCCCATTTTTTCCCTATTTCTTTTACTACTTTACTCATAGGACAAAATTAAATAATCTTTATGACATTTCAAAATTAATTTTCTTTTTTTTTCTCTTTTTTCCATTCAAACCAAAAAGCCAACAAAACTAATATGTTCATACCACAAGAAGCCAAGATTTCATAAATATCTTTATAGATATTCAAACTTAAATGAACGTGACCAACAACCCAAAAAGGTACTGCCAAATTACTACCAATCCATATTATTAAAAATGTTAAAAATTTCTTCATAGTAATAAATACTATTCATTTTAATATGTCTCAACTAATTCTTTATTTATATTGTAAGCTCTCGCCAATCTTGTTAGACCAATCCCCGCACCAAAACGTGGGAAGAAGTCCAAAGATAAGAATTCTTCCAATTCTTTCTCAACTCTATCTTTCCCAAATAATTCAAATAGTTTCTGAGAGTAACCACCATTTTCTATGGTATAGAACATCTCTCTCATCTTAACAACATCACAACTTCTCTCAGCTGAACCAATTGTTTCTTGCCCAAAAAGGATTACGTCAACCTTATTGAAGATGTTATCTGAATTATGTTTCATATTCCAAAATGGGTTTGTTCTAATTGGGAAGTTTTGTAATGAAATAACCTCACTTTTTTCTTTCCACATTCTTGATTCGTGTTCGTCCTCTAAAATGGATACACCACCGTATTCTTTACACACATCTTCATAGTTTACCTCAACCGGTGAATCAAATCCTAAGAATTGTAACAATTCAAGTTCTAATGCAACCAAATCTTCCATCGTTCCTTTTGATTCAAATTCAAACATTGGGAAGATTAATTCGTGACGACCCGGGATTGGATTTTTCTCTTCTCTGTATGATGTTGATATACAGAATACACCGTCCCATTCAGGATTTTTCAATAATTCATATTCCAACCACATTTGTCCTGTCTGTGGTAACGGCCAAATTTCACCTCCATATTCAAATGTTTTAACTGAATGTGGATTTTCGCAAGCAGCTAAAATAGATAATCGTGATTGAGATGGAACCTCAATAAAGTTCTTGTTTACAAAGAACGTTCTCATTTTTTGTACCAATTCGTGGTAAGTTTTTGTTTGTTTCATAGTTTTATATTTAATTTTAATTGTTTACGTATGGGCAAAAAAAAGTCCCTAAAATAAAATAGGGACTTACTTGTTAAGTAATATAATTGTTCGGCGTGTATAGTTTGTATCTCGTCATTGGTAATAAATATACTATACTCAGATAAAAAATCAATATGTTTTACTTTTTAATTTACTTATTTATTATTGGGATATGAACAACGACCAAAAAGCCCAATTGTACAGCCAATTAACTTATAGTTTTGATAAGCTGTCTAACGAAATCGCCTCAATTAAAGGTGAGAGTATCGACCTAAATTCAAATCAGTTACTGAAAATTAGACAACTCCAAGAAGAACAGGGTCGTATAATGAATAAGTTACAACAGATTATGTCTTAAAAAATAAACCCCCAATTAAGGGGGTTTTTTATTAAACAAACTCTACTTCGTTTGTATCCGGATTCCAATCAACAGTCATTGGTTTTTGAGTGTAGATGTATCTCTCATCTAATACCGCAGAGTTAAAGTGATGTGTGTCCCCTTTTTTAACGTAACCATATCCGGTGTGGATATGACCAACATTATGAAGTTTAACGTTTAATCTTTCTAATCTCTCAGATAATAACTCACAACCTAAATTATCGTATCTTCTACCGTCAACAGTGTCTAAGATTCCGAACGCTGGTCCGTGAGTAAGTAAGATGTCAGTATCATCAGGGATTCCTTCCCATTTACCTGCCAACGTCATACCATTTTTTTGTAAGTTGAATGCCCAATCGTGAAACCAAGGTTGCCAAGGGCTACCATAGATTTTTACTTCTCTTTCATCCCCAACTTTGATTACCAATGCACTATCTTGAAGATATGTGATTCCGGTGTAGAAATCTAATATCTCTTTTACCTTGTCAACGTTATCTTGAAAACCCCAATCGTGGTTTCCGGCGATGAATACCTTGTGAGTATAACCTTCTATGTTATTAAACCACTTACAGAACTCTCTGATTTCGTGTTCGTAACCCATAGATGTTAAATCTCCACTATGCACTAGTAAATCTCCACCAGGTAAATCCTGTGTGACTTGTTTGTGTTTGTTGTGTGTATCACTTATAAATGTAACTCTCATTATTTCTATTTTTTTACAAAGATAATAAAAAATATTATATTTCTATAACATTTGTCATTATATCTCCAACATTATAAAATCCGGTTAATGATTCAAAATTGGGGGGACATATCGCACCATTTTGGAATTCAAGTTCGTGTTCTTTATACTCTTCCGAAGTAAAATCCACCATCCCTTTTTTTAAAGCCTCATATTTGTCTTCAGCTTCAACTTTAAATAATTTTAAGTCATTTTCATACATACTTAAAATTCCAACTACATAGTTTTTCATATTTTTTTTATATGTTAATGGATATTCTTTAGCCTTATGTCTTGTTGAATGTCCTTTTGTATCTTCAATCATTTTTTTCTTCGTCTTTACCTTCTTCTTCGTTAAATAAATCTTCACCTTTATAATCAGGATGATTTTTTTTCATATAATCAATCCCTTCTACCCATAGAATTATTACACCCAAATAAGCTAACCCAAATACTATTGTAAAAATTAATTCGTTACTCATTACACTCCGTGTTTTTTAATTCTTAATTCTTTAAACCGTTCATCGTCTTCAGGACTTCCATAACCCCAAGTTAATACATATTCAAGAGTGATTAACTCTTTATATTCCTCAACAGTTAGATTTCCTCGGAGTTCTTCCGCAACTTTATCCCAAACTTCATCAAATGTGCTCATATTAATCCCACCATCTCTCGATATTTTCTTCCATCACTTTGAATAACAATTTTCTTGCTCTGTCGTGGTTTATATGTCCAATGTTCATCGCAATGATTTGTTTATCTTCCTCACGACCTTCTCTATTAAATACTCCCTCGCCATTTAACACTCTTTTGTAAATTAATGGGTATTTTTTGAAGTAATCATCAAAATTTTCTTCTAATAATCGTGATTCCCAAGATGATAAATTTGGTTTATCCGGAACAGGTTCAAACCAATGTTTGGTTTTATGAAAATCGGAGTATTCAGAAGAATAAAACTCCTCTTGAACCAAACCCATCAATTTTACACATAACCTCATTCTTTTTGCGTCTTCTTGTGCACGTGTATGTAAATCTCTACGTCCAATATAATCAGCTTGTCCCGATAATTTATGTTTCATTATATCAAAGATGTAATGACTATCCCAATTTCTGTCTTTCCATATGATTGGGAACCAATAAATTAGGTTTTTTACACCCATTTTAACGTATTTATGGTAATATTGACCATCGTGGTCCCACCATGCCGGAATAAAACGTAGTTTTCTCATAATCCACGATTCTTTTTTTCTTTCGTCCGCCCATTCGTCGAATATGTCTTTTTCTGGCTCCATTTTTAATATTTTTTACAAAGATAAGACATTTTTCCAAATAAAAAAAGGAATTAGTAAAAAACTAACTCCTTTTTCTATTTTTCTCAGTTATAACTTACTTTTTTCCCATATTTTTGGTCATAGATTCAAATTGTTTCATCATTTGACTCATATCCGGAATATTTCCAAATGGGTTTGGACCTTTACTCGTGGGACCAACAAATGGGTTATCTGAAAATCCTTTTTTCATATCAGTAAATGATGTGAATAGTTTTCTTCCGTATTTGTCCCACCATTTATAGATTAATACTAGTGTGGCAACTTGGACAACCACGAAAATCGTTAAAATTACATTTAAATACATAGTTTTTTCTTTAATTATAAATAATGATTTAATATAAATCAAATGGTTAATTGGAAAAACCTATTTTTCCACCTATATTTAATAATATGAAGAAAGCTTTTGAATTTTTTATAAATATTGTCCTAAAAGACGACCTTGAACTATTATTTGGTGTGGGTAGCGTCATTGTAGTCAATTTTATCCGATATTCTACTAATAATAAATGTTTTACCGTTGATTGTAAGTTACTCACCACCGACCCTGAATTATGTTTAGAGTCATTTCCGGTAGGAATGGAACATTTGGTCTTAGAAGGTTGGAAATATATGGGTAAAAAAGAAAATATTAACCTAACATCAACAATTGATGTTAAATAAATAGGTGTAAATCACTTTGAATTAATCCTCCGTTAACAAATTTATTAAACACGTCTTCAACAACCTCCGAAAAATGTTTTTTAGGGTCATTATTTCTAATTTTAGTTACTTCATTTGAGAATTCTTTAAATACTCCTGAAATGTGAGCGAAATAGTACATTTCCTCAACGTGTTCTTCGTTTGACATAAGATTATAAGGGTTTTTGGGGGTTAATTATTAATATAATTATAGTGATTATTTGTTTTTTAATCAATAATGTTTGATTTTTATTTTTATTAATCTTATTATTATCAAAAACATTTAATTTATGAAAAAAGTAGAAACAACGAGTAAAGTAAAAGTACATTACACAGGAAGATTAGAAGACGGAACAATCTTTGACACATCAATCGCTGAAGGTCGTGAACCATTAGAGGTTGAGTTAGGATTAGGACAACTTATTAAAGGATTTGAATCAGGTTTAATCGATATGGTTGAAGGTGATAAAAAAACTATTGAGCTTTCTGTTGAAGATTCTTACGGTGAACCAAAACCTGAGTTTATTAACGAAGTTCCAAGAGCTAATGTTCCTGAAGGAATTCAAGTTGGTGAATCATTACAAGGTAATGGACCTCAAGGACCGGTGAATGTACTAGTAATTGCAGTTAACGAAGAAACTGTTACTTTAGACGCCAATCATCCTTTAGCAGGAAAAAAATTAATCTTTGATTTAGAAGTTGTTAGTATCTCGTAATGAGATATTAACAACTTTTTGTTAATAAAGTTGGTGGACTCGTTTCTTAGCTTTATTTTTGTCAAAACATTAAAAATTAAAAATTATGAATGAAAAACTAAAAAGTTTAAAAGAAAAAATTACACCTTTTTTTAAAAGTGTAACAATTTACGGAATTATCTTATGTTCTGTAACTGCGTCGTTCTTTATCGGGATATTTTATAACCAAATGATAAACAAAGACAAGATTTCAAAGGTTCAAGTGAGAACAATTGTTAAGTCAGAAGTCAATCTTGCGATAGATGAAAATAACCATTTAATCGTTATTGAGAAAAAAACAGGTAATTATAGTATATACCAAGACTCAATTGGTAAAACAATTTTTAAACTATACGCCAAAAACGTATGGGGTCAAAACAACCCTGTTTCGACATCAACTATAAAATAAAAACTATGAAAATACGAGGAATTATCTTATTTACGACACTGATTTTGTCGACAATGATTATAACAATGTCGTTCAAACTGATGAACAATAAAGTAGAAAAAAAACTAAGTATTGAACTTTCAGAATTGGGGAACTCGGATGTGAGTTCCCCAACTCCGTTAAAGATGTACGAGTTAATTGACCACTACTCCAATATTTACAAAATACCCAAATACATCGCCTTTAATGTTGCGTATTTAGAAACTCACTATAAAGGACCATTTGATTGGAAATATAAACCCGGACAAACTTCATTTGCCGGTGCTGTGGGACCAATGCAAATTATGCCATCAACAGCAAATTATATTCATAAACAAAAAATATCAAAAGGGGATTTAAAAAATAACATTGAACTCAATATCCGGACAAGTATGAAATTACTTAATCAATTATACGGTAGATACGGAAATTGGGGTTTAGTTTGCGGATGTTATAATACCGGGAGACCTATTGTTAACGGATATGCGTTATTCTGTATAAAGAATAAAAATTATCAAAAAAATTGGGTATACATTAAAGGAACGTAATTACTCATACATTTTTTTCTCATCCTTAGGGTGAGATTGTTCAAATTTCTTAATTATCGAACCTGACTCAGAATTTGCTTCATCTTCATTCTTTCCACCTATATCAGGACCTTGGTCTCGATTTAAAATGGTTCTTTGATATTCGTGAACCCATTCGTGAGCAAGTGTTCTTAAAATGTCCCTATTCATTCTACCTTTAGATAATATTATTAACTCATTTTGAGTATTTCTTTGTCCGGTAGTCATACCTCCAACTCTTTTTCCAACAAACTTAATTATTATATTATTTTTTAACGGATAAGATTTTTGTAGATATTGGATAAAATCATTATAAAATTCATAATTCTCTTTTGGGACATCCGAATCAATATGTTTAATCGTTATTTTCATATTTATAAATATATTAAAATATGTTAGTATTTATAATAAAAGAAAATTTGATATGTCAAAAAAATTATTAATAACCGAAGAAGAAAAAAACAATATTAAATCATTATATAATATTAACGAACAAGGAGCCGGTGACGCACTTAAAGGTTTGGCAGATACAATTGTTAATATGCTTAAAACCGGTGATTTTGGAAATAAAATAAAATCGGCAATTGGAAAATTTGATTTAAGTTCAGGGTCTGTTGATTCTAAATGGGAAAACGTAACCAAAAAAGTGATTGACGAATTTGAAGGTGGTTACTGGAATCCTAAATGTGGACATTCAACTAAAGGAATGGGTGTATCAACAGAAACTATGTTTGGTCTTGACAGATACAATGGTAGTATTGAAAGTTCACCTGAGGGTAAGGAATTTTTTAGAATTATTGATAAAGAAAAAACTGACTTAGGTATGCAACAGTTTTGTAAAACTTGGAAACATTATTATAGAGGGGGTCAACTAGAGGATACATTAAAAACTTTAGCCGCTAAAATAATGAAAAATCAATATGACACTAATTCAAAAAACTATTTTACAAATCCTGAACTTAAAAAACGTGTTGAGGCTAATGATAGTTTATTAATGCACTTTTCATACGCTTGCTGGAATGGTCCGGGATATTTTAAGAAATTTGCAAAAAGTTTAGATGAAGGTATTAAATCAGGTAAATCTGATGAAGAATTAATTAAACAAGCAATTTCCGATAGAAAAAGTACAAATTTACATAATCAAGATAAAGTAGCTTCAGTTATGACAAGTGCTAATTTGAATTTGGCTTAAAACAACAAAACCGACATCAGTCGGTTTTTTTTATATTAAATGTAGTAGAACATAACTTAATTTATATCCGGCAAATGCACCCAACGCTGACGGTATCGGGAATACAATTAACTTACCCAAATCAGTCACGTATTTTGGTCGGTTCACAATCTTACCCATAAAGAAGTAATATATTATATACCCCATTAAAACTGCAATATCTGTCCGTGTTGCTATGAAAACTACTAAGGTAGCTCCTATGAACCCAAAGGTAAAATTATCTCTTACACCTTCCCAAACTTCTTTTGTGGTGGCATTTTCATATTCCTTAACAATTTTATTAATTTTTACTTTATTTTTCTTAAAGTAATTATTGTTCTCCGAGTCTATATTTTGTTTTTCCATCTAATGTTTCTGCCATAAATTCATTCTTATTTAAGAATGTTAGTTCTAATTGGTTATTTTGAATTAATAATAGTTCAACTTGTTCAAAAGTTATTAACCCTTTCACCCATAATGTATGGAGTGACCTCATCATTTCAAATTCTGTCGATTCTTTCATATTGTTTGTTTATCTTTACCTTCGTATAAGGTTGCTATGTTAATTTTCCCCTCAGTTGCCTCGAATTGGTCTAAAAAATCAAGTTTAACTTGTTTGTTTAGTTCTAATAAATTCATTTCATCTAACTCTGATGTTGTGAATTGTTCATTTGTTAATTCACACAGATAATGGTGGTGAATCACATTGTATGTCTTACCTTTATAATCCATTGTGGATGGTTCCGACATTAGTTTCATTTCTTTTCCGGTTAATGGACTTTTCATATTATTTGTTCTTCTTTACCATCGTTCCAAACGATTTTACTTGTTTTACTTATTAAATCCGTAATAATTTTATAAAAAGGTGAATCACTTCTTTTTTGGGTTACGGTTTGGTTTTTATCGTCATAGATATAACTCCAAATGGAATTATAGTAAGAACCTGTTATTTTCTTTTCAACAACTCTACCTTTATCATCCACCTTTTCGTTAACTATCATAATAGTATTTGATATTTAATCCAAATTTCTGTTTGTTCAGGTAATGTAAATATGGAATGAATGAATAATTTTGTTTTACCTAATTTTTCCTTTCTTTCCAAGTAATTTTGAAAATCATTAAAATCTATAAACCTTCGGATAAATACACTATATTTTTCACCGTCATATTCAAAAGTAGGTGTCGTTATTTGTGTTATAGTCATAATAGTATTTCAATTGTTATACCTGCCGGTCCTAATGATAGGTTGTAGGTGTTAAATCTGTTATCGTTAAACCATCCATACTTTTTGAAGTTAAAGATGATAACATCTTTCCCTTCAAATTGTGCGTGGATGGCATTTGTTTGGTAATCAATTGCCGGTTGAAATACAAACCCATTTTTAACCGGATTTATAAACTCTTTTTCCAATTCCTGTGTCTGAATATGTATTAACATTTTTAATTACTTAAAGGTGCTTTAATGGTTGGATGTGATTGATAGTTTACAAGTTTTAAATTATCATAAACATATTCATCAAACTTTAAATCGGGGTTAGTAACCATTACTAATGTTGGTAATCGATAAGGTTCTCTTGTTCTATATGGAATTTTATAAAATTCATAATATCCACTTAATCCCCCACCGAACGGCATCAATTCATCAACCGCCTTATTATATCTTTCTCTACCCATCTCTTGTTGTAACAATTCATCTCTTTCTTGGTGAGTATATTCTCTTCCAATTTGTTCTTTGGCTTGTTCAATATGATTTGAATATAAATGAACATCACCAAGATTCCCAATCAACTGGTCAGGAACCATATTAACTTCTTTTGCAATTATTTCTAATAACAATCCATAAGAAGCAATGTTGAATGGTAATCCTAAGAATGTATCTACTGAACGTTGATTCCACATTAAAGAGATTGCTCGTTTAGGAACTCCGTATGGTCTAAACCATTCATCCATAGAAAACTCAATATTAGGGTCTCTCATTGGTAAGATTACTTTAGACTTATTACCTCTCATCCAATCTAATCGTTCTTCATTACTCAACTCTCTTGTATAAACTTGAAATCCATAATGACAAGGTGGAAGAACCATTTGGTCCAGTTCTCCAACATTCCAAGCATTAACCATCAATCGTCTTGAGTCTGGATTTGTTTTAAGGTCGTTGATTAGGTTTTGGATTTGGTCTGTTGGTATTTTCCAATTTACATCTATGTTATTTAATGTTTCGCTACCTTCTTGGGTGAAACCTTCATACTCAAACCTCCCCCAATTTCTCCATTGCTTACCGTAAATTGGACCCAATTCACCCCACTTCTTAGCAAACTCATCATCTGTCTTTATTTTGTTGATGAACTCTTCTTGTGTTGAGCATTTTACCAATTGACCTGCTTGTGAACCCATTAAATCGGCAACAGATTCAGCTTTGTAAGCTGGGTTATTTATGTAGTTCTTATAAGCATCACCATTCCAAATATTACATCCATTATCAACCAAAAACTTAATGTTGGTATCACCTCTTAAGAACCAAAGAAGTTCTGTTACGATTGTTTTGAATGGCATTTTTTTGGTTGTAAGTAATGGGAATCCTTCTGACATTTTATGTCTGATTTGTCTTCCGAATACCGAGATTGTTCCCGTCCCTGTTCTGTCTTGTTTTACTACTCCGTTGTCAAGAATGTCTTGGAGTAAGTCCTGATATGTTTTGTCTAATTTATTCATATTTCAAAATATCTACGTAATAATTATCGGTGTTATAACCATATTTAATTCTGCTTTGTTCTGCTTCTTCTTTAGTTTTGAAAGGAGCCAAGATTACATTATGTTCTTTACTCCCGTGTGCTGGTACTTTTTCATACACAGCGTAAAGATTATCTATAAATCCCATATACTTTTTCTTTTTTGTTTTATTTTATTCAGTAGTAACTTCAGTATCATCACTATCACTTGTATCTTCTTCTTCATCTTCTAATTCTGTAATATGTTGATACCACATCGGATTTGGTAACCCGCTGTAATGGTCCCACAATTCATCGTGAATTACTTGTGGATTATTCCCCATCCCACTCTTTTTGTCTTCCTTCATCAACTTTATTATCAATATAGTTTCTCAGTTCTTCCATCGTTCTTAAAAACTCTTTTCTTAACCGGTGGAATTCTTCATCTTTGATTTCATCCCAATGACTATAACTCTCAAAACAATAGTCAAAACCTTCTGCATCCATTCTATATTGAACGGACTCCCAAAGTTCCAAATCATCTTCTTCTTGTTCCAAAGATGCCAACCCCAAGAAACTTCTTAATTGTTCGTCAGATGGTCTTGCGTTCTCGTGTTCGTTTGGGATGGTATATGTTCTACCATAACTTGTTGTTAAAGATTTACCACCATTCATAATAAAGATTATACCTTTTGTATTGGTAAATTCAATTATCTCGTGGTGGTCATCCACAATTACGTAATCAGAAACACCAAGTTTGTATGCTCTGAATGTGTCACCCTCAAAATTTAGTAATCCTAAGTGGGGTTTTCTGTTTTTATTATCGTATTTCGCCATTTTATTTATATTTGGTTGTTGTAACTGTTTTAGGGAATACTTCTTTTAAGAACTTATCTTCAAAGACATATCCATTATGTGAACCAGCATCCCAAACATTAAATTTAAAATGTTTCCCATCTGATTTTCTTTGTATAATGTAATCCCAAGAATCACCGTCGGACTTATCCGATGTGTTTATTTTATCAACGTGAGTATATGTCTCACCATTTAATTCGTGACTATCACCTTTATAACCAACATTGTCCCACAAGTCCATAAGGGTATCGTGGTCCAAATCAATTATTTCTCTAACTTTCTTTTCTTTTTTAGTTGCCATTTGTGTGTTTTATTATTAATCCGTTTATTCTTCCTATTTTATTAAAACTATCCGCCCATTCTGCGTGGGTCTTTGGCTCACCAAATACTTCCAAATATATCTCTCTGGACAAAGGTAAGGTTTTTGAATAAGATTTCCAACTAATGTCTAATTTTTTATCCATTTGCCTCTTCATAAATTTTATAATCAAAATACCAAGGACTTGGTTCACCCTCACTTTCGTTCTTAACAATTTCTTCGGCAACAGCCTTAGCCTCCTCGTAACTATAATACGATTCCATAAATTGACTATGATTCACATCAATAAATGGTTCCCGGTGACTATTTCTCCAAACTATGATATACATTACTCTTCAGTTTTATTTGGGTTATTATTTTCAATTACGTAAGAGTCAAATTTGGTTAACATATATTTAACTCCGTCTATTTCAACTAAAAACCGAAAATACTTTATATGTGTATCAGTTGAGAAAATTTCATCTGATACACCGGTTGGGTCTAAACTACTTATTTTAATTTCCATATTACTCAACAATATTTTTTCTCATACCACCCCACTTTTTGTTAAACTCCTCGTCGGTTTTTAACTTCTCAATAAATTCTTCTTGTGTATGAGGTCTATACCCATATTGGAATGATGGGTTAGAGAAGTGTTCATATGAACCATCAAACTCAACTAAACAATTATCTAAATAACCTTTTATTCTATCAAAACCATTTTTCACACCTTCAATAGTATGTACAAGATACCTCTTATACAAATCACCATACACATCAACCTCAACTCCCGGACGAAGTTTAAATAACGGGAAATCATCACTCTTGATTTTATATTGTTCTCTAACCCACTCCTGTCTTCCATCATCAATCAAGGTTCTATTAACAATCTTATCAATCTTCTTGTCAATTTCCTCCAATAATTTATCCGGTCCTTTATGACGGGACATATAGAAAATATCATTCATTTGATAATCCTCAAATTTGACACACAACTTAGCAGAACGAGTATATGTTTCAACAATCTCAATTTCCACAGGCATATAAACGTGAGGTCCGACTTTACTCATTCTCTTATACCCATACTCTCCGTTTTCCATTGGAGGTGGTGGCGTTAGTAATACTCTTCTTGTTTTTGGTAGTTCACTACAAATGAATGCAACATACCTTTCCATTACACTTAATTCCATTTTATTTTAATTTTCTTTTTGGTGTTGGTTCAAAATAATCATTATCAAAATCGGGTTCAATAGTTGGTGTATATTCAAATCCGGTTTCATAGTTATGTGAAAACCAATATTTATATCTTTCTTCGTAAGTTAATTCTTCACAACAATTCTCACCCCACTTTTGGTAGAAGTCATCATCGGTTAATAACATATTAACAAATTGGTTTTTACCCCATATTACGTCCGGGTCAGCATCGGGGTCAGGAGCATCCAAAAATTTATGAAATAATCTATCAGTCGTATTCATTGGGATGAAATCCGGGTTAGGTTCACCACCACGTAATTGGTTTAGAATCTCTTGGTCAATTTCTTTTTGAACTTCCTTGAATATCTCAGAAGTTAATTCATCGTGTTCTTTCTGTTTTCTAATCTCATTTTCAAAAGTCCATTTCGTTAATTCATCCAAATTATCAATTTTGAAATGTTGGGTTGGGATTGTGAAAACAGTATATCCATCAATTGGATTACCATTAATAGTTATTCCGTTTTTTATGTATTCGTAAATTGCGTTATCCATTTTATTATTTTTTTAATATGTCCCCGACATCAATGTCGGAGACATCGTTATATTTTGTTCATCCACAAGTAATACTCAGTGGTATTTGACGACCCGGTTGAGATGTCCACAAACTTGGTTCCCAATATTTGTCCCTGAGTTATATTGTTTGATAATATTGAACCACTCAAATTACCCCAAGGAGTTTCATACAAACTTAAATTATATCCGGAACCGGTTGGGGTTAAGTAGTATGTTGATTGATATCCGTTATAAGTGTAAGTCGATGAGGTTAAAAAGATTAACGTGTCATTCGCACTCATAACCGTTCCCATCGGACCAACTCGGTAATAAAATATTTTCCAAGTTTGACCAACCAAACTTTGTGTTGTGATAACGCCTCCACTACCCGGTGGGGGATTTACGATAATTGGTCCGGTGTTATCTATTGGTCCTTCGTGAACTTCAGGAACATAACACGATGACAATACTAAACACAATAATAATACTAACTTTTTCATAATTTAATTTAACGTTACAGTTTTAATTTTTTTTTAAGTCCACTTATTACTAAAGATGCTGTGGAATAATTTGTCGCCAATGGTATATTATAAACATTACAAATTCGTAATAACATATTCACATCTACCTGATGGGGATGAAGACCTAATGGGTCAATAAAAAACACAACAGCGTCTATTTTACCATCAGATATTAACGAAGCAATTTGAGCATCACCACCTAAAGGACCTGATTTAAGACAATTCACATCAAGTCCCGCGTGTTCAATATGTTTTCCAGTTGTACCTGTTGCCATAACATCAACCTTTTTAAAGAAATCTAATCTCTTCATAATAAAGGCGACCATATCCGCTTTTTTCCCGTCGTGAGCAATTACCGCTATTCGTGTATTTTTTTTCATATTACCCTAATTTTTTTTGTAATTCTTGCCAATAACCATCTTCGTTTTGATATCTACGAACCACCTCAACTTCGTTAGGGAATCCCAATGATAGTTTTACTTGATTACCTATATCAGCATTCATTATGGTTTTAAATAAGTTTGTCATAAATGACCCTGATGTTCCTTTCATAAAGAACATAAATTCTAATTCTGTTTGTTCCATACCTTAATTAATTAATTCATCTATATCTATACTGTTATCTCCCAATATTTCGTAAATTCTTTCAAATACCTCTTGGATACCATCAAATTCGTCATATTCTTTATCATCATTCTCAAACTTTCTTTCAACTTGTTTTTTTAGGTTTCTTGTAATTTCAAATAATGCGGATGCCATATCCAAAGATTTAACCGCTCTCATATGAGCCATTCTGTCATCCGGGTCGTTTAAGTTATACGATAATGTTGCTTTCATATTCTTTTTGTTTTTCAAATTGTTTTCTACCAATACATTTAGTTTCTTCTTTTGTTTCCCACAGACCACCTCTTTTATCCGGAGGTATCATATGACAATTGTGGGACTTGTCGTGTTTCATTGAATGTCCGATAATCATATCGTTAAAGTGATTCCTAACTATCCAGGGACATTCTTTGCAAGATTTTTTGTTATCCATTTGTTATCAGAATTTAATAAATACTCACCAACAAAATCGTCTCCTCGTCTCCATTCATTGGGTGCAATAAGAGATAATGTTAATTCTCCTGCAAAGTTATATAAAAAATATGACTTTCCTACTATCGGCTCAAAAGAAATTTTAGATTCCCACACCATAATGGAAGTATTATACTCATCATACATCTTTTCAATCCTTTCTTTTATTTCTTGATGTTCCCTGTTAAAGACATCCATCATCTTTTTTGATGACTGTTCTCTAAACAACGGAACATTAGGTAAGTCAAAACCTTGACCACCAGCACTCGTCGGATACGACTTTAATTTTGCGTCGTAACCATCCTTTTCACTCCAAACAACTAAATCCGGTTTCTTCTCCATTTATTCAAATTTATCTACAACAACTTCAATATTTGCCATACGACTAATATCTTCACCAATACTAACACCGGTACTTTGAAACTCACCTTTAACCGTAACAAAAATTGCCGAAGTCATTTTATTCTCAAATTGACCATCCTCACCAACGTCATACCTCTCAAACAAGGTGTAGTCCATAACCTCAAGGTCGGGATATAATGAATATAATATCTTTTCAAATTTTTTCTGCTCCATAATACCACAAGTATAATAAAAATATTTTTAATTAAAAGTTGTTGTAATAACATTTTTTGTATATCTTTGTCCAATATTAATAATCTAAAACATTTAAAGATGGGAAAACAAAGTTCAAAAGGGAAGTATGTTGTTAAAGTGGGTCTTAATGACATTTATGTGTTAGCAACGTCAAAACCAGATACAACAAAAAAACACGGGTATTCAATGACGTATGATTTCCGAATCTACAAAAACGGAAAACTTATTGAGAAAGGATTAAAGTCCAAAGATGCTGCCGTTGCAAAAGCATTAACATTAGTACCAACCAAACAAAAAGCATAATGAATTACGGAAAAGAGTTTCAAAAGTTCGCGATGAGCGACAGAGGTATTTCAGG